GCCAAGAAATGGTTGGCAGTTCACGGATTCAAGACGAGCGTGGAGGCGGCCTCCGGGAAAGTGGAGAAGGGAAGCGTTCCGTTTTTGAAATCGGAAACTGAAAGGATAGTGGCTGGCGCGGTTTATTTTGGTTATGATGAAGCGACTGATGATGAGCTGGATTCGCAAGGTGACTGGGCGACCCCGGAAGCTGTGTACAAAGCGATGAAATCGTGGATGATAAAAACGGGTGGGCAGATGAAGTTCATGCATTCTGGAAATGCTGTGCTGACTCCTGTCGTGGAAAATGTGTTTACGACTAGCGAGATGATTAAGGATGATACCGTCATTCCTAAAAATTGTTGGTATCTTGCCTGTTATATACCAGAGTCAGAATCGGGCCTCTGGAAAGCAATAACTGAGACTCAGGAAATCACCGGATTTTCTATGGCTGGTCGGGCCACAAGTGAATCTGAAGAAATGGATGAGGAATGATGTGGTCCTTTTTTGAAAAGGTGGAAGGCATTGATTATGTAGTTTGTCAGGTGTGTGGGAGAAGGCAGAAAGAACTTGGCATGCATCTGACGCAGATACATCATATGACAAAGGATAGTTATTTGAAGCTTCATCTTGGCGCATTGATTGTCAGTCAAAATAGTCATGATAAACGGAGCAAAGCAAACAGCGGCCGCGAACGTTCTCCCGAATGGATAAGCAAGTGGCTTGCATCGATGAAGGGGTACAAACATTCTGAAGAAACTAAACGTAAAATAGGCAGGAAGTCTGCGGGGCGTAAACACTCCCCGGAAACTTTACACAAAATGTGTGAAGCACAAAGGAAATCTTGTTTGGAGAGGGGATTAAAACTTTGCCCTCCAAAGGAAGATTTGTATGTTAGCGGATTGATAGAGGGGGAGGACTATGTTGTTTGTCGAGAGTGTGATAAGCGTTTTCAGGTGCTTACTGGTTTTCATCTAAAGACGCATAACATAACAATGGCTGAATATAGGAGGCGATATCCTAATGTGTCTCTTTTTAGCCGAAAGATTTGTAATAAGCAGAGTGAATCTCAAACAGGACGTTATGAAGACCCCGAAGAAAGGCGAAAATTGAGTGAATCGCATAGGGGCGTTAGGCCTTCCCTAGAAACGCTACAAAAGTTGAGTGAGATAAATTCCGGGGAAAGAAATCCTAATTATGGCAAAAAGCATTCAGAGGAAACGAAATGTAAAATGAGTGAATCTCATAAGGGGATTAAAAAATCAGCTGAAGCTAGACGTAAAATAAGTGGACAGAATCATTATAATTGGAAGGGAGGTTCGTCCTTTGAACCATATTCCCTTAAATGGACATCTGATCTCAAGCAAAGCATTCGTGATCGTGATAACCATGTTTGTCAACTTTGTGGGAAATCCGCAGAGAAGAACGGGAAGAATCTAGACGTTCATCACATTGATGAGGACAAAATGAACAGTAATCCAAGCAATCTTATTGCGTTTTGTTCGTCTTGCCATACTAGTTTTAATACTAGGGGGAGACCCCAAGCCTTCACTCCTCTCCTCCAGGCGATTGCTGCCGGAGACCAGCCCGGCTGCATGTGGAAGCCCCTGCTCGGACAGAAGAACGCCGATGTGCTGGCAACGATGATCGAAGGAATTTGCGGGCAATACGAGATGGTCGGTGTATAATGAAGTGAAGACATTGCCGAGGAGTGGAACGGAAAACCACGCTGGCCTTATAAGCCTGAAATATCGGGTTCGACTCCCGTCTTGACTAGTGGGAGTATAATAGAATATGGAAAAGACAGAGAGAAATCGAAATTATTGGCTATGGCGATGGTCAAAAATAGGCAAGATTGGCCGAGTGGTGACGTCCCTTCCCATGCTAGTATTGGTGGGAGCCATCGTCCTTGTCCTGGCCGTAATTGCCTGGATTCCGGCGGCCTTCTTCTTCGCTTGGTGTCTTCATGACGAGAACTGGGGTCCGGCTTATTGGCATTGGCATGAATGTTATCGAAACGATAGACGAGGCAAGGGACATCGAACGTACTGGCCCGAGTCAAATAAGTTGAAGACGAAGAAATAATGGACGATCTGGCCGATAGGGTGTAATGGAAGAGGAGATATTATGACAACGATTTCTGAGAACACACAAGCGCCGCAGTTTACCCACGTCCTGTTAGAGAAGCTACGTGAAGATTGCGATGATGTCAGACTAAGGGAAATCGTTGAGGTGATGACTAACACGTCGGAAGAAGCAGTGTTGGCGGGGGATGTCGAAATCGGTACGAATATATTGATCGCTGGATATTGTACAGCTATTGTCGCTGATCTTCTTATTAAGCAGGCGGAAGCTGAGGAAAGGGCGGGTAGCTCAGTTGGTAGAGCACGGGGTTGAAAATCCCGGTTGTCGGCAGTTCGAGTCTGCCTCTGCCCACGTATAATGGAATAGGAGAATGATGTGAGTGAACCGGAATTTAAGGAAGTCTGGATTCTCTGGAATACGGACATGGATGGGTCGTCTCAGAGCCCCCGGCTAAGTGCCGAGAATGAAGCAGAGGCTAGGGCATATGCCCATAAGAAGGGGGCATATGAAAAGGATATGCCAATCTCTTCAGAAACTGCCATACAAGTGGGAGATTCATGGTGGATTACCGTGAGGAAGGGATGGAATTTTTTTGGACCGGGAATTTTCTATGTCCCCCCAAGAGTTGATTTGCAAGAAAATGACCTGCTTCGATATCAAGCGTTTCTAAAATTGACCCCGGAAGAGATGAAGGCTATGCAGGAGGTAAGATGAACGGTGAGGAAGCGATAAAAACTGTCTGCGAGACGTATTTCTCAGCCTATTGTGCGTATCTCCGCACAATGAACGTGAGCGGCAAAGCGCGCCATATCCAGCCACCCCGACTATCAGAAGCCTTGATGAAGCAATTAGCGGCTTGCTCGGCTAAGGAAGGTCGGTATCCACCTAGTGGGGGCACTAACGTATCACCGCCCCCGGAATCTCATAATCATCCAAATTGTCAGTGTCAACATTGTGATGATTTGCGAATACAAGGTTGTGAAATGGACAGGCAGTCTCACTCATGACCATTAAACCCCGACTCATTGAGATGCTGATGAACAATCCCCCGAAGGGCATGGAATCTTGGCAAATGTACCGTATCGAATACGGTGAGGGATTGCCAGAGGGTACAATATGGTTGAGGGAGCACATGAGTCCACAGTACATAGAGGATTTGCTGGGTGGGATGGTTGAAGGAGACTGATATGAGCTATATGAATATTGACAACCTGTACAAGAATCAAGATATTCTGCTGTTCCGGGAGTGCTACGCTTTAGAGAAGATTCACGGTACGTCGGCTCATATTAGTTGGAAGGAAGTAAGAGGTATTATCTCTCCGTCCCCTCTTTCCTTCTTCGCTGGTGGATGTAAACATGAAACTTTCATAAGTCTGTTTGACCAGGACGATCTGGAAAAGAGGTTCGAGGCCCTCGGTCTGCCTGAAGTTGTCGTGTTCGGTGAGGCGTACGGCGGCAAGATTCAGGGTATGCAAGAGACCTATGGCGACCAGATAAAGTTCATCGTGTTCGAGGTCAAGATTGGCGATATGTGGTTGTCCGTTCCACAGGCTGCCGATGTTGCCCTGCAGTTGAATCTGGAGTTCGTTCATTATGCGAGAGTTTCTACCGATATTGAAGTCTTAAATAGCCTGAGGGGTGCTTTCTCTGTCCAGGCGGGGCGTAATCTTGGAAAGATGGATAAGCGAAGAGAAGGCATTGTCCTTCGGCCCCTGATAGAGGTTAGAAAGAACAATGGTAAGAGGATAATCGCCAAGCACAAGTCAGACGAGTTCAAGGAAACAGTTACCCCCAGGAAGGTCACAGACTCCGCTAAGTTGAAGGTATTGACTGAGGCCAACGAGATAGCCGAGGAATGGGTGACTGAGATGCGCCTGTCCCACGTATTGGGCAGTATGGTTGGTGAGAAGGGTGTGGAGCATACTGGGGAGGTCATACGGGCAATGGTGGATGATGTGTTGAAGGAGTCTAAGGATGAAGCTGTTATCGATAAGCCTGCCAGGAAAGCGATAGGGAGCTTGGCCGCAAATATGTTTAGGCGAAGGCTGGAGAGCAAGCTGGATGGGGTATAATAGAGTATGAATGACTTCAGAGTATTGAATGAGGAAGAGATGGACGAAGCGATTGAAAGAGTAAATGAGGCCTTTCCTGAGCCTACCCGATTCTATCTTTTTAGGCGAAAGCTCCGGTTCCTCTGGCAGAGGTTGACTCGTGGGTGGTCAGATGATAATACCTGGAATCTGGATATTCCAATCGCTAAGTTCGTTCTGCCGAGGCTGAGGCGGTTTAAGGAGATTAACAACGGCTATCCTTCCGGTATGACTGAGGAAGAATGGGACGAGAAGATTGATCAGATGACAGAGGCGTTCGACCTGCTGATAAAGACATATGATGGTGACGTGGATGAAACTGTGTCGACGGACATGAAAATTGACGACGGCCTGGAGTTGTTCGGTGAGCATCTGAGGAACTTATGGTGGTGATATGAGAGCACTTCTATATTGGTTGGCAAAAATGATTGGCGATGTGAACGCCGTGAGTAAGGGCAAGACAGGCAAGAGAATCGCCAGGCGAATGGCTGGCAAGGTTACTGGTCGGGGATTGGGAAGGTGGTTCAAATGAAAGATAGAAGAGACGGATACATCTTGGTACATGATATGGAGCTTGGGATGTTCGTCTGGCGGCCCGCAGAGTTGGTGTATGAAGTAAAGTTTGGGAAGTATTGTCACAAGCCGGTAAAAACGGCGAAACGATAGTCATCCCTGTGAGCATGGAACTGAATTGTTAGGAGAATAACATGGCGGTTGTCAGATATATCCATCATGGAACCTGGGTTGCAGTAGAGGAAGACTTGAAGGGCAAGCACCAGAAATATTGCTTGTGTTATAGATGCGATGAACTTAACACGGAAGGTAATAGGAATTTGAATTGTCCGATTGCTAATGCTCTGTATCGGCTCGACGTGCTCACAGGTATTACGACGCCGGTGTGGGAGTGCCCGGAATTTTATCCGAAGGAGTATAAATGAATAAGGATGCGATAGCTGAGTATTTTCCCGACGGAGATTTTATTGAGTTCTTTTTCAGGAAACCTGACATTGAATATTACGCCGAATGGCTCAATCCGTTTGTAACCCTATTACGTTCCCAAGAGACCGACGAGATTGTTGGGGGTATAATAGAACAGGTGGGAACGGTAATGAAGAAAGCTCAGGAGGATAAATGAGAAGCAAGCTAACAGAAGACGACAGACAGACTATATTGCAGGCGCTGGGAGAGAACGAGGGTAAGATAAAGCAGACCCATAGGGAGCTTAAGGCGGCAGGTACCCCGTATGGCTATGGGTCTGTTTCTAATATCGCCAAAGACGCGAGGGAGGAGGAGTCGGTGCAGTCTCGCTTAATCGCGTCTGAGGCCCGTGTACGTTCCCTCCAGTCCACTAACACGTATTTGAGGAAGCTCCTAGGCGACTCTCTTCGTATTAGCGATGAGATATTGGGAGCTGTCCCAATCTTGCCGGTTCCCAAGAGAATTAAGCTGCCGAAGGACCACGTAAGCGACACTGAGACTCCCGCCTGTTCGCCTATAGCTGACTGGCATATTGGCGAGCAGATAGACGAGGGCGAGGTTGAGGGATTCAATGCCTTCAATTATGCGATAGCAGAGCGGCGAGTAGATTTCCTAGCCGACAAGGTCGCGAAATGGGTATTGACTGAGAGGCATGGACACAAGATAAACGAGCTTCACGTGCCGATCATGGGCGATATGATAACCGGAAACATCCACGACGAGCTGATAGCCTACGCCGAGTTCCCGCTGCCTGAGGCGGTAGTCAAGGCGAGTCATTTGATCAGTAGGTTCCTCACCGTTCAGGCTGGTATATTCCCCAATGTCGTTGTCCATCAGCTGAAGGTTGACAACCACTCTAGGTTGACCAAGAAGAAGGGTTCTAAGCATAGGGGCACGAATTCTTGGAATCATGTCATCGGTGAATTGTGTAGGCAGATGCTGAGGGACCACAAGAACGTGAAGTGGATTTCCCATGATGCTCAGAAGGCCGAGGTTGACATTGCGGGTCAGAGATATCTGGCCGACCACGGGGACAGCATTAGGGCTTACATGGGACTGCCCTACTACGGGTTCGCCCGCGAGGACGGACGCGAGGCTTTGAAAAGGATGAGGGTCGGTAAGAGATTCGATGATAGGTTGAGGGCTCACTGGCATGTGGCTGGGGCCGGTCCCTTGGGAATACAGTGCGGGTGTCTCTGTGGGAGCACAGAGCTGGACGCCCAGAGTGGGCGGTTCAGTGACCCCTTCCAGGTGAGCTTCTTGGTACATCCGAAATATGGGTGGTTCAACTTTACTAGGTGGAACTTGAAGGATGCGTGATAAGAGAGAAAAGGTACTGGGTGAGATTGTGGAGTGTTTGGATTGTGACCCCCCAGGTTCGGGAGTCATGAAACTTTCCAAAATTAACGGGCGTTCTGTTGGATTGGGTCCTTGTGATAAATGTGATGGACGAGGGACTATATATAGAAGAAGATGGGTTTGAAGAATGCCTAAGAAAACATTTCAATCTGCAAAGAAATCCATAAGGCGGACTACCAATTACAGAAGAGGTTCATCACACTGTCGTTCCTGCAAATCTTTCTGTTATGATCCGCATGAAGAGGACCCTTATCCTCCAGGCTGTCTCCATCCTTGGAGGAGAATTTGGTATGATGATGAAAGCGGAAAAGAGTGCGACGTGTTTCCTTTGATCAATCCCAGTTTCGTCTGTGATCTTTATGAACCGACGATGGAGTCAGGTTTTTGGGAAGAAGAAGTTGATGGATACGGAAGACCAGCATCTTGGGTTAATCAAGATGACTAAGATTGAACGATTACGCAATATTATATCCGCCCTTGAATCTTTACTTGGGTGGTACGAGTACGAATTTGAACGGTATAACTACGACGACGATGAATTAGACAGTGAGGAATTACTTAAACTTGAAGCTGCCGTTGATGCCGCAAGGGCAGCAAAATGGGATTTAACCAATGGATGAGCGAAATGCTATTTGCGGAAATTGAGGGGAGCCACGTAGATATTCATGACGTATATGGGTATGTCAGGTTCACCTGTGAGACAGAGGAAATCGCTAAGGCTATCGGAGAGTTGATAGAGAAGAATGCTCTGGAGATGGATGTGTGTTTATATGATGAGTGAAAAACAAACAAAAAAATGTCCAATCTGTGATGGACTTGGCGTGAAATTGATTGAGAATCCAACATCCACCGAAAGAAGAGACTGCATTTTGGGTGACGTCTGCCCCGATTGTTTTGGCAAGGGACGAATATGTATGGCAGACCTCCCCAGTACGCCGGAGTTGAATATTAGATTTGAGGGGGGAGTTGATGGTGGATGAAAAAGTTTTTGTTTCTGCTGTTCCCAGTCCTACTAATTGGGTGTGGGAATTCTTTTGTGGACATAGCCCAGTCTACCGTGTTGATAGACGACAAGGGTTCGGGGACGATTGTGAGGGTGAACCAAGGCCCGCTGGACGAGGTGTATATCCTGACGGCCCAGCACGTGGTACTGGATAATGAGTATGTTAATATCACCTTTTACAATCGTCACCACATAGGGGCGATAACCGATCACCAAATGCTGTTAGGGGAAGTCGTGCTCACCGACTCCGGGGAGGATATTGCCATTGTTCGGGTGATAATGAACGACTGTCAGTTCCGCTCTGTTAAGGTGGGCAACAGTCTCCCCAGTCTTGGCAATCCCCTGTGGGTGTCAGGCTATCCTGGCAATAGGTTCTTCCTGTCGAACGGGATAATGGGAGGAGAGATGTGGGGCATGGGGATATTGACCAATCATGTTCATTTCGGCTCCTCAGGCGGCGGTGTATACAATGAAAATTATGAATTAATCGGCATGGTGCGGGCGATGAGCCCGCCTATTGCCGGACATTTCGTGTTTGTCAGTAGGCTCATGTTAAATGGATACTTGGAAGGTCTGTAATAGTGAAAGGATAGAATGATGTTACAAGAGCAATTTGACATTGCAAAGGCTAGTTACGATAGGCTGATGTTCGCCCCGTATCTGTTCGAGGGGCTATTCCAGCGTGATGGTCACGATCTCGCGTGGCAGATACGGCCCCTGCGGACGCTCCTGGTGGCGTACGAGGCCACCGGCGAGGTCAAGTACCTGATTCGCGCCCAGGGCTACGTCGAGGCGATTCTTGCGAACCGCTCGGACAAGTGGGGGATGATCGATGCGGGCTTCGGCGCGGTGGTCCCCGGTTGGTACTCCATCTGGGCGTCGGGCGGGAGAACAGTCCCGCCTCAGACATACGTCAACGACACCGGGCACATCACAGGCGCGTTGCTCAAGTTCGCCTATCTCGTGAAGTCGGTCTCGGACCTCTACGCTACGCGGAAGAGCATTGTCAATCGGTGTATCAAGTCATCTGCTGAGGCGCTTGATTTGTGGGATGAGCACTTTATTGTCGGGCCTGCGGATGGCGAGGCTCATATCGGCGCTCATCATCAACCCGACTACCCCATGCCGATCAACGTCATGGCAGCGTTGGCCCGGGCGTACCTGTTCCTCTCTCTGGCGACAGGCAGCATACCCCACCGCGACCGGGCTACCCGCCTGGCCCGCTTCACCATCCGCCGCATGAAGCGGGTAGATGACCACTTGGAATGGAACTACTCCCCGTCCGAGCGGGTCAACCACGAGCAGTACACCGCCGACAAGAATCCTGTTCCCACGCCCATCGAGGACACGACGCACATGGTCGTGACGATGGAGTTCCTCATCGAGTGCTGGCGGGCCGGGATCAAGCTTGTGACCGATGAGATCATGGCGGGCCTGGCGAAGACCTACACCAACTGCCTCGACGTGGACGGGAACGGCGACGACCGGTTCTCCCACGACGTGGACGGGAGCGGGCTGGCGACGGGGATTAAGCCTCTCCAGGCCAGCAGAATCGCATGGTTCCACCCGAAGCTGAATGAACGGCTACGCGAGCTGGACGTCCCCAAAGAGGCGGACAGGCTCGACCGAGATTCTCACCTGATGGCGACGGCAAGTAAACCGATAAAGTTTGTGTGATTGCTATTCGTCCGGGTTGTACAGATGCATTAGGCAGTTAAAGGCTTCTTCTATTTCCTCTTTGGCATTGGAGAGGTCGGTAGAGACTCCCGCCCAATCTTCTTCGTGGAGCGAATGCAATACCTCGTAGCTTCTTTTTTGGAGCCTTTGGAGGCGCTTGCGGAGTTTTTCTTTGAGGGTCATTTCATTCTCCTTTTTCTGCCTGTGCAATGGTTTCATTGAGCTGGTGGACCACTCCGGCATCTCTGTAGAAAGTGTTTATAAGACATTCGCGGGCACGAACGGCTACTGCTAATAACGCGATTCTGTCCGCCTTGAGTTTGTCAATTTTGACGTCGAGCCTCTTTGCCTCTTTCATCGCATCGTTCCGAAATTTTCGCTGTGCTCTCAATTCTGCTTGGTAGTCTGCCATGGTCATTCTCCTTTTCTTCTTTTTCATACACACAGTCCCAGTGTATGTGCAACGCCATATACGACTGTGTCCCAAGTTACATCCCAGAGGAAACATTCTTGGTCCTCGTAGCAAACGCGAATCTTCAGGTCCGCTTCGCCTTGAAGGCGTGACTCAGTGCTGTTCAGCTCACCAAGCATCTTCCCGGTCTTTTGAGATGTCCATACCTCGTCTATTGACATCTTGCCCCACTTCACTGGAAGCGTGAAGTATTCTCGAACATATTTTCGGACCAGCCCATAGAAAGTGCGGGGCGGGATATTCATCTGGAACCTCTCCCCGTTAGGTAGCGTCATTATCCAGTTGATGAAACCATATACGTTGTGATACACGTAAAGTGACTCGGGGTTTGATAGACAGCGAATGAATGACATATCTTGCTCCTTTTTGGGTTATTTAATCATTAGTCGGTCGCGGACCATTCCCGCGAGCGTACCCTTAATCTTGCGAATGCCATACCCGTTGGCAGTTCCTCCGTAATAGATGATACGGACGGAGTGTGCCATGGGTTCGGGTTTGTCGAGGAGGTTATACGCATTCTCGACTTGGTGTTCTAGCTCGGCCGGATCAGTTTCTTTCCCTCGCCACCAGATAGGGTCGCCAGAGCAGTAAACTGCTGAAAGAATTTCTACGGCGGTAGAGATGTCTAGTGCTATCATGATTTGTTCCTTTCCTAGTCCTTCACATGCCTGCCCAGTGCCTCTTGGGTCAGGTCCACCATTATTATACACTTGACCTCGGGGTCCTTGGCGTCGTGTATCGTGACGTGGGAGTTGCCTCCCCTATGGAGGGTCAGTTTCTTTGCCTTTTTCAGCTCCCTGATGATTCGGTTGACTTCCTCGGTATTCAACACGCGGACTACCAGTGAGGTGCCGGGGAGCCGCCTGTTGCGGGGTTCTGGCTTGAGGCGTTTCATATCAACCCATTCTTCTGACACGCCTTGACTGCCTTGAAAAGTTCATGGTCGGTCAAGAGGGATAAGGCGGAACCATAATCCACCCTGCCGAACATCAGCATCATTACGATTTCTTGGGCCTTTCGGCCTTTGAGTACAGTACGGAATAGTTCTGCTCGTGACATTTCCATGGTTGTCTCCTATCTGGATTCTAAGGGATATGAAGCGTCCCTGTCAGCTGCAAGGATTTCAGCCTCAGTGATGGGCTTGACTTTCATGATACGTTCTTGGAGGTCATCCCACTCTTCATCATCGTCGGCAAGACAGAGGCAGATTTTCCACCTCTGTTGATAGTCAATATCGGTTGAGTCGCAGTCGTTGTAGTCGATGGACCCGCCGAAGAAGTCTACTAGCCTGCGTCCTAGGGCGATCCATGGTGCCCAGGAGGAACAACTGAGCAGCCTTCCGCTTCGTTCGTCGCCGGTCTCAAAATGATAATACAAGTCGCCGGACTTTAGATGGGAATTGCCCTTCCCATTCTGCCAGACGATTCTGACCATGCTGTGCACAGAGGTATTTAGGACCTTGATGCCTACGACATCCACCGATTTATGCCCTCTACCAAGGTCGTGCCACTTTTTCTTCAGCCCGACGCACGCGCCAATGACCTTGGCGACATCGCCTACCCTCACCTGTGCTGGCAATGTTATATGAGTACTGACGCCCATGATCGTCTCCTTCTTCTGTTTTCGGCTGCCTCGTCAAGCCGGAGGAACCGAACCTCCGACGACCGGCCCGCAACTTACACTCCTACCGCCACTACTGAGTGGGCCGGTTTCGGCTTACGTTCTCATGGACTCTGCTACGAGCTTGTTAACGTCAGCTTGAGAGAGGCCTAATCGTTTGTTGCGTCCAGCAGTGATTGCTCTCGCAGTCTTGATATCCTCTCCCCAATACCAAGGCTTGACACCGGCGCCGACGTTGGGGAAGTGTCCCTGCTGACCTTTAACGATGATGCTTGGGCGAAAGCCCTTACCTTCTACGAACATCGTCTCGTCAACGTAAAAGCAATACTGTCCGTCGATGAGGTCTGCCATTTCTTGTCTCCTTCAAAAGTAGGCTATTCGATTTTCACTCTACTATCATTATACGTTCCCCATCCCAAAAGTAAACCCTAAAATAAGAAAAAACGAAGTATTTTTTTATCCCTGTAAGTCCTTTGTTTGTAAAGAGGTAAGCTCCTCGTCTGCTGCCTCGTTGAGAATCCTCATCTCTGGCTGCCACATGAGTATCCTGAAATGGCTTATCCAGCGGTTCCGGTTTCGACTCCAGAGGCGGACCCATTCTTTTGTCGTCTTTTCTATGGTCCATTTTGTGTGGGCGTGTCGATGACATCTAGTAAGATGGCAAATCTTACAGAGGGTGATAAGGTTTTCTGGGTAGTTGTCGGTTTTGATCTCATTGATGTGATGAACATGGTGGCTATTTGCCCTTCCGCAAAGCTGACATTTGTATTTGTCCCGTTTGCGGATGACTCTGGCTATTAGACTCCAGTTTTCCGGATATTCTCCCTCGATATTCCAGGGCCTTGGATTTTCCTTTCGCCATGTTGTTGCGAAACGTCGCTTTAGGGAAATGCTAATCTTTCGCTTGGTTTCAGCGGATTGTGTCCATACTCGCTCTATCCTCTGTCCGTCGAGACGGTAGCCTTTTGGCCGACATCGACAAGAGCAGTAAACCTGATTGGCTTTCTTCGTTTTGAGAGCAGCCCCACATGATATGCAAAATATCGCCATTTTTAAGCCTCCGGTATCATTATACCCTTTTTGGATACAAAGAGCAAGAGAAAAATGAAATATTTTTGTCCTTAATAGCCATACCCTGTAAAGATTACCCTAAATATTTACCCCAGTTCGACTTTGTTTTTGAATGTTCGGATAGAAGTTAGTTCCCTTTTTGGCGGACGCCCCGGTTCCCCACCGGGCGCGTGCCATAGGCGTGAGGGGAACAATATCTGGACAAGACTATGGCACGCATGACAAACGAGAGACGAAAACGAAGGCGGCGACTTCGAGACCTTGTGATTGATGAGGTTTCATTTGTAGACCGTCCCGCCAACCTGACTCCCTTCCTATTCTACAAAAATGCCGACGGGATGCCGGTGGAACTAGACAAGGCGGACTTTGAGCTAACGATTGACTTCCAGAGCAAGGGCACGCCGGAGACCACCATGCTGAAGGTCAACGGCAAGAAGGTGACCGACCCTCAATCGTTCCACGTGAGCTACTGGCCGATTGGGACCGAGCATGTATCAGTTGTTTGTGAGTACGTGACGGAGAACAAGGGGACCTCTAACGGGGGATTTAAGAATTCCACAGTCCATAGGCTAGCCAAGAACGACCCCAAGAAGCTGGGTAAGACCGAATGGACTGCCAAGTTTGTCAACGACCTGCCGGATGGCTCGTTCCTGTATGTCGAGAAGGGCGGCAAGGTTGACGGCGAGGGCAAGACTTTGCCTCGGTCTTTAAGACACTTCCCTGTGAGGAATGCAGAAGGCAATATTGACCTACCCCATTTGAGGGACGCGATTGCCAAGATATCTCAGGAGAATATCCCGGCCACTAAGAAAAAGAGTTTGCAGGCACAGGCCCGGAAGATGTTGGAGGGAGCACAACGAGTGACAAAGGCGGAACAACATGACCTGGAGATACTGAGCACCCTGCTTGGTATTGAGGCTGACCCTGAGATGGACGGCGATCTCGCCAAGGGACTGGCCGAGCACGCCGAGACTATCAATTTGTACATGGACGACCTGCCGCAGGATGCGAAGGATGCCATGGTAGCAGTTATCAAACTTGCCTCGGAAACCGAGGAAGTAGAACCTATAGAGATAGAGGTTGATAAAATGTCTGACGAAACTGAACCTGCCGTAGAAAATACTTCGGAGGGGAACCAGACGCAAACGACGGAGGAGCCTGCCAAGAGTCCGGCAACTGCCCCCTCGGTAGACACGGCCAAGCTCGTCAGTGAAATCACTGAGAGCCTGATCCCGAAGGTCACCGAAGGTGTACTTGCTGCACTGGATGCACGACAGGCTGCCGAGGATGACCCAGAAATCCCCGATGACGAAGCCGAACGTTTAGTTGCAGAGGCAATGGAAGAGCAAGTAAATGAAGGTTAGTCAGGAAGGACGTAACAGTGAAGAAGAGCGAACTAGATAAGCTTATCAAAGCTGCGAAGTCGGGATTGGCCAAAGCAACAACTGTGAAGACGGAAACACAAACGCGCAAGTCCGGTGGCGACACGACTGATCCTGCGGACATTCAAGTAACTGCGGAAAACCTCTCGCTGATTAAGTATATCGGCGGGGTTATCTATGGTGACCTTGTTTGGAAGCAGGCCCCTGAAGAGGAAAAGCTCTTCAAGGCCCTGGGTCAGGACGCTGGTAACCTCGGCGGCGTGTTCGTTCCGCCCATTCTGAGCACCAGTGTAATTGGATTGCTCAAGGATAAGGCGGTCGTACGGAACATGCCTGGTGTTGGAATTATGCCTGTCACGGGAACTGACAAGATCGAGTTCAATTCGATCACCGAAGGTCCCGCGATTAGTTGGGGAAGCGAAGCCTCAACAATTAATGAAGATACCGGATTGGGATTCGGGCGAGATACCCTGGAACTCAAAAAGATGGTGTGTCTGTATAAGATGTCGTCAGAGATTCTGCGAAACGCACGAGTGAACATGGAGGACGTAGTTCGTAACGAACTCGCCCGCGAGCTTGCGCTTGAAGAGGACCTTGCGTTCTTGGAAGGCCCTGGCGGGCAGCGTCCGCTGGGCATTTATTACCAGCCCAGAGTGCTGTCCACTGATTTGTCGGCCGCTGTTGGCGTAGACAATATCAAGGATGCCATGTACAATGTTCGCCTCAATGCGTTTAATGAGATCACCGGGTGGGTCATGCACCCCCGTACCCAGAACGACCTTGACCAGCTGAAAGATGCTAATGGTCGCTATCTGCTTACAGGGTCTGCAGGCATCGGGGTCGCCAAGTTGGATAACATCTTTGGCGCTCCCCTTAAGACTACCACCAAGATTTCTGTTACCAACCGCCCCTCCTCAGGGGAGAGCTATATTGTGGGCGGTATTTGGAGCGAACTCTTAATCGGCGATGGACAGGGTTTCAGTATTAAGACATCAGAACACGTGTACTTCACGACTGATCAGATTGGGCTCCGACTTACAAAACATGTTGGATCAATGATCAAGCATGGCGAGGGCTTTGTTGTTATCAAGGGTATTAGCACGTAGGAGGTGCGTAGAGAATGAAGGGCATACTTTCAGTAAGTAAGTTTTCACTCGGCGCGCGTGAATCTACGGGTGCCACTGGTAGCGACCTGTTCTTGCAGGAGCTGGACACTGGCAATGCAAATAATGGCACGCTGGTTCTTTATGTTGATACTGTGCCCTCCCAGTCCGATATGGCAAACATTCAGGTTTGGACTTCGAATGTGAGCGACTTCGGGGCTGGTTCCGGCACACAGATTACTGCCGTAGTCTCCGATGGGACGCGACTGGTTGAGATCGTTTCGGATACCCGAGACACCGAATTGTACGCAATTCTGGCGTTTGAGGATACCGTTAGCGATATCACCGTCAGTTCCAACAAGATTTCGACAATCAACGAGGCCGCGATTTATGTCATCACTTGTCCTAATGTTGGCAGATATGTGAAAGTTCAGTACGATTCAGATGGGACAGGCGGTAAGTGTTCGCAGGTGTTCATTGGCCATAACCTGGCTGAGGCGAGGTGGCGTGGCGCTAGAGCCGCGTTCTAGCCGCAGTTAGTTAAGTAAGAAGTAGAGGGCATGCGTGCGAAGAAGGCATGCATGATTTTGGAGGGAGTCAGGGTCGAGGTTTTGTCTCCTTTCCCTCGACCCTGATATTTTGTATATGGGCAAGTGTGTAAAAGACTCGGGATTCTGGCCGTCCTACCCGCCCGAGTGGCTAGCACGTATGAAGCCTGGGTTGGGATTGGGACGATAGGAGTAGCAAATGGCTACGATTGCAATTGATTCAACCCGCCAAACAAATTCCGCGATGGAGAAGTATCCCGACGCTGTATTTATGCGGGACAATGCATATTTTTACTTCGGCAATGACGGCGATGTGGGAATGCGGTACAACACCACATATACGGCATTTGAGTTTAAGGGTGGCGATATTCGTTTTTCGGATACCCAAGAACTTCAGTTAGGTGACGGCGGCGACGCCACGATGACTTGGAATGGGTCTTTAGTGGTTTTGGGTGGAACTTGGGCGATTTCTGGGGCGGACGTAAAGTTCTCCGATACGCAGCAGCTTCAGTTTGGTGATGATATTGATTATCGGATGTATTATAAGGCCGACTCGGATGTCTTGGTGCTCTCTGGGCTGTCCGATGTGGCCCCAACTGGCCCTGTGGGAACACTTTGGGTGAGTGACGCTGGATCGAATGTGGGTCACGTGCGCATGGTGGTATGATAGAGCTTCCCCATTGGCTTGAGTATATTGTCTCCTATCCGGGGGCTACCGCCTTCGGTTAGGATTAAGGCCCGTTGCGAAATGAACGGAGCTTGGAGTAAGTAAATGATGGCAGAAGCGACAGTAGGACAGACGATGGAATGGAACCCCAAGAAGGGGCACAATTTCGATCCGGATACGGAAGATGCAAATGTATTGATTGAGGTTCAGTCTCCTAACTATGTGCGAATCAATAGTAAGATGTTGCACATGACAAAGGAAGAGGAAATTGACCCTAACGGAAAGAAGACCGTGAAGTGGAATCACGAGACCGCCCAGATGTGGGTTCCGGGGCGTGTGGCTGAGGAACTGATTGCGATTAAGAAGGATGATGAGATGAAGGGGCTTAAATCCATGGCGATTATCCTTGAGACAAAGACTACAGAGAGAAAACGTCGTTCTGTGAAGGACGAAGACGCAGAGTAACAACCAAAGATTTACCACGGGACGCACAATAGACATCGTGCTCCTGAGCAGTCCCGTGGGGCGGAGCACCAAATGTGATGGCCGGGAATAGCGACACTTCAATGCGCCCTTCCCCACCACCATTAGCAGGAGGGAAAGATGGTTACAGGCTGGAAGGGAACAATTTCCGACGTAGCTGTAGATTCGGACACTACGGTTCTGGAAACAATAGTAGTTCGAGAGGGGGCGGAATACCTGTGGGCTGAAGTCGGAAATTCAGACGTGGGAAATGTCTTTGTCTCCTTCGACATTCAGGTTCAACCCCATTCGTCCGCGAGCTTTCATACGGTAGCAAGTACAGCGTCAGATTTTACTACAGGTATACAAGAACCTCTGTTGGGTTGTGATACGGATATGACTGCGTTAGGAGTAGGATCAACCGGGATGTTGTGGATGAGACTCAAGGGAGCCTATGCTACTAGATTTAGGGCGGCATGCAATACGGCGAGTGACGCGATGACGGCCGTGAGATGGATGGTGAGATAAATGGCTTGGAATACAGCTTCAGGATTGGTGGCAATGGAATCTGCTGTCGGAGCGGGGCTTACCTTTACGTCCGTCGTAGTCTCATTGCCTGCCGCCGGACGGCAAACCCTCCTGGCACCTACGGGCACATCGGTTCAGCGGCTTCACGCGATGCACTTTACGATGGACGCGGCCGGGTCGGTCGGTATCTACTATGATGACGACGGAGCGGGAACTAGCGAGGTAAGCGTTTGGGGTCCGGCTGAGTTTGCGACTAAGGGGGGGGTTATGATCGAATTTGGTCTCGCCGCTGACGGTATCCCGACAAGCGCTTCTAGCAAGTACCTTACACTGGTTGCGAGCACTTCGGGTGTTCACGGTGGGGTAAAGGTCAGTAAGGCCACATCGTAAGGAGTACAGTAGGATGTCTAAAACAGTAACAGCTTTCCGAGTTACGAAGATCGACCTCGCCAGTGAGGAACCGGCCCTGGAGCCGATCTGATGGCAAATAAGTACGCTCCACAAGCCGCCTTCAACTGGCCCGGCGCGCCGGACAACTGGTGTGACGCGGACGACGGTGTTCAGGATGTCGCTCCGCCCGGAGCGGGAGACGTTGCAATCTTTACGGTCAACTCCGGTGCCGCGACGATGGATAATAATGTCAATATCGGCGGGTTGACCATGACCGGGTTCACCGGCTCAGTCAGCATGAACAACGACATCGACTGCGACGGGGTGATTACCAATCTCAGCGGGACGTTCACCGGAGGCGGGGACATCCTCGTAGCCGGGCATGTCACGGTAGGTGCTAACCTCATCATGACCGGCATGACCGGGCGGTTGAACTTTGACGGTGGAGGAGCATATCAACTAACCGCTGGTGTACGCATCTTTGGACTTATCCTCAATGCAGGTTCTACAGTCACGCTCCAAGCGGATTCGCTGGTGGATAACTTCCAAGTGGTAACCGGGACCTTCGCAGACGGCGGGAATGACTTCGATATTGCAGGTAGCATCATTTGTGCAGGAACAATCACCACGACTGGCGATTGGACGATGTCAGGTACGGGGAGTCTCATCAACGCTGGCCCCAGTAATGCGCTTGCTGGACTAAACATCGCAGCAGGTGTCGTTGGCACGCTCATCGGCACGTTCTACTGTAGGAAACTCGCTGGGTCAGGTACTTATCAAGGTGCTAACCTATTCTATGTGCGTTTTCCTCCCGACAATTTTTGGTCTTTCGCAGGTACCGCAAGTTCTAATACGACAATCAATCTTAGCGGAAGCCGGTCCAGCGGAGCAGGCATCACCCTCAATAATGCGCTATTTAATCTTCAAGGTTATGATGGCAACGTGCTTACAATGGATGGAGATCTCAACACAGGTACTGGAGTAATTCGCATATACGGCAGCAGCGGCGACAGAACTGTCACGCTTGATATGGTAACATTCGACATCAAAGGAGGCGAGAGCGAGGTTGTCTTAGGGACGCCTGCTGCCAGTGCGGGTCGCTGGGGGAAGATTGATTTTGGTTCAGGTTATCATCAGATTGCAAGTCTCCGTTACGGAAACGCGGCTAACAACGCTGGTAACGGGATCGACTTTGGCACAGCGGATGTTGAGTGTTCCGGCAACCTCAACGCCACCGGCATCGCCGCTGCAGACATCGCTAACACCAACGGGACGATACGGCTTGGAACGATTACGGCTCTCGATATGAGTGTCGGAGGCACGATACAGGGATACGGGTCTGTCGATGGAACCGGCAACTCGGATGTCGAGTTCGCCCCTGCAGTCGGTAGCCTAGCAATGTGCGGGGTGGGAGTGTGAATAAATGACTTGGAATGCGGCTGGAGTATCATCGACATATGTAACAGCGGAAGTTGCCGTCTTGGGTTCTCAGTTGTCTGATGTTGCCCAAATCGTATCTGATACAAACATTGAATCCGGGACACTTGAAACCCACCATCATTCCCGTGAGTGTTGGTTTGGCAAGCGGGCCACGCAGGTCGGTGTTAGTGCTTGGGGTACGACGGATTCTCTTTCTGACTTTACATGTATTTCTGGGGCCAATACCTATGGTACAGATGCCAATGATGAGGCCCTTGTGATTGGGACAACGGACACGCCGGTAGGGGTTGGCAAGACGAAGTTTGATATGCACCATATTCTCATCGACGATTTGTCGGCGGATACCCTCTATAAATTCCGAATCTATTATGTGGGAGCGGGCACGAGCGACGTGCTGTCGGACGCGATAGCTGATAGCGATTTCTCGGAATTTTTAGCTGAAAATTTAACCACGGGCACTAAATCAAATGGTGCTCCTGTCGAACTTCAGATGCCTCGACTAGATGTGGGTTTAAAAATCTATGCTCGTTGCTGGAATGCAACAAACAACGCGACCGCCAAGTTTCTTGTGGGGTTGCATGAATATGATGAGTAGGTAATGATAAAGAAGAAGACAAAAATTAAGAGACGACCTAAGAAGTTAAAGGTGGCGCACGTGGTTCCCGCGACTCCGCACGCCTGTGGGATGTACGAGACCGCCCGCGACCTGGTGCTGGCCGAGCGGAAGCTGGGCATCAACGCTCATATAGTGGACCCCCGACCTTCCCGGAAAGAAGTTGACGGTAAGGTCCAGCGGAAGATGAAGAAGGGCAAGTGTCCCAAATGCGATGAGGAGTTTGACATCGTTCTTGACGAACAGCAGATTCCCTTCCGACCGCCTGACTGGCACGCGGACAGGGGTGTGTGCATTGCTCCCCCAAGCTTCGCCATCGAGTCAGATATTATCGTGAGTCACAGTGGGGTTGATAAGCAGTTCTTTGATCACAAAGGCCCTTGGATTCACGTTGCCCATGGGAGGCCGAATAGCTCATATAGGATTGAGCAGAGCGGAGCCACCCCGATATACAGTATCTACAAGAAGATGAATGACGAACCCCGATGGAAGACGATGGTAACGCTGTGGCCGGGATTTGAGCATTACTGGAGGCTCGTGTTCCCGGATGTGCGTGCGTTCTCTCCCTTTGTTAACTTGGAATACTGGACCAGGCAGGATACCGATTATGACTTTGGTGGACGGGCCGGAAAGCCAAACGTGGTCGTGGCCGACATCTGGCGAATGGATAAGGACCCCTTCCATGTATTGAACGCCTTTGTCCTGTTCGCCCAGAAGTGCCCGGAAGCGAGGATACACTTTTACGGGGTGGATAAGAATGGGCGGGGCAAGAACGTATTATTCGATTGTCTCAAGGAACGAAAGATATTGGGCGAACTGCTGCCAATGGTTCATCACCTACGGGACGTATACTCGGCGGCTGACATACTGATAACGCCCCACAGGATGGCGACGCGGACAGTTAGGGAGGCCCTAGCCTGTGGGCTTCAGGTAGTCGCCGGTACCGGCAATCAGTACACGCCATTTACGGCGGAGCCTGAGGACCTCCCCGAATTTGCTGAAGCGATAGAATCCGCATGGAAGGCGTGGAGAGATAATCGAGACCGAGAGATGAAGCGCAACAGGGAAACAGCTGAACGGGAATTCGATTCGGCGAATACAGCGCAACAGTTCATCACCCTGTTTGAGGAATTACTGGGAAAGAGGGTGGGTCTAAAGAATGTCGGATGACGTGAACGGCAGCAAGATTAAGATTCGCGTGCCTCTCGATGAGTGGGCCAGGGATATCGCATTGGAGGCCGGACGCGAGGGTGCTAGAGAGATTATGTCAGAGCATATGGCTACTAGGGAAGAGACGTGTCCTTTGACAAAGAGATTGGACAAGGTGCGACTGCGCCTTTGGTTATTGATAGCGTTTTTAGGTGGCCTTGGCATACTGAATGCTTGGGCAATGCTGAAGTAGGAGGGATGTAAGATGGCATCAGAATGGGTAAGAGAAGGACTGAAGTACGTGCTTCAGGTTTCATTCAGTGAGGAAGATACTGTGCCCGCGAATTTTTACCTGGCACTTATCTCGGATACCGGAGTTGCGGAGACCGACGCTTGGTCTGACTGGACTGAGATAGAAACGCCCGGATCAAATGGATACAACAGGCAGACCGTGGCGACGTCTGACGTTGGGTTCACCGTGTCGGATATCACCGGGGCTGACGTAATTGCCACGACGCTCACCCAGACATTTACCTGTAGCGGTGTTGGTTGGAAAACGGCTGGAGCCGTAGCAATGATTATGTCTGATGTGGGTGGAGACGGTGGCATTACGATGGCGGCCGCCGACTTAGGTACGGCGCGGTCATTGACCACAGGTGACTCGCTCCAGGTAGCAATGCAGCTTGAATTGGAAGGTTAAAACAGTAAGTAGGGTGGTAGGTGTGTAGGCTATGGCTTGGGCTGGACGAAAAGGAATACCGACACCAACCTTCGGGATTGACGAGACCCATTGGGAGTATTCCGATGTTTCGTATACCTATGATTACGGCGGCGGGGCTGAGTCATATAGGACGAACAGCGACGGCCCGTACACCCATTACATCGACCCCGACCACGGCAGCGCCACCGACACGGCGAACCCACTCGGCTCCCCGTCTACGCCGCGATTGACCGTTCCCACGACATTCTCGGCTGGTAGCGTCTGCGAGATACACAACGCGCCCGCCTACCCAGTCAGCACTATCGGCATAACCTCATCCGGCACGTCGGGACTCCCAGTATTTATCCGGGGAACAGTTGGCGGAAGCGCGAAACTGCTTGGCCGCGTCTATGTCTATGGAACATACTTCATCGTCGAGAATATCGAGTTTAAGGATGCGGATGATGACCTATCTGGTGGTGCGACGGGTCAGATGCGCTTCTACTCGCCGTGTAGTTACGCCGCAACACGCACCTGCAATGTGCATGGGAATCTCAATCCTAGCGGCAGCGCCTTGACCACGTTGGGGACCGCGGAGTCTCCCGTTACGAACATCGTGTTCTATGACAATGACGTACATGATAATGGTAACTGGGAGCTTCCGCCCGAAGAAGACCAAGACATAATGGGGACATACATAGCAATATACTCTAACAATATATGGGTTCTGGAGAGCCTATATTACCAGAACAGCGGCAGTGGCGTTCAGGCTAACCCTTGGCCCGAAACTGACAATTCTTACGTTCATCACATTTATATCGCAGGGAACAAGGGGTACAGTAACAAGCAGACTGCGTTCTGGACTAAGCAGTCGAGCTATGTCGTATTCAGCGAAAACGAGTGTTACTCGAACGCCCTAGCTGACGGCGACGGTGCTGGGATTGGATACCAGTATTCACCGGACAATGTGTGGATTATCTTCAACCACATACATGACGAGCAGTTCGGAATCCGGGCGGGTGAGGGCGCATCAGGGACCGTGTATGTGATTGGAAACGACATTCACGACATCACCACCGATTCATTTAATGGCGCAACCGGGTACTGTCATGCCGCAATCAACTTGTGGGGTTCGGCGGTGCGCTACGTCGTCAATAATACCTGCCACGACGTTCCGACAGGGTATTCTTCAGTAATACAGGCCGTCGAGCATATTCAGAATAATATATTCGACACAATCAACGAAGCGACTGGGTATCATATTTTCGTAAACTCGCCAGATAATGACTCGACGGTGAAGAACAATTCGTTCTATGATGGCGGCTCTGCCACGGTAATCCGGTGGGGAGGCACAAGCTACAATCTTGCGGCGTTTCAGGCCGCAACATCTAAGGGACAGGACTGCATCGAGAGCGATCCGGACTTTACTGACCCGGACAATAGCGACTTCACTATCCCAACTGGATCGCCATGCAAGGACGCTGGTGATGGCACGCTGATCTCAAATATCATCGATACTTACTTTGCTGCCTTCGGGGTGGACATTGCCGAAGACCTTAACGGTATCAGTCGCCCGCAAGGTAGTGCCTGGGATATTGGGGCGTATGAATTTGCGGGGACTGCTGAAATTCATGCCGAAGGTCTTCGGTATGTGATGGAAATTGCATTTTCCGAAGAAGACATAGTCCCGACGAATTTTTATGTGGGATTGGCAACGGATAACTCATTGTTGGAAAGCGATACCATTGCTAATTTAACAGAGGTAACAGGGACTGGATATGCAAGACAGAGTGTGGCGAGTTCAGATGTGGGGTTTACTATCTCTGATTTTACGACTACTTATGGTGTGAGATTGGATACGGTAACATTTACTGGTGGTGCGGGTGAATTTGATGCAGCGAAGTTGGCTTTTCTTTCTACTAGCGATGTCGCTGGGTTATTGATCGCTTCTATGCCTCTGAGTACTGCTATAACTGTTGGGGATGGGGAAGTCTTGACCGTAAGTATGGGAATGAAACTCTGATTATTGGATGAGGTTGAACAATGGCGACTATTAAACGCGGCAATTTGAGCTTCAAGGAGCCGCCCTTCAAGGAGGGCGATAGGGTAACGGGCGGGAACTATACTCAGGCTCGATCTGGAACGGAAATCTGCAAGGACGTGAAGTATGTAACCGTCGATGCAGGCAACTTTGTCAACTGTGTAGCACCGCTGTCGTGGACCGTGAACGGTGGAAACTGGTCGCAGAAATCCTTTTGCGGGCATGAACATCCGTCGTGGGTTAAACAGAGCATTGTTCCCGCCTGTGCCGAGGACTGCAAGCACCGAATTGGGACCAAGAAACAATGGGTTGATGTTGATGAGAAGGAATATCGAGAGGAAAAGAACTCCCTTGAGCCGACGTCACCCTCGGTACGGGTCGTCAAGGTCGTGGACGCTGATGGCGTGACGACACAGGAGTTTCAGAAGGAAGTTTATATATATGAAGACGGGAGGGCCAAGTAATGGCTACCCGATACTGCAATCCTGCCGGAACGTGGGCCGTTGCTCAGGACGGAACTGATAGCGACGGTTCCCAGTGGCAGGGTCCGTACGGACTTCAGAAGGCGTTCGATACCGTAACTGCTGCTACGCTCGTGGGTGATACATGCAAGGTCAAGACCGGGACCTGCGAATTAAATCGTCTTGCGAAGATTACCGTGGATTCAGATAAGACAGGTGATGGTTGGGCCGTTAGTGACGATGTTCAAAATCACAATGACGGTGGAGGGGCTAATGGCGACGATTGGAACGGAATCCTTTGCGAGATAACGGCCACTGAAATGATAGTTGAGTTAGACTCCGGAGATCGTGTGAGTGATGTGAGTACCGCCGATGGTGTATATAACACCACCCAGGCCGACGCTTGCGCGGGAGCGCACATGACGGTGGCCGCCGCAACGGGCCTTGATTTGGACACCCAGGCCGGTGACAACACTAACGGGAACATTACATTCGAGGGAGTGGATGGTAGTTGGGCAGTGGGGGATGGGAGTAGCTATCTCGTAACTGTAGACGCAGACTGTGGGGTCGGTGACAACCCCGATAATTGTATACTGCTTTCAAATAATCCCCATCGTTATAAGTTCAGGAACTTCAAGTTTACAAATGCCAATGCCGATGGGGTTACTACTGATGATCAGTACGTCTATTTCCATACATACGAATGGTGCATCTGGTCCAATAATGGCGCGGATGGTCTTGATAGCAACAATGACTTTCTGGATTGCCGCTTTGTTCACTGTATCTTTCGAGACAATACTTCGAGTGGCTTGTATTATCTAAATTCCCGTTGCCACATTTTGTTCAGCCTTTTTGAGGGGAATACCGCGAATGGTGCATTGAATACCGGAAACTTCACCGTCTTTGTCGGCTGTCTTGCGTATGAGAACGGGAACGATCAATATGCCCAGCTTCGTATTTGCCAGTTGATGGCCAACTGTGTCGGAGCTGACGCCACTGGTGGAAGTGGAGTAACAACACTTTCTGGAATGGAAAATGTAACCATTGTCGGATGTCGATTTACGGGCAATCCGGACCATGGAATTGAGCAGGTGGAAGGTTCCGGGGAGGCATCGAATTATGAAGATTACAACGTGATGTATGACAATACCAACGGCGACCTACAGAACATCGCGGGAGGTATGCATTCTTACGGTGATGATACTAACCATATTGCCGAGACTACCTCTCAGAATTACATAGATTCGGATACCGACGATTACAATGTGAACTCTGGTGCGGATATTAGGAGTGTCGCGATAGATTTGGATTGGGATGTCTGATGGCGGCGGTGAATAAATATTACATCACGGCTGGATTAGCGGTTGCTAAGGACTCTGGGCAGTCTCCCGGCGCTGCTGACAATACGTTTTATATAACGGCGGGTTTTCCTGCCGTGGTGGTTGCCGGGGGGACGGAGTACATTGAGGGCGTTCTTTCTAGCAAGGCTACATCGATTATAGCCAAGCTGGCCGAGGCTTTAGCAAATATTGAGGGAGTGTTGTCGGACAAAGCAACCGCCATCGCCAGCAAATTGGCAGAGGCCCTAATCAATGTAGAGGGCATCAAAAATGCCAAGGCGACTGCCATTGCTTCGCTGATTTCCGAGGTTTGGGCCTTCATTGAAGACGTTGAATCTGCCAAAGCGACGGCAACAGTCATTAAGTTATCGGAAGCCCTGATCAATGTAGAAGGCGTCGAATCTATTAAGGCATTCGCGATTGCTTCTAAGCTGGCTGAGATTCTCGCTGCTACGGAAGGTGTTAAGACCACCAATGCCTCGGCGATAGCAAGCATCATAGAAGTTGCTATTACTTATGTGCAAACTCTGATAGCAGAACTTACGGATTCTCCGGTCAGACTTCCCACTGCCGAGACCCAAGCGATGGCTGAGGGTGTAGAGAATGCCAAAGCTACAGCGATAGTCAGCTTGGTTACTCAAATTCTTTCTGCTGCCGTGGAGATATTGTCTTCCAAGGCGACCGCTATTGTCTCAATGGCCGAGGAGCAGAGCGTATTCCTTGAAGCTGTTCGGTCAGCCCAGGTTTCCGGTGTTGTGCGATTAACGACGGACATTCAGGCCATGGCTGAAGCTGTTCGGTCTGCGATAGCTTCTTCAATAGTTCGGTTGTCCAGTGACATTCATGCTGCGGTTGAGACAATCAACACAATTACCACCGTCGGAAAAATATACAGCATCGAAGAACTCCAAGTGATGGTAGAGGGTGTTTCGTCCGTCCCGGCCACAGCAAAAATCAATACCATTATCGCAGAATTACTGGTCTTTGTCGAAGGCATACGGGCTGCACAAGCCTCTGCGATTGCCAGTGCTCCCATCGGTATTCTTTCCGCAGATGAACAGGTAATTCAGTCAGTCGCATCCGCGATTGCTAGGATATCGGTTGATAACCTGTCAGTCGCCCAGATTATTTATTCCCTCAAGGCGGCTGCTAAAATATCCACAACTGGCGAGACATACGGTTGGATAGAGGGTGTGCTAGCCTCTCAAGCAACCGGGACTGTCAGGATTTCCGCCGAGACCGCCGCGTTTGTGGAGAGTATCCGCAATGTTGTTGCCGCCGCGATTGCAACAAATGTCGGCGATACGATGGCCAACGACGAAGAAATTAGGAGTTTACTGGCGACCGCTGTGGTTGCGATAGCTGCGGAGACCATGAGCCAGTGGATAACTTCGTCGGTTCTGAGCATGAGTAGTGGGACTAGGAGTACGACCGGGATAACCAGTGGGATTTTGACTACTACGAAGACAAAGGCGGTGACCAGTTAATGGCCGTTGATTTGATATTGAAGAAGGGCGATACGAGGAGTTGGCAGATAACGCTATCTGATACCGATAATACCGCATTGAATCTCGTGGACTCCCGCACCAAATTCTGGCTGCGGACAGACGAGGGAGCCTCGCAGCGATATATGATACGGGATACTAGTGGGGTTGGCTCGGACAATATATCCGCCAGCGACACTTCGGGCATAGTCACGATTACCATAACGACTGCCGACTGGGTTCCATTCAGCGATAACTACGGGATATTCGTGGGTGAGTTCTGGGTGTCAGATGCGAATGACAAGGTGAATTACACGAAGGATATTACGGTTCATGTACAGGAGGCGATTGTCTGATGGCGGTGCCCAGCACAAAAGCCCTAGTCTCCCTAGCCGATGCGAAGAGATATATGAATATTGCGGCGGCTGAGACCGATAATGATAGGTTACTGGATGCCCTAGTGACGCAGGCGTGCGTGATGATTCAGAAGGAACTCGGCTGTGACATTACTGAACAAGACTACACCAAGGAGGTCCACTCTGGTAGGGGACATAAGATGCTGGCCCTGAAGAACTATCCGCTGCAGTGGATCAACCGGATATCCGTGGATACAAACTACGCTCTTAGGTTGCGATACACGGGCACAGGCTCGCGGGCGACCGCAAGTGTGACCTCAAACTCCATCAGGCTTCGGTCGGTGACGAGCGGGGTATGGACAACTGATACATTGGTAATGAGCGACAGTGTTACGATGGACCTCATGGCCTTAACGGTGTCTGCGGTGACCGACTGGGAGGGTACAGTATTCTCCACATATGGGGCCTTCTCCAGCGCCGACCTGATTGTCAGGCCCGCGTGGGATGCCAGAAACGTATATGTGGACCTAGAGATACCGCAGGAGTGTGAGGATGACTACGAGATTTATGACGCCGACCAGGCCCTACTGTATAACCCGTATATATGGACAGCTGGGCGGAGGAATATCTTCGTAGACTATAGGGCCGGATACGCGAGAGCCGAAATACCGGAACCGATACAGAGCGCGGCTTTGGAATTGGTCAAGTTCCTGTTTGACCTATCGCAGAAAGATGCATCGCTTCGCAGCGAAAAACTGGGCGACTATGCGTACACAATTGCTGACCGTGTAGATACTATATTTAGCTCTTCTGGTAAGGATTCAGTGAGTAATATGATAGCTATGAAATTGGCTCCGTACCAAAGATCGTACATTATGGGATTTTAAGCATGAGCTTTCGTAGCCTGATGAATAGTAAGATGAACGTACAGACGATAACTTTCACTCCAGATGACTTTGGTGGTCAGACGACCACCACGACTACGAAGTACACCGACGTTCCCTGCCGCATCCAGCCGATGAGCGGAGCGGAGGCAATCCGGTATGGCAGCGAGCGGACGGAGGTCAATCTAAAGGTATTTTGCCCGGCAACGTACAGCATCGTTGAAGAGAATCAGCTGGTCTATGGTGGCAAGACATACGATGTAACGCTAGTGAGGAACATTGACAAGATGGGACACCACTTAGAAATCGAAGCCCGAGAGCTGAAGGGGGCTCTCTAATGGCCCTGATATGGCATGGGAACAAGGTGAGTTCTAAGATACAAAATGAGGCTCGCAGACGCGTGCGCGAGGCCGCCCTGGTCGTAGAGAAAAATGCCAAGGGCCTTATGGTTCGGGGCGGCCGAACTGCTTCCGGTTTCCTGGAGTCCATTGAAGGCAGGCGAAGGGAGCCGGGAACGGGAAAGAGGCCGGGTAAGATTGGCAGTCATTCATCCAAGCCCGGCGAGCCCCCGCGAGTGCAGACAGGAACATTGAGACGAAGCATAACTCACGAGATGCATCCCACGTTGCCGATAGCCAGGGTGGGGACAAATGTTTTTTATGGCAAGCATTTGGAATTGGGAACACCGAAGATGGCAAAGGCGGCCGGGGTATCAAAGAGAGAATCAGCGAGACCTTTCATGCGTCCGGCGTTACACAAAAGCAAGAAAGCAATTATGGCGATATTTTCTAGGAGAATGAAGGATTAGGAATCTGACACGGGCAATTTTGAGGGAAGTACGAAGCGACGCCGCCCTGTATGCGGCCATCAGCGATGTTTATTATGGATACGTTCCTAACCAGGATAAGACGATGCCATATGTCGTCTACTCTGTAATCAGCACTGAGCAGATGAACACGTTTGCCTTGTCTAGTTCCTGGGACGAGTCAATAGTACAGTTTTCAATCTTCGACAAGAATCAATCGCCGAGTTATATAACAAGTATTTTTGACAAGTTGGTCTCTGTCTTCGATAGGGCCGTGATTGTATATGAGAGCGACACCGCAATAGGGTGCTCGCGTGAGGGCAGCACAGGCCCGGTGAGGCTTGAGGACTGCTGGATGATGACAGCGGATTACATGATGAGTTACGTTTAACTCGTTTAATTAGTAGGAGGGAGTAAGATGGCTGCAATAACAGGCTACAAGGGAACGGTTGACTTCGGTGTTATCATCGACAGCGACCTGACCTACAATTGTTATTCGTGGAGTTTGGACCTGACTGGTGACATGGTGGACACCACGAATTTTTCATCGACAGGATGGAGGAACTTTACCGCTGGCTTGAAGGGGTGGACCGGGACGATAGAGCTATACGTGGACTCGACCCAGAAGATTCAGCCCTCGGATGTCGGCAGCACGGCTGTCCTGAGGTTGTACTTCAGTGACACGACTGAGGGCTTAACCGGGAACGCCATATGCAATGGCTGGAGTCCGGCGGTCGCCGTGGATGGCGTGCAGACCCAGACGGTGACGTTCCAGGGTACTAGCGACCTGTCTAGGTTCTAATGACAACTAAACCTCGGGAGGAGGTGGAAAGATGGCCGCAGTAACAGGCTATTTGGGAGCGTTTAAGATCGCATCGGACGTGACGACCCCTATATCCAATGAGAATCTTGGTACGGGTAACGATTCGGCTACGGTGTTTTACTTGGACAACACGATGCCCGATTGGGATAACGTAATTATCCGGCAGAGTGATACTGTGCTCAATACGACCATGGTGCGCAATGTGGATTATGAGATCAGTCCGCGAGGCGTGGTAACGTTTACAGTCGCGGTATCGGACAGTAGGCGTGTGCAGGGAGACTATTCGTATTTCGCCGCGCATACTACGCTAGGCGGGTTCACGAATTGGACGGTTGACCTGACGTGCGATGTACTTGACTCGACCGAGTTTGACAGCTCGGGCTGGCGGACGTTTAAGGCGGGCTTGAAGGGATGGACAGGCACAGCAGAAGGGTACTGGTTGGAAGGCGAAGAGGACCTTATCAGTCTCTATATGGATACTGATGAGAAGGTAGTGCTTCAATTTTACTTCAATGACACTACCTCCGATTACCTGACGGGCTGGGGATACATTAGCGGACTTAGTGCTAGTGTTCCTGTGGGCGAATTAGTGACAAAGACGTTGACATTCCAGGGCGATGATCTTGTGTCGTTTGAGACGACTACTGGCGCTGGTGCATAATAAATGCTGCTCTTAGGAGAGCGAATATATGAGGTGTAGTAATGGCCGAGGATAGTTTGGCAAATGCTGCCGGGAAGGGTGTAACCCTTACCATTAAGGGCAAGGAGTACGAATTTAGTCCAATCACGTTGGGCGACCTTGCAGATTTTGAGAAACACATTCGTAGTGAAAAACTCAATATATTTATGTTGGAGGCAAAGGATTTGCCTGTAGCAGAACGCAAGGAAATCATCATCGAACTTTGTAGACAGGGGTTGGACCCCCTTGCGGTAGAGCAACACATGAACTCCCTGGATGGGGTAAGGTTTCTACTGTGGAAATCGCTCAGCAAAAAACATCCCGACCTTACACTAGACGGTGTAAGTGAACTCGTAGACATGCAGAACTTGGAGGAAGTTTCTGCTGTAGTTCAAAGCATCGGGGCCGGTGATGCTGTAAACCCTCCGGACGAAGAGGTGAGTCCTTAAGATGGGATTATGTGTTCTCGCTGTTGATCCACTATTATCCAGGATATACGGAGGAACACATTCTGGGGTTGACTCCCTCTCAGTTTGCTGACAGGCTAGGCGATGTGTTTGAAATAGAGAGTATGATGAAGGGCGAGGGTAAAGGACGCATCAAACGAAACCCCGAAATGATACGTCAGTATATCAATAGAAAGACTGGAATGAAGGGACCGAAGATACCTGAATGAAACTTGCGGACCTATATGTTGAGGTAAGACAGACTGGTCTGGGCAAGATCAATGCCCAGCTGACCTCTTTCCATAGTCGTCTCCAGAAAACCAGTATGGTTATGGGCAAAATGGCAGCGACAGCTCGCCGGGCGTTTTTGATTTCCGGCGCTGCCATTGCCGGAGCCGTTTATGCCTATGCGAAGTTTGAGCGACAGGTAGCCATGGTTTCTACGATGCTGGATGAAGGCAGTATGAAACATCTGCCTCAATATCAAAAAGCCTTGAAGAATATGTCGGTAGAGTTTGGGGAATCGACAGCTACGTTGGCCAAGGGACTCTATGATATTTTGTCCGCGTCGGTTGCTCCTGAGAAAGCGTTGGATGTTTTGCGAGTAGCATCAAGAGCGGCGGCGGCAGGTTTTACATCTACTGCTAATTCCGCTGATGTTATTACGACTGTTTTGAATGCCTATCAGATTTCTGCCGATGACGCGGCGATAGTTTCTGATAAATTGTTTGCCACGGTCAAGCGAGGCAAGTTGACGTTTGAGGAATTGGCATCTTCGTTGGGTATGGTTGCTGCAACTGCTGCGACAACGGGGCTGTCCCTTGATGAATTGCTGGCCACGATAGCAACTGTGACCCGTGCTGGTGTTAACGCCCACCAAGCCATGACGGCCGTAGTCGGCGTCCTTAGAGCCTTCTTAAAACCGACAGAAGACGGAGCGAAGCTGGCGAAGCAGCTCGGTTTTGAGTTAAGTACGGCAGCACTTCGAGCTAAGGGATTGGTCAAGATATTCCAGGAATTGAACGGACTGTCTGCCGAGCAGGTAGCAAAGTTGTTCCCGAACATTCGAGGCATTAAGGCTGTGGCGGCTGCGATGCAGGATGCAGAGGGACATGCCTATGATCTGTCGATAATGCAGAATGCGGCTGGGATGACCTCAGAGGCGTTCGGTAAAGCGACAAATACATTATCCCACCACTTGAAACAGTTGAAAAGTCAATTGGGTTTGGTTGCCGTAGAATTCGGAGAGGCATTCGTTCCGGCCATTAAGGTTGTTATCAAGTTTCTGGAGAAATTACTTGATCTGTTGAGTGTTTTGCCTAAGTGGGCGAAGCAGCTTGTGCTTATTGTTCCTGCAGTATCTCTGTTAGTATTAGGACTTCACAAGATGGTTCTGGGGCTCAAGTTGGTTGCAGCGGTTATGGTTAAAGCGACTGCAGCAACTGTAACTGCAACAACTGCGAATGTAGCCTATACCACGTCGGCGATTGCCGCGTCTATCGCGCAGAGAAACATGATGCTTGGTGTGGGACCTGGGGCAGCCGCGATGGCGGGCAAGGGGTTTGTTGCCGGGGGAGCGGCGGCAGTTACTGGTGGTGCGGTCCCTGGAATGGCAACTTATGGTGCCGCGAGTGCCGGTGGTCTGGCAGCCGGTGCTGGCGGAGCGGGGATAATGAGCACCGTTGCCGGTCCGGTTGGGATTGCAGCGATTATTGCTGTGATAGTTGCCAAATTCGCGGAAAGTCAATCCGCCAAGTGGTCTGCAGAACGAATTGCGGAACTCCAAAAGATGGGCCAGGCTGCAGCTGCAACCAACGAAAAAATTAGGTCTTTGAAAGAGGAATTTAGTACATTGTTCGGCACTGGTCGGGAAGCAGGTGGAGCTGGTGGGTCTGAGATGATTGTAGAAGCCCTTCAAAAGAGGGGTGAGGCCATCCGTGCTGAAATACAAAAATGGGCGGACTTTGGAGGAATCCGTGGGGGAGGAACAACAGACTTACTCGGATATCGGGCAGCACTGGGGGCCTTGGTAGATAATAATGTGGTGTTGGCGCAGATAATAAATAAGAAACGGGAGGAACTTAATCAAAACCATAAGCTGATTGAGCAGGAAAAGAAGCGCCTGGAGTTGCTCAAGAAACAGGAGGAGGCCGTAAGACTTGCATCGATAGCGAGAACGGCCCTTCTCGTTTCCCATAAAAAGATGGGAGGTCTCGGCATTCAGTTGGCTGGAGCAAGAGGAGATACAAGGGGGGCGGCTAGGCTTGGAGCGGACAGAGATTATTTCAAAGCGCAAGAAGAGTTGCTTAAACGGGTAAGAAAGCTTCAGACGGCAGGGGAACTGAAAGTATCTCGTCAGGTATGGGATGATGAATCAAAGATGCTGGGTGAAATTCGTTGGGCAAAACTACAGGAGATAGAGAGGGATAGAAAAGACCAATTGAATCGATTTGTTCTTTCCGGGGTTGGTTTACAAAAGTGGGAAATTCAATCAAGAGTCGCCGGGGCTATGAAATTAGCTGAGACGCCAGAGGAGAAAGCTGCGGTAACGAGGGTTGGGAAAGAGTTGATGAAGAAGTTTTGGGAGTCTCTTGGTATAGGCATGGGACAGAAACTTCAAGCACAGGGGATGCTAAATTGGGCAGCTAATTTGCAAAAGGAACGAGAGAGAGCACAGGAAAAGGAGTCAAAGGGGCCATCCGCCGGTCGTTGGACTGGTCTGACAGATATCTATAAGAATCTCCAGTCCGCTCTGTTGAAGGACAATACGCAAATGAAGCAACTAGAAGTTCAAAAAGAAATGCGAGAAGAGTTAAAGAAAATAGCGGAAAACGTGGCAATAGGAATGGTACTTATTTAGGGTGAAAACATGGCCTTTGATGTAGCAAATCTGACGAAGCAGTGGCAATCGTATAGGGAACGGTTCGGCAACGAAAATTCTGGCGTCACGGAGGTATATACACACGACTGGGAGACAAGGTCCGACTGCCGGACGCTTATTGGGTTTACCCATTCCGACTATACATATCTTGAATGTACGAGAGTAGAATTTGCTCCCTTAGGTGATCCCGATACCACGGACGGAGGTCCTGAGACCGCCCTGGTTACGGTAATATATACCGATCCCAATGGCGGCTTCGGCAGTAGTTCCAAGCAGCCGGATGAGAATTGGGACAATTGGAACGAGCACTGGGAGGGTGGTGGCGAGGGCATTACCATCGGCGAGGGGCTAAGGCTCTCTGACGCCGCAGCATTTGCTGACTGTAAGGAGATCACCAGTAACACTGATATTTCCGCAGTGATGATATTTCCGACAGCTACCGTCACCGTAATGGGTACGATAAATAGCCTTATAGCTAATAACGGAAAAGCTCTCATCTTAGATTCTATGGGCAAGGTGAATGCCGGCAATGTAACTATTAAGGGATTTGTATATGGAAAAGAGAAATTACTCTTTCTTGGGGCTGATCTTCAGGAGGGAGCTGATGCCGAGGGAAACCAAATACACCAATTGACCTATAAGTTTGCATTCAAACAACTACATACATGGAATGAGTTCTTCTATGTCTATAAGACTAGCGATGTAAGTCACTTTAAGGGGGAGTCAGTATGGGAATTTATTATTAACAAGGACGGCAATAGGGTTTATGGAACGAATGACTTCGCAACCAATCTAAACCCCGACAATTGGTAATGATATGGGCAAAGAGATAATACCAGACTTCCAGAGGGGGCAGAGACTTTCGGCCGCCGAACTCAACCGCATAGTCAGGGCAGTTCGCCAGCAGATTAAGGGCGTCGCGCCCGGCATTAGGGTTGACTACACGGGCAGCGAGATTCTTATTAAGGCGGACTTTAGCTCTGTAACAACTGACGGTATGTTCGCTGTACGAGTATGGCAAGATGGGGGATCAACGGATGGTGACGAGGATACTAAATGTAACCGGACCTATCAAGTAAGGACCCTCCCTGCTACGGCAATTAGCACCGGGGGAGAGGAACTAGGCTCTGCTATGACCCCTCTTAAGAGGCGTCCAGCTTTTGGTCCTCTTGATGTCCCCTCTGACCTATCGGATGGGGAAATAGGAACAGGATTTTACGATGAAGACGATGTCTTTTTTCTCTACGACGCTAACGAGACACTTGACGTGGATGCCTGCTAATGTCATTTATGCTTTCCCCAATTACGGGTAGGTTCCTTGTCACTCCGACAGGGTTTGCTGTCCACCGGCGATGCTGTAATCAGATATTAATAAATGGAGGTCTTTCCCGTCTCCCCCCATCAATTACCCCTGTATGTTGGACCCGTCCACCCCCGTTTCCTAATGATTACTGGCTTAGTATTGGTCATTATGGTGATAAAGTATGGTCAAATGTTATAGAGGCGGGCGGGAGGACTTGGATAATAGATGTAGACGATGGGACTCTATTAGCAAATTATTCTGGAAATATATTTGTTGGCTTGCATTGTTCTTGTCCTAGCGATGATTCTCATGATTATTGTTTCGTTGCCGGTCAGGCTGGTTCTCACCTTTCTGATCTCAGAAAGTTAGAATATTCTGGTGGTTCAATTAGTGAAAAGTGGAATTGGGGAAGTGGGGCCGTATGGTTAAATGGGGTAACTTGTAGACCTGCGGGGGACAAGATTCTGGTGACTGGATATAGGGCCAGAGCTTGGAGTTTGCCTAATTCTGATTGGGCAACAGTATGGGAAATCGACGACGCGACTTCGGATATGACCTGGGCTTATGATATGAGCGATAGAGGTACAGATTGCATGCATTATAGTGATTATTACTACGTGGCCAGTGAAGGCGGTGGTACTCCCGATAATGTCACACTTTGGCAGTTTTCTCTCACTGGTTCAGTTAACTGGTCCAAGAAGTTTGGGAACAGCGTCGATAGTTTGTGGGCGGACTCGGACGGAGTTCGTGTTTTCACCAGGCGTACAAATGATTGGCCCGGTGCCGCAGGAGAATACGCAAGTGTTTGGAAATTAGATCACGGTGGAAATGTAATTTGGTCCTATGATGCTTCCGATACAGGGGATCATCAAGGCGGTGTAGGGATATGCACTGCCAATGGTCAGACGAGGGCAAGTTATTACTTTAGCGAGAAAAGCTTTGTTGTCTTGGATGACACAGACGGGACTTTAATCGATAGTGATAATTCTATCAGCAATAATTATGGGGGTCAACAGCTTGTTCCTGTAGGACACAGACGGTGAATGAGATAATTCAACGAATTCTTGTTCTCTGCCGTTTATGCGATGACAAACGGCAGTGTGGGTTCGGCCATACGTGTAAAGCCCACAAGAAAAAGATTATTGCTAAAAATAGCCAGGGATGGATGGTCGCTCGCCAGCAATGCGCGAAACTCGATGAGGCCGCTAAATCTGCCCCTACCGCCCCACCCTAAGAAGGCCTAGGAATAAAACCCCCATCCTCCCCCTAGCGTCGCTTACAAACGATCCTCAGCGTTCCTCAGCCCCTAGGCGACCAATCCCCGCGATAACTTGACCGCCAATTCTCGCCGTATTGCGGATACTTCCGAACGGTCCAGGCCCATGAACCTGACTACCCGGCATTTCCGCGTTCTTGGCGATTTGGCGGGGTTCTTGTATCGCCCTCGTTCCCAGTCCTGGAACGCCTCTGAGGGGTCGAGAAGTTCCCGCACGAACCGCCAGGACAGTCGGGAGACGATCTCGTAGAAGTGGTCGATAATCCGCCGGGTTGCCTCCCGCGTATCCGGGGGATCGGCAATGAACCAGGGAACCGCCGTCTCATCCGATATCCCCATCTCGTAGGTCGGCAGATGTGTCCTGTGAGCCCTGCTGAGAATCCTGGCGAAATGGTGCTGGAGCATGAGGTGAAACAACGTGATGAACTTACCCCTATCCGGCCTCCACTTCCCGGTTGCCTGGAGGTAGACCAAGGCCCCCTCTTGGTGGAGGTCATCCATCTCCAGCGCTTTGGGGGCCAGTAATCGTTGCCAGCAGTAGAACGCCTGCTGGTGAATGAGCTTCTCGAAGCTCTCAAGGGACGGGGGCTGTGGGGTTGCTGTTGCTATCATGGCGTGGTCTCCTTAGCCAGTGCGATGGCTATACGGGCTTTTCTCATTGCTACGTCCGTCTTTTCCAATTGGTGCGATTTCTCCCATGCTTTAACAAAAGCCTCGCATGCTTCCAGTAATGCCTTCTTGTCCCGGTTTAGTCTACGTTCCGTACCTTCTAGTTTTTCGATATACTCGGCATCTGTCATATGTAATACCATGATATGCTCCTTTCAGAAAAATGGTGCGGGACCGGGAAGGAGACAAGTGACGCCACGAAGCGCCAAGAGAAACCCGGTCCCGCTGTTTCATTCCACATCCTTCAGACGGATTTCAATTTCGGCCAAATGTGACCGAACCGCCGTGGGCAAATCTGATCGGAGATGCTCATTGTCGATTAAAGAGATCAGTCGTTCCACTGCGTTACTTATTTCGACTAGTGCGTGATACTGTTTGTTCATCTTGTTGAGGGCGCCGAATCGCATGATCGTCTCCTTATACGTTTTATTGGATGCATGGAATTTCATGTCCATCTCCTTATACCTTGTGACTCAATGGAAGGCAATCAGAATCCGCCTTGGAATCGAAATATTCTACCGCGTGCCCGACCTCCCGCTGCCACCTGAGGAGGCACCTCTGCCAGGCCGCGTAGAATGAGGAGGTCCTGCCTTGGGGCAATAGCCCGGCGAACCTGTCGAGACATTCCTTGAGGTACTCGACTTCCTTGAGGGTCTGTTCGTGGGTCATGAGGTCTCCTTTGCTGTTGCATCATCATCTACTTCCATGGCATCGGTGAGCCTCTGTTTCCACTCTGGCCTACTCGCCATCTGGCTGATAATTGAACGTACCACAGCGCTGATCGCGTCTGGGTTGCTGCTGAGAAAATCCGTTACGCTCCCGTATCCAAGCGCACCGATCAGGTCTTTCAACGTGTCGAGCTGGGGATATCGCCAACGCTCTGGAGTGAAGTCAGCCCATGCGTCATACAGGTCTCCCGCAGAACAGTAAGTCTCGCTGCTGATAGAATGCTCTATCATTTCCTTGTCTCCTTCATGCCCGCGAACTTGATAAGGGTCTTGCGGGCAAGGTCTCTGATCTTGGTCAACTCGACGACTTCTCGTTCTAGCTGCCTGACTCGCTTCTGCAGGCGTTTGGTTTCCCCTTTCATTTCCAGGCGGCATGAACGACAGATGCGCCTTGTGCCGAAGTGAAGATAGGGCATATGATGGCTACAAGTTTTGCACACAGGCAAGCCACAGCGGAAACATTCACAGTTTGTGCTGCCCTCGCAGTCTATGTCACAGAGAGATTCGTTACAGGCGTACATCGGTTGTCTCCTGTTTTTCATAAACGAACCAGCGACCCCAAGATTTTGCCGGACCGACTTCGATCTTAGCCAATGCTCGCTCCGCGCCACCGCGAGTTTTCCACAACCTACGTGCAGGTTGATCAGGGTGGCAGTAGTCATAGCGACCATCTTTATCAACATACATTATCGCTGCCGACTGGTACAGGCTTCCGATCCAGAATCTTTTGCTTGTCGTCATGGGGTTTCTCCCGCGACTTCCACTGATTTCTGAAGCTCCCGACAGTATCCCTGAACCTTGTCGGCGTCGGCTTCGTTCAACAGCTTGAAAGAGACGAAACATGGCCGTCCGTTAATACTTCGCGGTCCTGCCCTATTGATGTGTTCGTAGATTAGCCCAATGTCGGAAGTGCGAAGCTTGTGCTTTAGTTTCGGCTCCATTAGTGCGAATGGCATGAACATCATTACCAAGTCTGTCGGTTCCGGGCAGTCCAAATGCGTCCAGATTGCCCCAGTCTGTATGCCTTGGGCAATCTCCCGTAGTTCTTGCTCGGAATGTAAAGGTATCTCGATGGGTTCTACGACAACTTTGGCTTGTTCGCTCATAGTGTCTCCTTTATCATTGCATCATCAGCCCACCCCTGCCCTCTGTATTCTTGAAGGACGGAGAGGGGGACGGGCTTGCCTTCAGCCACAGCTTCATATACAGCGTCTTCGTGGTCTGAGACATATTCAGGATGCTCAGCAAGCCAATTCTTGGCAGCATCCGCTGCATCACGATATGTCCGCATCCCCCACTTTGCTTGCTCCACATCTGGTAATTCGTAATCCAGTGTACTTTCAGTATGAAGTGTTCGCTGACTGATGAATGATCTAGCCCGTCCCCTTGCCTCAAGTCCCTCTTCAAACCACTCAGGAACGGTGGGCTGAAACGCCTTGAACTGTTCCCGCGTCATCTCCCACGGCTCTTTACCATAATGTTTTGTCACTTTTTGTCTCCTAGCCGTACAGGAATTCTACGGGGAATGTCTCACAGAGATAGCGAGCATAGTCGCCTGCCGTCATATCGGTTTTGCGACGGTTAAACTTGGCTATTGCGATGCTGGCCCCTACTGACAAGTCGTTGAAGTAGGGAAGGTCTCGGTATCGCTGTATCCAGTTGTGAACCGTTTCGGCATCGATGTAATGCTTAGTCATGTCCTTGTCTCCTTATTTAGGTTTATCAAACCCAAGCGTGCCAAGGGCTAAGTTCATCCGTTTGGCTATGGGTGACCCTGCTGTTGGCTGCCCGTTTGTCTTATCGGGGCAGATACAGCAGTTTACACAAAAGCCGCAAAGCGTGCATACTGGTTCTTGCTCGCATTCAGGGCAGGGTTCCCACATCTCGCCGTGTTGTAGCCGTTTCGTCATGTCCTTATCTCCTTACGATACGGCGTTGGCGGCTTTCCATCCCTGATTATAGCTTGTCGTTAAGCCCCCAGGCAGTACACGATGGCTTGAGGCAACACCATCTAATGCGTCGGCATATCCAAGACGCCATGCATCCCAAGCCCCGCTCCCTCGTTGATATTCATCGGATGGCGGGGCTGGCGGCGAGGCCTTGAAAATCGCTTCCGCTTGTCCGCGAGAATAGGCAACCCAACTACCGATATTGTTCTCGGCTTCTGTAATCAGCAGTGATGGTCTGCCGGGTTCCCTAATCGGGTCTTTCTGGAACTTCACAATACGGATATAGGTGTGCTCAGGTAAATCAGGACGTCCTATGCTGGGCCTTGAGAGGCGAACAATTTCGCCCGGTCGTGGTTTCGTTGGTTCTGGTGCAGCAAGAGACCAGTCAGGATGGCAACTTTCAGTAGCCTGGTATTGTCGTTCTTGATTCATGTCCTTGTCTCCTAGTTCAAGGTTATTCGATTTTCACTCTACTATCATTATACGTTACATCGGCCAAAAGTAAACCCCAAAATAGAAAAAAACCAAGTCTTTTTTCACCTTCTTTGTAAGCCCTTATAAAACAAAGACTTAGCCCCCATGCTTTTCCACCCAGGAGGTCACCTTTTCCGCGATTTCGGCCTGGGATTCCACCCTGTCCAGCCGCAGCTCGTCCACTGAATCCCGGCAGAGCAGGTCGATGTAGAGGCACTCCTGCTCCTGCCCCAGCCGCCAGATGCGCCCCTCCGCCTGGCTCCGCACCCCCGCTCCGAACGTCCCGTTGCCGTAGAAGATAGCGGTTGAAGCGTGCTGGAGATTTAGTCCCTCGCCCCCGCTCCGGGGATGGGCGACCAACACGCGGCACTTCGGGTCGCTCTTGAATCGCCGCAGCTCCGCCGCCTGGTCCTTGACTTCACCCCGGATGCCCGCGTGACCTATGCCCATCTTGGTCAGTCGTTCCTCTATCATCCTTCCCTCCTCAATGTAGGCGTGGAATACGATGCCCTTGCCTACCATCCCCCGGATGACCTCCTTCAGTTCGTCAAGCTTGGGATTCTTCTTCAGCCTTGTTGTGCCCGTTCGCTTAATCAAAAAGCCGCCCGCGACCTGCGAGAACTTGTTGCCCTTGTTTCTGCTGTCGATTGTCTTATCCCCGATGATCTCCTGTGTCAGTTTTTTCTGCTCGGCTGTCATGTCGCAATACCGCTCTTCGTACATACGCTCGGGCAAATCGAAGCATTCGTCCCTAGAATACCTTAACGTGGTCGGTGATATTCTCTCTAGGATATTCTCTAGCTCATCCTTCTTGATCCTCCATTTCCCCCAGTAGTCCTGTTCAAAGTACTTTCGTAGGAATGCCATTATGCCCGTCCCCAACGTCTCGCCCCCATCCAGGGCATAATATTCCGCCCATAGATCGGCCTCCCCTGTTGAGATGGGCGTGCCTGTCATTCCTATGACATGAACCGCGCTGCTGCTCAGGGCAACAGCTGCCTTGGATTGAATGGTCTTAGAATGAGCCAGGTGGTGCATCTCATCGAATACAATACCGTCGAATTCAGCCTCCTTGATTAGATGCCGATTCAGGAGCCATCGTTTCTCTTTGCCCTCTCCGTGGTAATCACCGAACAACACCCTTAGTCCCTCATAATTGACAATCCAGATATCGCCGTTATTCTGAATCATCGCCCGTCTCTCGGTCTTGCTTCCCCTCAATAGATGATAACTCTGATCGGTGTGCTCAGCTATCTGCTGCTCCCACCCCTCGACCACTGAGTTGGGACATACTACCAAGAGCCTTCTAGTCCCCCAGAGTTGATGTGTGTACAGGCTCGTCAGGGTCTTGCCCGTTCCTATGTCATGCCAGTAGGCTATCCGTTTCCCGGCGTCCGCTGCCCAGATGAGGGAGACTGCCTGGTGATGGAGAGGCTTCGTCTTAAAATCGACACCCCAAAGGATTGACTTTACCTCTTTTTCAGTTAGGTCCTTGGGATTTTTCATCCTCTTTCCCTATCTCAAATATCTCGTTGTCCACGTCCACGCCTATCCAGGACGAGATGCAGAACTGTCCCAAATCATAGCATAAACTTATCGTGCAGCTTACGTCCTGTTGTCCCTCGCGGTTGGCTATTACTGAAATACCAGCCAGGTTGTTTCGCACTTCATTGTCTCCCCTACCTATTGCCAACATGATATCGGCATTCCCGCATTTCCTGGCGTCCTCCGCCACGTCCCTCTGCGATACATACCGTTTCTTCAAAGCGCTCCTAGTTACCTGGGACACCGTTGCCACGAGGATATTTCTACGGTCTGCCAGTCCCTTCGCCCAGATGTAGACCCCGTTCAACTGATGCCTAAGTTCCTTGCCAAACCCCGACAGGTCCATAATATCCAAGTAGTCAATGAGCAGAATATCGGGGGTAAAGTCTTCAAACGCCTCCAGGTAATTGAGGAAACGTTCCACTTCAGGCGGACTACATTGGCCCATGGGATATTTCTTGATCCTGAGTCTGCCCCCGAACCGCTGCATCCGTTTGCGAGCCTTTATTGCCACGTCAGTTTGGTATACGGACCGAATCTTGGATGTATGATATTGATGTCCCTTAGCTGGGGTCCATTTCCAATAGCCTACCTCCTGACCGATCCGCTTGCTTCCCCTAGCGGTGAACATCATATCGTACCGAAGTTCCTGTACCCACTGCGAGACCTCGTTTGAGATATGGAGTATGTTCAGGCCATGGTGAAGGCCAGTCTTGGCAAGGTGGGAGAGAAAGAACGTCTTGCCTGCCTTGTATCCCCCTAAACAGACCAAAAGCTGTCCCCTGTTGTATCCCCCTATCAGTCTATCCAATGCTTGAATCCCCGTAGGAACCAAATATGTCTCCCGTTCCCTATTGGTGATATTAGAATAGTCCCGAAGGTAGTCCAGCCCCGCGTCCTCCTCCGGTATGCCGGACTGTAGGGCCGCGTATAGGACGTTGTCGGCACCCTCTAGGTCGTTCTCCCTAACCAGTAGTTCGGATGCCCTGACCAACGCTATCTCGCGCTCTCGCACGCGCACGAACTCGTGTACGCGGGAAAGGATGAAAGCCTTGTTTGGCTCGTGAAGCTCCTCCAGCTTTTTGAGATATCTGCGGTATTCTTCTATCTCGTCGTCGGGCTTGTCTTCCAAAAACCTAGAGAGCTGGTCCTTGAAGTGCTGGTTCGGTGCCTCTTGGAACTGGGCGTAATAGTCGTAACAGAGTTGGGCGATGTTCTCTGTTAGGTAGGAGGTGAAGAACTTCGGCTTCATTCGTCCTATGGTGAGCTTCAGAAACTCGGTGTCAGTGAGTGCTAATCTCAGAAATGAGTCCTGGAGGTGCTGGTTCAGTTTAGCCATTCAATATCAAGCTCCCTTACTGCCTTCGCCCCCAAACTGTCGGGGTCCTCGCCCTCCGGCAGGCGGACCACCCCGGTTCTCATTATCGGTGCCAAATCTAATGCAGTTCCCCTCGCCTCATTATACGCATCCGAATCCCAGCACAGCACTAGTTCCTTTATGTAGTCGTCTGTCACCAGCTTTGCCCTCTGTCCCCGCGTGAGCTGTTTGCTAAAGCATGTCACAGCATTGTGCCCCATACGCCAGCAGTCTATCGCTCCCTCTACCAGATAGATTCTGTACGGCGGTTCTACTGATACTGTCCAGTACAGGTAGTCCATGATGGGACCGTTGGTAAAGTATTTCAGCTTCGCCTTGCTGGAAACGTCCCTTCCCTGCCAGGCCACGAGATTCTGGTTGTCGTCATATATCGGGATGATGAGTCTCTGTGCATGCTGTCCGGCTACACCAGTATATCGTACCATGTAGTCACTGCAGGTCCGTAGGCTGATTCCCCTATCGACTAGGAATTGCCTGAGTAGGGGCTGATCCCCCACCAGTTCGGGGGTGACCCCCCTACTTGGGGGCAACTCTATCTTGTCCGCCTTCTTGGCCTTGACCGTAGGAACACCATGTAGATTTTCCCGTATGATATCCAGCACGTCCTTGTCCTGTAGGTCCGGGGCTTTGTCTACGGTCCGAGCGTATTCACTTCGGGTATATCCCAGCAGGGTACTGAGGATATCGTAGAAGCTCCCCTTGCGGTGACACCTAAAGCAATAGTATCGTAAGACGTTCGGGAATATCCCGCAGCGAAACTTGTCATCCCTACGCCCGCTTGACTTGCCCACGCAGAATGGACAGTTGATGTTCAGGCACTTTGTAGATTCCTGAAATGGTATCCTGAGAGCCTTGAGGGTTTGCTGGAGCTTGTTCGTTGTCATTATTCACCGTTCACCAAAGATATCCAGCATGCTTGGGCCTGATTCGCCTATTGGTTAATGGTTCTTTTGAACCCTTGCACGGCGTCGGTCTGCGTTTCGTATGCCCATGCCGGTACGCCAATCCCTGTTTAGTCGAGGCGAGCAACCGTCGGCAGGTACGGCATCGACCGTAACCGAACCTATATTTCATTATACGCTCTATTCACCCTTGTCTTGATTTCTTGCCTTTCGTTGCACACCGGTCAATTTTGGGTGACACCTAAAGCAGATTGTTTCGTACCCATTGAGCCCGCAACCACCACCCCCATTGGCAACAGCTATCTTGTGGTGCGCCTCCCAGAAATGTGTTCGATTACCGAGTCCAAGTGCCTCTCTAATCCAATCCCAAGCTACCCAATCAATTTCTCGAACTCGACGAAGTGTTCTTTTTAACATTCCATAATCCCGTCCACATATTGCACACACTCCGTGGTCACGTTGTCGAACTTTCATTCGTGCGAAACCAGGATCACATTCAATATAAACTACGTCTTGACATTCAGTAGAACAGTACTTTCGCCGTCCATTGCAGCATTTGCCACACAGGGCACAGATATAATTACCATAACTATCTCGACGCCAAGGATATTTCTGGCTGATTCTTTCACCGCGAGGTCTCATTATACTCCAACGGTTCCCCGTTCTCGGCCTGCTCTTGGAATTGCTTCAGTCGCTTCGCCCGCTTTTCCCGCTCCATTTTTCTTCTCTCAATTATGGTTCTGTATTCTTCAATAGCACTGGGCTTTGTAGTTGCCCCTGGACTTGACGTACCCTTCTTATCCCTCACTTCTTCCTCCCGATATGAAAGTGATAGTGGTCCTTTATCGTCCTCTGCTCCTCGTCAATCTCCATGCCCGGATATTTCATCCTTGCTATCCGCAACAATTGCTCCCGCTGTCCCTCGCTCGGCGGGTCGTGGTCCCGCCAGACAAGCATGGGCGTCCCGCAGCTCTTGCAGTTACAGATGATATATGTTTCCGTAACCTCGTACCACTTGGTCAGTCGTTGCATATCACACAGCGGACACCCGGCTCTAATCAGTCTTTCTACTCTTATCATGTTGACTCCAATATTGTTGTCGCCACCACTCCCCATTTGCCGCTTCCGTTTGTGCAGTAACTGCCCAACTAGCGGCTGCCTTAATTAGCCAATTTACGGCACTTTCAAAACCGTCTGCCGCCCCCCTCTTATCGAATCCGTATCGTAAAGGCTTTTCAATATCTTCGACACTCCTAGTTTTCATTATACCACCCTATTGTTGAATTCCTTGTGCTCCAGAAGATTTAGCACCTCTTCAACCGCTCCCACCTCCATGTCGAATCTACTCTTTCGCGTACAGCTGCCAAGGTGGGGCGTGAGATAGGCGTTATCTAGCTTCACCAGTGGCCCCGAGTATGGCTCCTTGGTAAACACGTCTATTGCCGCAGAACCGTCTCCCACCTCCAGCCAGTCATATAGAGCGCCTTCATCTACGATAGCTCCCCGTGACATATTTATTAGACAGGCGTCCGGTTTCATCAAATTGAATTCCCTCGGCCCGACATAGTGGAGGTTCCTTTCCTCGAAGGGAATGTGAATGGTGATGATGTCGCAGGAAGCGAATATCTGTAGCTTGCTCTCCGGCTCCGTTCTTTCTATTCCCCGACAACGTTCTGGGATAATATCGTTGGCAAATATCCTTCGGGGCTTGAGGCCCGCCACCTTCTCCAAGACCAATCTGCCTATCCGCCCACAGCCGATCACCCCGATGTCACAGCTTCGGATGTCCCGGCCGATATGGCGATACCAATTACCTTCCCTCATGGCCCTGTCGGCCTCCTGGACCCGTCTGAGCATATTGAGCATCTGACAGATGGTGAGTTCAGCCACCGCATTGCTGGGGGCATCTGGCGTGTTGGTGACTACTATCCCCCGTTCTTCACAAACCTTCAGGTCAATGCCATCGATGCCGATTCCAACTCGGCTTATCATGGCAAGGTTGGACACGAGGTCGAGTGTCCATTCCGCGTATTCTTCCGTCCCGGCTATGATGATGTCAGGCTGGCATTGAATCAGAATTCTCTTCAGCTCGCCCTTCTTCAACTTCCGGCCCTCGGGGTTATAGATGACATCCCGCCCGTCGAGCTGCCTTCTTGGTGTCGGATTGGGATCACCGAATGGGTGGGTTGTTACGAGTATCTTCATTTGGTTTCTTTCTTTGCTGTTGGCTTCGGCATAGGCTTGGATTTTTCCCGCGACCGATAGAGCATTTCAGCAAACGCGAATTCCTCCGGGTAGTCGATGTCCATGAACTCGTTTCGGTCTACAAACTCGAAATATGGCGTCTCGCCTAGAATGCTTTTCCATTTTCGCATTTTACTGGCCGGAAGGATACAGGCTCCGAGGTTGAGCTTGAAGGCATGGATTTGGTTCGAGCGCGTCCCGGCGAATGAAGTAAAAGTTGTTGGCTTTCTGTTCCACCCATCAAATATATAGTCATGAATCCTCGTAACTGTGTGAAGGCAATCGTAATTGAACGTCTTGTGTTGGCTGTTAGCGACTCTATCGTAATACGTTTCGATTACCTCATCAAATGATTTTGGCAGAATCAGCGGATTTGTTATAGGCGTCCAGACTATCACGGTATCGTTCCCGAAGTTCTTCATTACTGCGTTAGCCAGATGCTGGTAAACCTCGCTCATTGGTGTTGTGTCCAAGGAGAAATAAACATCTCTCTTGTGTTGAAGGATTCGGAATTGGGCGGCCTTGTTCAGGACGGCCGGGTCTTCCGATGACAGCACGATTCCATCAAGATGTTTGACCTTCAGTAGTGTCTGAAGTTTCAGGGTCGTGAGGTTCATGCCCGCGAATGGCCGAATGCTCTTACTTTCTACCCGTTTGCTTGTTCCCTTTGCCGCCACTAGCGCTATCGTTTTCATTGTTGGCCTCCGCTCACGTTGATTATTGCTCCGTTGATGTAGCTGGCGGCTTCTGACGCCAGAAAGACTATTACACTTGCTTGTTCATAGGCGCGGGCGAACCTTAACATTGGTATGTTTTTCATTAACATCTCTTCATCATCACTTTTGGGTGAATAACAAGATTTGAGCATATCGGTTTGTGTCTGACCGGGACAAATACAGTTGACATTGATATTCCACGGTCCATAAGTTGCCGCTTGGTGTTTTGTAAGCGCGATTACTCCGGCCTTACTTACCGTGTAGGCCTCCGATCCCAATTTGGAGTATGATAAACCTGCGATAGATGAGACATTGATAATCTTTCCCCGCCTCGCGTGCATCATGTGGCCTATTACTTCTTGACTTGTTAGAAAACAGGCAGTAAGGTTAGTAGCGATCACCTTATTCCAAGAAGATATAGTAGTCAGTTCAGTATTAGGAGTAAAAATACCCGCACAATTTACCAGCACTTCTATCGGACCCAACATTGCCCTTGCTTTATTCATATGTTGGGGCACGGCATCTGAATCAGATATATCCCCTTCAACACATCTGATTCTTTCGGGGAATTTCTTCCTTAATTCCCTCACAGCTGTCATGACTGTATTGGGACTTATGATCGTAACGTAGTCGCCCTCTTCTAGGAACGCTTCCGCCGTCGCTCTGCCTATGCCCCGTGAACCGCCAGTGATGAACACATGTCTAGGCATTATCATCCTCGAATTGGTGTACTACGTCAGGCACCGTAACGGCGAACCGAACGGCAGGTTTGTCGCCTATCACTCGTATTCTATGGTGAGCCCCGGCAGGTACATTTACAATATCCCCGGCGGTGACGTGCTGAGGAGCCCCATGTATCCACCAGATGAACGTTCCCTCTAATATTACCCAACACTCAGCGGCATTGGGATGAAAATGAAACCGATTCCCTTCTCCCGGCATCTGTTGGATGACTACACCTCCGAAGTGCTTATTGTAGGTCACTCGCACTGCCCAATTCCCCTCCTTGCCCATGAAACATCGAATTTTCGCAAGATTGGTTATATCGCAGTCTACGAATGTGTGGATATCAACATCATTTATTCCATCCTCTTGTAACACTCGTACTAGGTCACTATCCCGAATCACAGCATCGCCTCCGTATGTTGTTTGATCTTATACCCTCAGTAACTGGAAGATAGATGAACTCGACAGGGATATTTGCTTCGATAAACTCTTCTTCTCGGTCAATCCATTCTAACGTTCCCTGCCAGTCATCGCCCATGAAAAACACATTGAATCGTAGAATTTGCCATGTCTCTATTTTGTCAAGGGGAGGCACGACAACCTCGTCAACAAACCAACAGCTCCTGAGAATTTCGATTCGCTGTTCCAACGGGATAATTGGCTTGGGTTTTCTATCCATAATATACTCATCCCGGTTTACTCCTACGATGAGCCTATCACACATTGCGTCCGCCTTTTCAAGCAATCGCAAATGCCCGACATGGAATAGGTCGAATGTGCCTACTGTGTATCCTACTATCATTTCGGTTTCCTCAATAATAATGTCCAGTTCATGTTTCTGCTGCCTGATGGATAGGGATCGATGGGTTGGTTTAGCAATACCTCAAATTCCGGCAATCTGTGTAAGATATCCTCTGGAATCTGAATAGACATAGACTCGTATCCCCTGTCACATCCCTGGCCTAAATGTAGATGAAACATTATCAACCCATCTGGTTTTACTATCCTTTTTGCTTCGGATACAAACTTGTTCAAGTCATTTGCATGATCGAGGGCGTTGCTATAAACAAAGTCGAATTCTTTATCTCCGAATGGCACATTGTGGAAGTCACCTGCAATGCTCCAGGGCGGTGTCGCAATCAGGTCCAATCCAATGCAGTTGCTTCCTAACTCCCTGAGTATTACCACCTCTGCACAGAACGATGGACCAAGGCATATCGACCTAGAGTCTTTGAAGGTAATATGGGGAACGGCTGTCGCAAACCACAATCTAAATTCTATTAAGTGCTTCTTATGATGAAGCTTGAAGTATTCCTCCTCCTTACCCGACCAGCGGGCCTCTTTTTGGTGTTGAACATACGCCTCATAGTCTTTGTATTCTCGTTGTTTCATATCTTGAACTCGTGAAAGGGCCGCAATTCGTCAATGCTCATACTCAGGTTCGATAAGCTATATCTGTTTCGCTTAAAGTTTACACACTGCTTGTCCCAACCGGGGTAGTGTCGGTCCAGAAACACCGACGATTTATTCGGCGTCGGAAGTGATAGGCCCCAGAAGTCCCGTCGTACCAGTGGCAAAATATCTGTCTTTGAAAATGGCTTTAGAGGTGGGGGCGTCTGTCCATTCGAGCAGAAGTCAATCTTATCCTCCGTCTCCACATATGAGAAGATATCCACGAACGGCTTGCGGTAGTATCGCTCCTGCTCGCCGGTTTTAGGAAACATCTTCAGGTAGTGTCCGTTTTGGGGAGAATCTTCCTCCGCCCAACTGTATCCCCTTTCGTGGAGGTCATCCAGGGCGTCCGCAAATCCTCCCGCAGCATTTTTGTTAATCGTGATGTCCATGTCATCGTCCCACGGAATCTGTCCCCCGTGGCGTATGCATCCCAACAACGTTCCATAAATCAGCATCCACCCAACTCCATGAAGCGAGAAAACTTCGTCAATCGCCGCCAGCATGTCTATCGCCGCTTGCCTTTTCTTACTACTCCATACACCTTTGAACTGTGGCAATCTGTCGTAGATTCGTCTCATCTTTGGGGGCTTCTCTCTATAATCATTATACGCCTTTTCCCACGAGGACGAGACGACTTCTTTTGCCCCAATGTTGTACTCCTTGATATCGGTGGGAGAGTGTCCACACAGGGGGCAAAGGACTTCCAACTGTTCTAGTATCGCTTCATGCGTCAAGGCTGACATAGACTGAATGGCGATATCAAGGCCGAACACGCGGGCAATTGCCGCGCCTGGCCCGCAGGGATAAATGCCATAGTATGTCAGGCTCATCCCACAGTCCCATGGTCGGGGACAGACAGCACCGGGTAGCCCATAGTCAACCGGGGCCTTGTTGTAACTATCATGTGTTGGGACGATAGGGCCTGTCTTGCTACTGCTATTCACGTGGTTAATCCAGGGACAAGAACGGGCAAGCCCCATACTCTCTTGAGCACGTTGTCCACATCCGTGAGTGTTATACCACATTTTCAGGGTCGGATAGGCTTGTTTATACCGTAAAAAGGGTTCGATGACTTTCCTTAGTTCCGGGTGACAGCTGGGTTCTCCACCGGTTAGCTTGATGAGGTCCCAGGGTTTGGTTTTGGTGTAAGACAGAGAGTCCCGGACGAAGGCCGATATCTGCTGAACCGTCATATAGTTTTCAGTAGGAGCTTGACGACAAGACCTGTCGCAGTTATGACATTTCAAATCACAATGAGAAGTAATATCAATCTCTAGTTTCCTTGACAACCTGGTTCCATATCCCATCTCAGCCCAGTTCTGGTAGTCCTCTTGGGGATGGGAGACATTGCCAAACTCTTTCGCATCAAGGAACAAAGGTCTCACCTCCTAGAAACCGTTCCAGTCTCTCCGGTAGGTCCGAGAGCTTCCACGTATTCCGCTCCAGATATCCGATGAATTCCCTCATAGCTCCTCGGTCTAAGTCGCACTTCTTTCGTCTCAGTCGGTTTGTGTATTTCACCGTATCCTCCCATCCCACGCACCGCCAGGATACGCCAGGATGCCTGTAGACGGCCATTCCATAGGTCAGGACGGGAATGCCCTCCTTGATCGCCCTGACACCGCAGTGGGAGTCTATACACGCCAGGGCGGTGGCCTGTCCCATTGACTCGTCCAAGTCATCAATATCGTCCCACCGGGCATTGGGATATTGATTGATAATATCCCATGTGCTTTGAAGTATCTTGTAGGAAGGATGCTTTCGGACCCTAATGGGAAGGACAGAGCAGTTTACCAAGTCCTTTAGCCATTCCGTACTGTCCCGGTAGATGGGACAGACATCGCGGTGCAGTTTAAGATTTTTTTCGTGCTGGAGAATTACTAGCAAGTCACCATCTCGGACGGAGACATCTTCTCCGTTGGATGGAAATTCAGTTCCCATTACTCTCGATCCGCCGACACCCCCGATGTTCGGGGCAAAGGGGCTTAGACTTCGACAGAGGATGAATGGCATGTCGTCACCCTTACCTTCTTCCCAGTATCGCCCGAAGTCGTCCACCTCTGCATAGAGTATCTCGGTTCCATGGTCTATGCAATTCATCTTCACCGGGGGAAACCACGATTGGGTTCCTCCCCAAAAGATAGCATACTTGAACTTTATGGAGAGGGGATAGTTCGATGTCTGGCTTTGCCATCGCGTAATCTGATATCCCATCCCCTGGAACGCCTCTGCAATGCTGTCTAGGATCGTCCTGACACTGATCCCGCTCGGGTCGTTGTAGGAAAAGGCATTTGCCTCATGCACTAGAACCTTTTCTACCAAGAGATTCCCTCCTTCACCCGTCGGCACAGGTCTATCAATGTATCGGTTATCAGAATGGGGTCAATCTTCGCTAGGATATCCTGTCGGACTAGCTCCCGGTTGAGGGCGAACACGGACTCGAATCCATTCTCGAATTGCTTTGCGTTGACTGCGAAGTATCCGCTAACTCCCGGCGTAACGGACTCCGATACACCGCCGCTGGGACAGGCGATAACCGGGGTTCCCCTTAACATCGCTTCCTTTGGTCCGAGGGGGTCGCAGTCACAGCACTGGACTGGGTGGGCAAAAGCATAGGCGTTAGACATAAGCTCATGCTTCTTGTCATACCCTATCTCGCCGACGTATTCCGTGGCATAGTCCTTGATGTCCTCCCAGTATTCCTCGTCGCGGATTGGTCCCGCGACTATGAAGTCTAGCCCGAGCTTTTTACAGGCTTTCCCGGCAAGGTGAATGCCCTTGCAGCGGTGGATAATTCCCACAAAGAGAACGTATTCGCCGCCTGCTCCAAGCGGAACGGAACTGGGGTCGTACTCGATAACGTTATGGAGTACAGGATGGTTTCCACAGTCATAGTGACGGCCGAATTCCTTGCTTTTGTAGACTCGATTCCTGACCTTATCGTGGGGATACTTCTTGAACGGGTCGCCACCCATCAGGGACAAAGCATTGGGAAATTTCTGTCCGGCTATGTGGTAGGCCGAATAGTCGATGATGCAGTCGTAGTCTTTCCAGTTTTCCTCGATGCGTTTTACAAGATAGTCTTCCTCGGTCATGGACGGCTTGTGGGCCTCTATTACGTTCGTCGCTGGACAGGAGCTGTTAGGTCCACAATAGAGGTCAACCGTATGTCCCATTCTGATTAGGTGGCGAATATGGATATCGGTTACGCATTCCGCGCCCCCGTACATGGGCGGGGGAACTGACTGCTCGGGAGTTACTAGCCATGCGAGGTTCATAATCTGTCTTCTTGTTCCCGTGTAATGCGATGGTGTCGTATCTCATCTATCAGCCAGTCGGCGCATTCGTGGCATAAATCCAATTCCTGCCAATCAAAGTCACCATCTACTGAAGATGTCGATTTTAAAGAGCCTTTACCCGTTCCAACAGTACAGTATTCAAAAGGACCGGATTCCCAATTGGGATTCTCCGCTATTCGCCCACACAGGTCGCATCGTAATTCAATACATTCCCGTTTTGTGACAATCGTCTGTTCTACATTTCCGTATCTCTTCATACCTTCTCCGCTATTATCCACTCGTCCCTTACTATGAGTGTCTTGAATCCGAGTCTCTTAACGTGTTTGAGAGTAATTTCTAGAGGCATCAAATTGACGTGCTCAGGCAACAATGTCATCCCCGGCAATATCGCTACCTTGCCACCCACCTTCAATACTCGGCGGACTTCTGTCAGGAATACAAGGTAGATGAATCCTGGCAAGTGCTCGGTGATATCCATTGCCAGTATACGGTCAAACGTCCCCTCCGCGTATGGCATATTTGATACGCAGCCTTGGATGGCTTTCATCTGTCCATCAAAGTATTGGTTGCAAAAATCTACCGCAGGTTGGCTCCAATCTATTCCATGAATTAGTTGCTTCAGGCCGAATTTGTTTACCATCAGCCATGTGTCATCGCCTCCCCCACAACCGCACACGAGAATATCGTGTTCCCTGCTGAGGTCGAGGTCCGTCAGGCACTCCGTGTCTCGTTCAGGATGGAAAGTTGCTGGGTCTATCTCAGCCTTATCGGTCAGTCCTCTGTGGTATTCAGTCTCATACCAATCTTGTGTGTATTCGAATTCCATCAGTAGTCCGGGTTGATTCCCATACTCCTCATCCGGCGAGCGAACAACTCTAAGTCGTGATTCATCATTTCCGTTTTCTCCTCGTCCTTGATCGTCCTCGTCCCACCCTCGCCCCAATGATGGATGGCGACGGCGGACGTATCGATCATCAGGGGAGGCTTCACCTTGTTCATTCTCATCGCGAAGTCGGTATCGGCTCGGAATGAGTGACGAGAGTATTCTATACAGAATCCACCGACAAGATTGGCCGTCTTGATGTCATACGCAAAGGATGAATACAAGTAGTTCGCTGGCAGTAATCGATTGCGGCCCTCCCAGCGGAAAAACTGCAGATGCTTTCGGTGTCCGTCGCCTGAATGAATACCCCCGCCCTCGTCACGGAAAGACATGCCGGTGGAGTGCGGCAACTTAATATCAGGATTCGGATAGTCTGGGTTGTTTGACGGATACATGCCCCCAGCCACGGGTGTGTTCGTATACATAACGAGCTTGACCAACTTGCCGATGCAGTCGGGCTCCGGCACAAGGTCGTCGTCCCATCGTATGCCCACATCGAACTTGGCCTCCGTCATATGCCGCAGGGCTGTTTGGCCTCCTGCTGAATCACCGAATACGAAGTAGTCATTTCCAACAATAGTGACTTTATCCTGTAGGTCTTCTGGTGGTTTCCACATCTTGGTGTTACAATAAACGGGCTTCCCAGGATCGGCAACACAATACTCCGAATACTCGGCATAGTGGTCATCATTATTGTCTACCACGAATATCCGCTCCGGTGGATGGTCCTGATTGACAAACGCCCGCAGCGTAGTCCACAGTAGTTCTTCTCGCCCGCACGTCGGTATGCCTACAGCGTATCTCATAATCTATATCTCATCGTTTGCACGCGTCATGATAAACTGTACCATGCGATGAACAGCCTTAGGTTTCTCATCTAGCTTTTCACCTGCCCATGCTAAATCGAAGAACTCTTCATGTTCCCAGTTATCCCAATCAGCTATCTGTTCGCATACTCTTTTTACTGTGTCCTCATCGAATATCTTTTTCCAACCCTTTCCTTGTATCGGATTATTGGCAGGGATTTCACTATTAGCCATGTTACTTGTCCTTCCTCTGCTTTCGGCGGTTCCGGCGCTTTGTGGAGCCTACTTTTCGCCGTCGCCTGCCCTTGCTGTGTTTATTTCTATGGCTCATTGATCTTTGTCTCTTTTGTTAATGAGGTTTTCCATTATGATGCCAAGCACCACATGCACACGGACCATCTGGGTTGTCGCAAACTACTCCACCGTTGATAAAATGCTCGCCTCCATGCCCGGATAAACCACAGAGTTCACAATTACCCAGTTCGGGACCGTCGAACCAATGCCTTCCGTCTTCATCAGTAACTTGTAAGAGTGGGGAAAATTGAAACATGTTATCTGCCTGTTCATCCCTTCGCCCGGCCTTGTAAGCCTTCCTTAGCACCTTGGCAATGCTCTCTTCCGCTTTGGCTGTATCTTCCTCATAAACATAAGCGCGTCGCCAAGTTGCTCGTGACAGCAAATTTTTAGCCGCTTTCATTGCGTTGTACGTTCTCATCACTTCTCTCCCGGATTCATTTTTGTTTGCTCTTGAATGCTTGCTGGGCAGCCCAAAGCTTTCCCTCATAGAAACAGTTGGGACATGCATCTGGGGATGGGTCGATTATATTACAGCCCGTTATGATATCAACCCCACATATTGAGCAAGGTACACTGTATTCCCATTCCGGTTTTTCAGATGGGTCTCTCATGTATTTTGAGCATAAGTCCATTACTTTTCTCCCACCAAATCCAATGGCGTTACGCAATCAATCTCGCCAGCCCCTGCCCTATCCGCGATGTAGTCTATGTCTTGCTGGAAGCGTTTCCAGGTCACGTCCATCGTATCGCCCACCACGTGGCATACCCTATGGTAGACCAGCACGGCCAGCGACCCGCAGGCTATGGCGTTGTCCACGGCCTCCCTGACGGCGTTGGGATGCCGGACATCAGCTGCAGCTGTAATACCTATCACTGGATCATTATATCCACTTGGATACAGTCTCTTGCCGCCTGTCATTGCCCACCATCCAAGGTTCTCCGGCACCGGCGTCCCTATCGTCATCCGTATCCAGCGGAATTCCTCTTTCAGTTCCTGGAGGTGATCGGGTCCGGTTACATTGGTAGAACCGAAAGGCAGCATCAGGATGTCGCCGTGGAGACCCACATCATTGAGCATCTTCTTGGCCTCCAGGTAGTCGGCAGTCAGTCCGTCTTTGTCAAGGACGGGCACGCCGGGCTTTGGTTGACCGTTACCAGACCATGAGTGTGTGTTAGAATGGTTACAAATGCAGTGACCCATATCCTTCATGTCTTGGGATACGGTCTCTCTCAGTAGGAACCCAACAGCGCCTATCTTATCCGTAACAATTCCGAATGTACCCTTTAATCCATAGTCGTTTAGGAGGTGAGCAACGTCGAAATGGTCCGCCGTTCCGTCGTCAAATGTCAGCATTACCTGCGGTCTGTCTGTCATGGCTTGAATTCTCCTTGGGTCAGGAAGTGGGAAACGTATTCGTACACCTGGTCCACATCAGGGTCCCATCCCCAGACATAGCAGTGCTGTTTGGCCCCAAACCAGTTAGTCTCGCAGAGCCTCAGCTGGGTCCTTTCGGTTCCCCAGGCCATGTGGTCCTTGCCGCAGCGGGAGGCGATATGGTGGAGACCGGTTCCACCGCCCACGGCCAAGTCGCAATATCCTGACATATAGTTAATGGCGTCGTTGATACTCGTCTTGTTTACAAGGTCCATGACGCCCCCTGGCATATTCCACTCGGCCAAGTCTCGTATACGGCCCAATGCCATAACATTGTATCCGTCCGCCAACAGCAGGTCGGCCAGCTCGTACCAGTTCTCGAATTCCCAATTTCGATAGTCACTCATCGGCCGGTCTCGGATGCAGAGAGCAATTACTGGGGCATCCTTTATGCGAACGGCCTCGAAGGCAAAATTCGGGTCCGCCCTCAGCAAATCTGGGGCTCCTCTTTCATAGAATTCGTAGTTGAACTTCGGCTGGAACATCGCGTAGGTGAAGAACTGCGTGTCCTCGCCGAATTCCTCCTTGCCCAGCTTTAGTGTTTCCTTTATCAGGGCATCCAGTTCCAGCTTGAAACCCTCGTTGAAGTTGTGCCATAACATGCATTCGGATTCATGGGAGGGCACGTTATCCATCACCCGAACCTCATCCGCGAACTGGTAGATGCTCTCCTTACCCGGCTGGTCCGTGTAGACTACCATTCGGTCACAGCCACTCTGGAGGAAATGGTTCCTCATCACCGGCTGCCACGTGAACAATTCCCAGCCAAGTTCGCCGACGAACGGCGAGGCTACCATTGTTTTCTTTTTGTCTTCCGTCATTCTTTCACTCCGCTCTGTTTAATTCCGAACACGCTACACTAATGGCTTCTGCCCATTCATCGCTGTTTGGCTTCCCTCCGGATTTACTTACTCCTGAATGCAAGTGTACCAACCAACGTAGAGATTCTATCGCGTCGTCTAATCGTTTCTGAACATCCTTCATAGTCAAAATCCAACCGCATCGGTTCGCGCATCTCAGGCCCATACCAGTGGTATTATTTACCTCATGGTCCGAGAACATTACGGCCAGGGCTTCGCACCGCGGGCACAATCGGTTATCATGGCTCATTTCTTCACTCCATACAGTTCCGAGTCATACAGGTGATACTTGGTCAAACTCGCCAAGTCCTTCATATCATTATACACCGCTTGTCTCGCTACCTTGTGGCCATTCGGAATCAATGCCAAAAGATGAAAATTATCGGCTAACCACTTCATGCGGTCCTTGCAGTCATCGGAGAAATTCAATACTGATTTCTCAAAGAAGCTCGCCGGAGCGTCATCGTTCTCCCCATTATAGTATCCGTGCTCCTTACAGTATCGCCATATCTCTGTGCCCTTGTAGGGAACGAAAACCGACGCCCAGGCCATTGTCGGCAAACCCGTCTCTCTCCTTAGTTCCACGTTCATTTTTAGAGTATCTAGGTCCGTCTCCAGTGGATCGGGCGTCGGCAATCCCAGCATCTGTTCCGTTCTTACCTTGAAGTTCCGCATAGATAGCCAATCGAATGCCCGAAAGAAAGCTTCGTTAGTCATTGTCCTACCGAGAACATCCTTGCGCACTGTCTCATTGGCCGTCTCTATAGCCACAGTCAATCCGGTACATCCTGACTTTTTCAATAACGCTATCCTCTTGCGGGCGGATTCTTTCTGCGGGTCTAGGAATTCGATACGTGTCTGGGCATGATAGGGGAATGACCATCGCTCGGCAAATTCCTGAAGCCAAGTCAGGTCCATGCCAAATACATCATCCTGGAAGTAGATAAGCTGTGTTTCCTGAGACAGATTTTCCAGTTGTTCCAGTTCTACTAGGAGGTCGCCAACGTCGCGGGACCGGTGAGGAAATATCCGCTTCATGCTATTGTAACAATAGCTACATTTATAGGGACACCCCAGACTTGCCATCATCGACTTGATGGGGCTTGCCTTATAATCTGGATAGTTGGCGTAGAATCCCTTCCTTGACGGTATTGATAGGGGCTCTGTATTGTTACCACAGATAATCTTTGACTTCATATTCCCGCTAAGGATTTGTCTCAGGGGTTCCTGTCCCCTTCCGACCACTACCACGTCGGCGTGCTCAGCACATTCCTTAGGAAAGTAGGATGCATGAGGACCGCCAACGATAACTCTTCGGCCAATCTCACGAAGACGACCCATCCATTGATATGCCCGTTTGTGAATTCCAGTATAGAGAGAAAATCCTATAATATCAGATGCTACATCCTCACTATAAAATCCTTCATTGAAATCTACTGGCTTAATTGTCGTATCCCAGCCCTCGTCCTCCGATACCGCCGCAAGATGCATCAAGCCAAGGGGTTCAACCTTAGCCTCTTGACAGAGAAGAAGAAGACTCTTGTTCACTTAATCTCACCAAGCAACCCCTTCAATGTGTTAGTATACCTCTGTCGGGCCTTCTCTCGTTTGTCACCATATGAGCACCCGATAGGCAACAGTTCCGGGGGTTTCTTATCGCCTAAAATTGCCTTGTACGCCCCACGAGGTAAGAATTGATATGCCTCTCCAAGCTTGGCCTTCCGGTCCGCCCATTCAATTGTAGGCAGAATCAGCTTATCGGGGGGTTCGATACCGAATTTCTTGTAAATGACAATATCCAGCCGTTGCTGAAACTCCTCGATATAGGGGCACTTCTTTTTGAGGGCGGTATGGATATCTCCGGTATATGCTTCGTGTGCATCGTGTAATAGAGCATAAAGTCGTGTTGTAACGGATGCACCATAAAAGCTATGTCGCACCAGTTCCTCGCAGTATAGACAATGCTCCAGAACGGAAAACGGCTTTTGTATTACCCCGTTCCATCTGCTTATCATAGATAGATGGTAGGCGATGTCCTCTAGCGTCACGTCGTCTTCGGTGAATCCTTCTAAGGGAAATAGGATACCCGATGAGGTAATCAACGACGGGACTTTCGTACTTTCTTGATTCTCTTTCTCAGGAATTTTTCCAGTCCTCTCGATAGGGCCATTGAACGGAATCGTTCTCTAGCAGGAGCAGGGCTTTCCAATCTTTCAATTGCTTCGTCGTCAATGCCCTTCACTAGCATATCCACCGTCTTGATAGCCTTCCGCTTCCTCAACCAGATGAATACCAACAGACCGAACAGAATCGGCGACAGCCAAGTCAGCCAGGATGTGTCCAAAGTTATCATCCCTATGTTCAGTCCGCCCGTCTGCTGTCCCACGGATTGCTTCAGTTCCTGCTCAAGCCGAAACTCAATCTTGCCCTTGATATCCCTGGCCAACGCCGCCTGGAACTCAGGTGAGGCAATCTTGGCCTTTATCTCGGCGTTGACATCGGCCTTAAAGGCATCCTTCTCTACACCGTCACAGCCGGACAGAGCGACTAGAGCAACAGCAAGCCCAACATAGAGACAGCTATTCGCAATGAAAGTTTGAGTACGTCCCATCTTGCCTTCTCCTGTTTTAGCTTCTTAATCTTATCCTCAATCGCCATCTGCCGGGTTCGCTCCATGATGTCGATGCGGCCTTCCGGACTACTGGCCTGAATGATTGTCTTCCAGGCTAGATATGTATCATCCTCGCCAAGACCGGCTAGGGCTGTTTCCGCAGCCTCAATCCCTTCCTGAATGCCCAATCCCACAAGGGCGGGAATGATGGGTTTCACGATGTCAAAGATTTCCTGTTCATCATCGAACATCTCTTGCATCAGCTCGATAAGCTTGGTGGCGATTGCTTGCGACAGGTCGCTTGTCAGTCCTTCATTTTCTGCCACGATAATACTCTCCTCAAATAGGTGTCATTGTCAATTCGGTAGGGTGCGAACGGAAGTCTGTGTCGTCGTATCAGCTCCTCGGTTCTATCGAGGTACTCCAGCGAATACTTACACCAATAAGCCATTGCCACCATCTCGCATTTCCAGAGGTCTCGCGTATCCTCCGGCCACTGCCAGTCTTGGCCAATGTACTCGCAGCCCTCGTTCCAGTTGGCCTCATGCTGACCCAGCCATCCCTGGGCGAGTCCGCCATCGCCCACCATCTGGGTTCCATTCACCGACTCGTGCTGGCGAAGTAAGTCTAGGGCACGACGGGCAGCAGGGGCATTAAGGGTTATGCCGGGGTCACCGACATTCCTCAATACAACACCGCCCGCCGTACCGCATCCACCGACCGAAAAGGAGACCATCATGGTTAGCAAGATGTTATTCATAATTACACGCGCTGATGCCCTTCCTCTGCGGTGTGGGCTTGATCTCCAGCGCGTCGAGGTAGCCTTGGCCTACACGGTGCAGGTCAAGTTCACGCTTGTTGAGGTTGAACCGTTCACCGATCTGCTTGCGCTGGTAGTCTCTCTCGGGGTTGGAAACATGGACGCAATCGCAGACGACCATCTCTCCGCTGATTACGACTACCTTGAACACCCACCCCATGTAAGAACGGTCGTAAACGAAACACCCACCGATATCGATATAACTCCGATATCCGCGTTGCACCACGAAATAGTCTCCTTGCTCGATCATGTTATTCTCCTGGTGCTTCCTTGCCTGTGCGGAAAAAGTTCGAGACCGCCTGGAGGTTCTTGGCCGCCTGTTCCATTGTCTTAAGCAGCAGTTCCACTTGCTCCAGGCGGGAACCTAAGACTTCCTCGGGGGTAGAATCTGGGGGGATAGCCCACGGCTCCCTCGTCCCGGCCTCGGCGTCCTTCACCGTCTCCGATAGGGTGATTTCCGCCGTGTAGAGGGCAGACTTCACACCGGTCGGGATATTGGCACAACCCATCAGCCCCACGAGGACTGCCATCAATACTACGCACATCGTTACCTTCTTCATATCTGAATTCCTTTCCTGGTTTCATACAACTGTTTCATTTCCTCTACAAGACGGTCGTCGTCAAATAGCACGTCAATCAGGTCGTCTATAAGATGTTCTAAGCTATGAGTAGAAAAACGATCTACGCTTGCATCTGGGCTTTGTCGAAGAATATCCCACACCTTGTTCTGCGTCGCCAATTCTAACCTATCCCAGTGTTTCATTCCATGACTCCTATTTCTTTGAGACTATTTGACGGTTTTGTAATGATTTCGCGTGGTGTAACAAACGGACCTCTGCCTAATCGATTCTGCCACCACTCTATTATACCCTCGGCGGGATATATGTCAGAGGGAAAAAAGATTCTGTGTGGATATAGCCTGGCAATCGCCATAGAGCAGGGCTTACACGGCACACCATTGAGATACCAATCGCATCCTTCCAGGGACTGCCCAACCTTTGCCGCGTTGATGATGCAGTTGATTTCGGCATGGATGGTGCGAATACAGTGAGCGACAATAGTATCTCCATGTGTGATGATATTGTCTTCTGAATTAGCTGAAAAATTCATCACGTGAATCAATTCATGTCCCGCCTCATCGCAATGAGGCTCCCCGTCCACCGACCCATTGTAGCCGGTCGCTACGATAACTCCATCCTTGGCCACCACGCACCCGGCCTTGAACCTATCGCATGTGGAACGCTCGGCCACTTGAAAGGCTAGCTTCCAGAGATAGTTGTCCATACTGAGTCTGAGTCTCATCCTGCAAACCTTAGATCGTTTCTTTTATATGCTCGCCTAATGTCTCTGTTTCGTGAGTAACAGGGACCATTATTCTGTTTATTCTTAATAGCCATATTCCTATATTGCCAACGAACCTCTTCTGGCGTCCCCGTCAATGCCCACCTCATTATTTCGAGTCCCATGAAAGCATCACCAAGGGTTCCATAGGCAAATTTCACGGCCCTTTGGATAGATATTGGCCATTGTCCCTTGAATGTCTCTTCAAAGAGTTCCTTAACTCCCGATGAAAGCCCCAGTTTCATAAAAGCCTTCTTACTGATTTTCTTTCTTACCTTCATGCCATTTCTCCTATCGGTAGGCATTTGCTCACGCCGTTCTCCTGAACGACCTCGTATGCCTTATCTGCCTGTTCTATTATATCCGTACTGTGACTTACCATGATTATCTGGACGCCCAGCATCTCGGAAAGCTCCTTCAGCATCCTCCCGAACTGCCCCTGCTTGTCCCTCGACAGAAATCTCCCCGGTTCGTCCAGTATAAACACCGGGGCAGGCTTGGGGACCATTAGGGACCAGAAAGCGAACCTCAGAGATAACGATGTAACATCCAGCACTCCGCCGCCCACCTCTTCCCTCGGCGAGAATCTATCGCCGTCCTTGAGAATCCACGGCGTGGCCTCGGACTGATTTCGCTTGACATCGAATTCCAGCTCAAACTTGTACTCATCACCATAAACTACGGAGAGGGCCAGGGAGACCACGTCCTCTACAAAAGTGCAAACTTTCTCCTGTGTCAGAACTAAAACAGAATTGACAATATCCCTGGCCCTCCCACTCAACAGCACACCTGACAGCGCATTCTCCTTCCCACGGGAGGTCTTGTCAAGCTCCTGTTGGAGCCGGTCCCTCTCCGCCAAAGTCTTTATCAGAAACTCTGAATGTTGTTGTAGGTTAGTCAACCCAGCAATCCTTGTAAGAGATAATAGGTGGGGGCAACAGCATGGCGAACATGAATAATCGTTTCCACAGCACAAACGAATGTAAGAATTGTAGTTATAATACTGGAAGCGAATCCTACAGCCATTCGGGCACTTGCCCGTCCTGGATATCCACGCCCCTCATAATATCCGCCAGGATTTTTAATAATCCTCTCTTCTTTTGTCGCTCGAATTCCCATGCGAAGCAAGAATGGCAGCAAGACAATACCAATAACTACCAATATTCCACAGCATATTGCCGTTACGGTTGCCTGAGATTGAAATTCAGAAACAACCCGTTCGGCCAATGGTTGCACCTTATCTGCCGCCATACCCATCTTGTCTGCGAGCTTGTCAATGACATCGTTAACTTGATTCGCATCCATTGCCGTTTCCTTTCATCTCTGCCATCATATCGTCAAGGTCAGATACCCGTTCCCGAAGTTGCTCTTCCTTTTCCTCGGTATCAACCTCTAAGGTCTCTATCCGTTTCTCGGCTTCCTCAACCGTGCCGATGCCCCACTTGGTGCCCAATGTCTCCAGCAGTTGCTTTCGACGGCCTATCAACTCGGCCCTTTTCGTCCTGGCCTTGTCGAGGGCTATCTTTGCTTCCTTGGTCTTCTTGGTTATGTCGCTCATACCCTATTATACCCCGCTCGTCAGGTGTTCCAGGATTTTCTCTCGAATTTCTTTCGGCGTGTCATCGGCCTCAAAATGGGCGGCGAGGTTGTCAGCAAACGATACGCCGATTTCGCCGGTTTCCTTGAGTTTGCTCACTAACTCGTCAAACCTATGTTCGTCCTGCTCCATTGGTTCATCCTTCTCAATAAACACACTTTCTGCCGGTTCTACATTTAGGTAGATATCCCTTGGCTCTCGTGTCTCGGTGTCGAAGATGACAACCTTCGGCCGGTGTTCCCGGTCCCTCTTGCTTCTAGTCAATCTTAGCATGGCTCCGGGGTTGATGGCCCAGATATTTCCTACTTGAACGGAAAACGGATAGTGATAGTCACCCAGCACGTAGAGGTCATATCCAGGATGCTTCCGCATGAACTGCTTTGGTCCGGTCAAGTCATGCCCAGGCCACAACGGGCGGTCGCCGACCATCACGTGGGCGACGAGGACTTCAAACGTATTACCTGATGTCAATGTCACGGGGAGGATTTCCTGACCGAAACAAGAACCTGAGAAATGTTCCTTATCGCCTCTATCCCACCATCCATTTCCAACTCGAAGGGGGATAACTACTCCAGCAGCAGCCAAAATTGCTAACATCGACCGTCTCATAGAGGCTTCAGTATGATATGACAAATCATGCTGTCCATGTATTACAAAGAAGCGGCATTTTTCAAGTTCCTCTTTTTGCCATCGAAGACGTGCGATGACTTCGCTAACCAATTCACCATTAGGGTTTGGTGAGTCAAAGAAGTCCCCAGTCTGTATCATAGCATCGCATTTTTCTACAATGCAGATTTCCAATATCTGCTGAACTTTGCCAAGACAAGTTTCCATGAAATTCTCATCGGTCCGGCCCTGCGGTGTCCGAACCCGTAAATGCCCATCGCCCCATAATAGAATTTTCATCTTTTCCCCTTCCATAGGTCACGAATCAAGTCCCCGGTTATCTTGTCACAGAACCAAAGAAAGTACAGGGGAGCAAGCAGCAGCGACCCGACGATGACCAGGAAAGTTACGAAATGGTATCTAATCTTGCTCATTTTCTTTTGCAGAGAGTTGCTTCCTTGCCTCATGGGCAGCTTTCTTGGAAAGATAGATCATCCAGTCATAGTCTCCCTCTGGGTCTGGGCCTTCATATCCGGCGATACAAGTCTCACAGGGACTATCGCAGGGAACTAAATCTCCAAGACGACACCCGCATTCGCATCCTTCAGATACAAGTCCATCATAGTCGTTACAGAAAAGCCATTCACTCACAATAGCTCGAACGCTCTTATCACCATTCATCTCAATTCACCGGACAGAGGAACACCGCAGGTTGCCCTTCTCCCTCTTCAACGACATCTCCCTCGCCGTATCCCTGTTCTTCTAGTTCCGGGGTAAGCTTTGCCAGGAATCTCTTACCGTACCACGTAGTTTCGGGGACATAGACATCCTCGCCATCCACGTCACTGAGCGGAGAATATCCATTACCCTCACGGTCTTTTTGGATAATGACTACTTTATCACCGTCTATTTTCCGAAGTTCCTCAATCAGTTCTCTTACAGTCATCCTAAATTCTCCACAGATACGATTTTAGCGGTTATGTTGCTTATCTCTATATCGCTTTCCGTTTCTACCCACGTTCCGTCTGGCTTAAGTTCAAACGTATTGTGATTATACCGTGGGTCTTTTGCCCTTTCTTTCCTAACTTGGCTAATCAATCTATCCATGTCACTTTTAGGAATCATTTCAAGTTCTCCAGTACCATCTGCCTATGCTTATCGTCAAGCTCCTGCCCGCACACGGGACAGTTCTCTATCTTCTCCAACAGGCTATTATACACGCCTTCCATCCTGCCTACCTCGTCATCCAAGTCAATTATTACTTCCTCCTCTACCTGAATCTTGGCCACCAATTCGGACAAATCGTCTCGCTCAACCTCCGTTCGATCAAGTTCCGCCAGTCGGCCGGACATTTCGTCATAGATTTCCTGTCCCTTGTCAACATCCCTCAATACCTGAAGCTCGGCGGTTATCTGGAGGAGGTTGTCCACGTGGGCGTCTAGGGAGCAAACGTTCAGCGTCATCTCCCGGCATTCCGCGTAGAGTTTCTCGACTTCCCCTATCTTCTCATCCATCCCTTCGGGCACCGTAATGGTCGCCAATATCTCGTCCACCGCCCAAACCTCGGATAACCACTCTATGAGGTCCTGCCTGGTCGCCCTAGAAGCCGTCAGGCTGGTCTGTAGGGCGTTTGCCTCCTCTACCCTATGGGAATACACGGGAAGCTTGTGATAGAGGCTTAGGGACGTTTCTAGCGTCTTTTCCAGTTCCTGGAGTCTGTCGGCCTCTCTCTTGTTTTGCCGAATATCGCCGGATAGTTCATCGGCGCACCGCTCGGCCTCGTCGAGGTGGACGACATCATTGAGGGCGGACGCTATCTTGCCGGGGCTATCAAGAACTAGGAAGTGTCCGTCGAGCTGGGCTGCGACGTTGATTTCCTGGATATTGAGGCGGTCGGCGATCTCCTGGGGCACGTCGGAGCCGAGGGCTTCAAATGGTTCTTCATCGTTGAGCGTGTAGGTGTTTGTGGAACCTTTGCGATATCGTTCTATGGTATCGTCATCCATATGGATGGTGAAAATACACTCACCGTTTGAGCCGTGTCGAATGAATGATTTTCCACGAGGCCGATTCCTGAAAACCCAAAGCAAACCGCGGATGATAGAACTTTTCCCTGCGTCATTCGAGCCTATCAGCACGGACAGGCCGGGACTGAACTCCAAGTTCGTATTGGCGTGACTCTGAAAGTTTTGAATGTCAAGCGACTTTATCATGCTATTGCCTTGGCCAACACGGCCGGTCGATAGTTTTGTATATGCTGTTCTGCCAAGGTATTGTCCCTCTCGGCGGTTATCGCATAGAAGACTTTGCGGATTTCAGGGTCGTCCTCATCGACAGTTAAATGACAGGAACGACAGAGTGTGATTAGGTTGCTGGGGTCACAGTTCATCTTAACAAAATCGATATGGTGAACATCGAGTTCTTGACACCTTTGTGTATTTTCCTCTTTTACCTTGCCACACATTTGGCAGATATTGTCGTCGGAATTGCGGATAAGTTGCTTGAGAGGGTCTGTCCAATCGAGGCCGTAAGGTTCAAAGGAGACACCGCCTTTCCATGCCGGGTTATTGGGACCAACGTTCGCTTCCGAATGTATTTGATACCATTGCTTTCTTGCCTCACTTATCTTCTTTTTGGTTTGTTCTTGACATTTATAGGTCTGTCCATACATACCGTTGTTCGGTCCGATCTTTATCTCGCTTCTTATTTCATGACTCCGCCGACACACGAGTTGAGCACTGGGGTAAAGTTCCTTCACTTGTTCCCCTTTGATGCCATGGATATTCATATGTTTACTGAGCACCCGCAACTTTACTTCACAACTGGGAACCGGACATTCTACCCAGAACTCGCCACGACGCCATCTGGCGATAAACCCCTTTTTACGTCTGCTGTTCCAAAGACAATGATTTTTCCCACTTACGTTCTCCAAACTCTTTTGACAACAAGTCGGCGCACCCGGATGTTTCTCTAGATACTGAGTGGGAGTCATGTCATGAATTCGCAAATGAGAATAACCAACCCTCTTCATTCGCTTACCACACTCCAAGCACTGAATCCAAAATATCCCTTCACGCCACCTTGGAATCCACCTACCCATTCTACCTTTCCAAGCATAGTGGTTCTTACCGCTTGTCTTCTCTCGATATTTCTGAGAGATCGTCGGAGCACCAGGGTACTTTTCACGATACTGGGTGACGGTCATATCGTGAATCTTCAAATGGCCGTTGTCGCATAGGATTTCAAATCCCCTACCACACACTCGGCACACCACATAGTCGATGTTTTCAACCTCTATCGCTATCTGTGTCATAAAAGAAAAACCTTACCTTACCACACCTTTCCGTACCTGACCTAACCGGACCGAACCGTACCAGGCCTAACCGGATTTCAACTCATTATACGCCTGCTTGTAATTGTATTCGCCGTCTTTATCCTGCCAATGCATCTGTACCCATCTATATTGTTCCAACCGGAAATTTCGTAACCATTCTGCAAACGGTAAAGGGCCTCGATGTGCACTTCGTTGCCTAGAAAATTTATGGCAGGACGGACACAAAACCAGTCCATTCATCGGCTCGTGTCTCAGAGTCTTTATAGTTCTATCTACTAAATGATGACACTGAGGATTCTTGTCCGAGTTGCAGATTGCACACTGATTCCCGTCCCGTTCTTTTACTCTTTTTCTCCATTCCTCGTCCGCTCGATTTCGCCAATACCGACTTCGTAGATCATCCTTCTTCTTCTGAAGCTTGCTCTTCTTTTTCTTTTTCTTCTTCAAGATTCACCCACCGCCTGTTCCTCCATGTCCACAGAGTCTCCTCTATCTTGACTATCAGATGTTCGTGTCCGTTTCTTTCGTACAGGAGTACTATGTAGGACGCGCCAGACTCTTGCGACTTCTTTTTCAACATCCACCTCCATGTCATTATCCTCAACTATCTTTACCAACGCATCCCGGCCCTGGACTTTCTTCCCATCCCATGACCACCAGCTACTAGCTGTAGTGAGCTTGCTGTCTATCTTCTGTTCGGATAACCATTGAAGGTTAGACGCCAAATCATCAATCCCAAAATCAAATTCTAGGAGAAAAAATCCTGTCCTAAAGGGAGGCGAAATTTTATTCTTTTCAACCTCGAAATTTATTCGTATCCCCGTAGGTTGTCCATGTTTGTTCTTCAGCGTCTCCCGGTGTTTTAGCAGTACCCGTGTACTGGCATAGAACTGAATTGCCTTGCCCCCGGATACTGCGTGCTTCTTTCCAAATGATACCCCCAGCTTCTCTCGCGTCTGGTCGAGGGCCACGATTGTTAGGTTACTCTTAGCGATAGCCACAAGGTGCTTCCTAAACGCTGTAGAGAACATCTTTGCCCTCGATGTGCCATATGTGGCGTCTATCAGGTCGGCCCTGGCTTCGGCAAGGGATGGCAGGGCGCTGAAGGTATCGATGCCCATCGCCACAGGTTGGTTGAGTCTTCCATCCTGTATCAATTGGCAGGCCGGGCCTATTTCCTCGTCGAATAGACCCTCAATACTTTCAGGAACTCGATAGGTGAACTTGTCGTCAATCTTGACCATATTCTCCAAAGCATACTCGTCCTCATCTATCGCGGCTAATGATTCCTGATTCCATGGTCCTGTGTGGAGTCCAAAGATTTCCTGAGCCCTGTCGAAGTCCAGCGTGATTTCTGCGTCCTCGAATATCGCGTGACCGCCCATGCGCTGGGCAGAACCGAGAATCTCTTGGGCCAATACAGATTTGGCTGTAGAGTTGTCACCGTAGATATGGACGACCCTTCCGGAACCCACACCCCCCGGATACCTGTCCGATATGGCGAGGTCCAGCAGGGTGGAGCCCGTGGATAGGTAATACTTACAGGGTGGCAGTCCCTCTCGCTTCAATTCAGTTATTGGTTTTATCTTCCGGCGTTCTTTTGGCACGTCGTTTCCTCGTTATCCTTTCTTCCCTATCATCATCCAACTGCCCAGAAGCCTTCCGCATTTCGTGCTCCTTGACCTCCACATCACCCCAGTATTCGCCAAGGTACAACTGTATCTCATTCTTAATCATGCTACGTCGGTGCTCAAAGGCATTCGCCAATGTCGTCGCCTTGTCGGCATCCAGGTCGGCGTCTATGGATTCCCTGACCACCCTCTGCACATCCGGGTGCAGGTCAATTGCCGATTTAACTGCGGACTCCGTTACCTTGGCCAGTCCGAACTCATCCGGATTGTTTCGGATATCCCTATCAGCCTCGGCCTTTACCTCATCCAGTAGTAATTTGTGTCTCTTGGATACCGCCTTCAATTCAGCCGCCAATTCGCCGGAGTCACAGGCGAGGGATGGCTGGTTTTGGGCGTCCTTGTGCAGGGCGTGAATATGGACGACCAACTTTCGCCTTAACTTGGTGTATTGTTCTTGGTCCGTATCTTTCATTCCTCGTTCCTCTTCCGCCTACGCTCCTTAATCCGCTCCTGAATCGTGCGGGTTGCTTCACTCACCTCTTCCTTCTCTTCTGATTCTTCTGGCTCGTCGTAAGGGTTAGGCTCTTCATTGGGTTCTTTTGATTCCGGTTCGGGTTTGGGCTCAGGTTCTCGTTTGCGTCTCCTGCGAGGTTCCTCATCTGGTGCTTCCGTCTCATCCTTTGATTCTCTTCGGCTACGTCTGCGGGTGCGGGGCTCCGCGTCCCTGCCCTTGTCAAACTCATCCTCAAGCTCGTTCTTCAAATCTTCATTGCCACCCTCCTCATCAACCGTACCGAGCATCTCGGCGAGTTCGTCGTAGGTATGGAACTTCAGCACGTCCAGGAAGCGCGGAACGTCCTTGCACCAGTCGCTGATATCCCATCCTCGCTTCTTTACGCGGTATCCCCCATAGTCTACATCGTACCATTTTAGACCCCACCGCTTGAACATGAATACATATCCATTTACCGGGTCCAATAAATCGATAAACTCTGGGTCACCACCCTCATCTGTTTCCGTCATGTCCTCCGACTGGTCCAGGATACCCAGTTTGTATACCTTGGTGTAGGGCATGATAAAGAACTTCGTACCCTCTTCCTCGGTATCCTTGTCGGTGGCATCCACAACCCATCCGAGCATCGCCTTCGGTTTGGGGTCGGAGAAACCGCCGGAGAACGGCTGGAGATTCCTGACGACGGCGTACAGTTCCTTGCGCTCTTTTTCACCTACGCCGTCTTTGTGCTTCTTGTAGTATTCCAGTTCCTTGTCATGCTCCTCACAGACAGGACACTTGGCCGACCTTATCTCGGCCGGTATTTCCACACTCAATTCATGGAGGTACTGGGCCATCCACTTGGGACACAAGGCCGACTGGTCGTTGGCCCCGATGCTCCGGTGGAAATACAACTTGAACGCCAACAGGTCCGGGTCATCCTTGTGGGCTGGGAGTAAGTGAGCCTTATGGACTAGCTCACCCCCATCTTCGGCAGAAGCCGTCGTATACTGGGATATATTCAGGTCCTCCAATGTTTCCTGTCCCACGATGAATGCCTGCCGGTTCTGGAATCCGTCGCCCTTCTCGGCCTCCTGTCGGTCCTTCCTCGCTGCGTCTCTCCTCGATTGCCTAGCTTTGCTCATGTAAGTTTCCTTTCTGTTATTCTATTGCTGGTAAAGAAATCTCAACAACGAGAGCTACGCGAATTCCCGTGTCTTCAGACAAAAACTCTTCCGCATCCCGCTCCGCCTCTTTCTTTACCGTTGTCAATGCGGTATCAACATCCCATTCATCGTGCTGGTCATAATACAATACGACATATTCTTTGTGGGCTTTTACGGTTGGCAATTTAACATTCTTTACCACTTTGCCCTTCACTGTCTTAGTCATCTCACGCTCCTGTCCTACTTGCCCTGAACAGCATACACACCAGCCCGGCCTCTCCGGAGTCATAGGTGTGGTCCGTTAGTTCCTCTATCATCGAGGCAAACTTTTCCGCCTCGCTTCCCTTGCTTCGCAACAAACATGATCTCAAGTATCCCAATATGCTTCGTCTCACTTTCTCTGGGTCTCTGTCTGCAAGTCCTAGCTTATTATACGTCGCCGTTATCTGCTTCCACGTTCCCCCGGCCACAATTTGTTTGCATAAATCGAGAACGCCCTTTTCCTGTGTGGTGAATGACTGAACCGCCTTAATTGCATCTTTCAGTAATAATCCTTCCTGTTTTTCTAACAGGACTAATGCTATACGGGGACAGCCCTCGGCGTTATCTACAATTGCTTCAATCACGGTATCGCCTGGGCTATTCATCTTGGTTGTGTTAATGGCCTCAATCAATAAGTCAATTATTTCCTCATCGCCCAGCTTGTTTACCTCTATGTGCTCACAGCGGGTCCGTATTGTCTCTAGCAGCTTGTTGGGATTCGTGGTGCAAAGGAAGTAGTATGCAAACTCCGGGATATCCTCGAAGGTCTTGAGCAAAGCATTTTGAGCATCTTTTGTCAGGGCTGCGACCTCATCCAGTATCACCGCCCTACCGCCCCCACTGAACGGGGCAGCCTCGGCATATCTCTGGAGGTCCCTCGCCATGTCAATTCCCCGCTCGCTCGCCGCATTCTTCTCTACAATGTCAAAGTCCTTGCACCCGAACTCGGCGGCCATTATCCTGGCCAACGTTGTCTTGCCGCATCCTGATGGTCCCTTGAACAAATAGCAATGGGCACGATTGGCAGAATCGGCCTTGACCGCCTTCTTGAGGGCGGCGATTGCCGACTTATTGCCAATGAAGTCGTCGAGTGTCTTTGGTCTTACTGTTTGGTAGAGCATTAATCAATTCTCTTCATAGTCGGGCATTCCTCCTCAATGACAAATGCCTCGAATCTCTTGCCACATTCGGGTCCGGTATGCTTGGTGGGTTGGTTGTCAAGAGCATCCATGAAGCTACTGTTTTTGAAACCAATGGGAATACCATTATCGTAAACAGCGGTTAATTCGCCTGTGTAATGTCCCACAGCCTCTCCACAGAAACAACTTCGAGAGATTGATCGTAACGTAAATACATCTTTACAACGTGGACAATAAAGGAGTTTCATTACGCATTCTCTCTTTCCACCCCATCGGCTATTCGGATACAGGCCTCGCCAAAAATACGAAGATTCTTCGGGGTGATAAGACAATTTGATGCAAATACTGCCCCTGTACGTTGGTGTCTTTCTTTTACATCTATCCATATCCCCTCTCCCTTATAGCGACTCACGCGGACGGCTGATCCTCTTGAATCTCTTATTGTTTTGCTTCTCATCATATCTTCTCCATTTTAAGCAAGTTTCGGCCTATCTTCCATTCGGCCTCCCATGGAACCGCCTTGTCCCAGTCCCATATCGACCTCTTTACTATTATACGCCCCATCTCCTCCACGTCCTCGACCTCTGCGTCAATTACGTCAAAAACAATTGAGTCGTGAATCTGGCCGCATATCCAGCTTTCCATCTTCCGCTCCCTCATCTGCTTTTCCATTATTAGCAGCACCTTGAGCAAACGATGGAACGACGGCCCCTGACTAGGGAAGTTACCTATTTGCTTGTGGTTCAAGAACCCCTGTCTGCCATATTTTGCCCTAAATCCTGTCTTATATGGAATGTATCCCTCTTTCTGGTAGAACCGAACTAGCTTTTCCTTCCATGCCTTCAGGTCCGCTAGGTCGTCCCAGAATATCTCCTCGACCTCCTGTATTCGCTTCTCGGTCCACTGGGGGTTGTTCTTTGCTATGCCCTTATAGTAGTCGCCATAGAACTCTGGGAACGTGAATCCGTTCTTGCCCTTGTATCGCTCCTCGGAAGTTATCTCGTTTTCCGGTTTTTGATAGAGTAAGGCAGCATAGTGTCTGTGATAATCCACGTTGTTCCGGATGTTGTAGATGAGCCTCTTGTCTTTTGACTCGCAGGCCAGCATTCTGACCTCGGCCCCGGAGAAGTCCAGCTCCATCAGCCAATCATGCTGAGGGATGAGGCATGATCTTAATCTCGCTAATAGGGGCAGCCGAACAGGGATGTTCTGGAAGTTAGGATCAACGCTACTTGAACGGTACGACGATACGGAATGGAGCAGAAAACTTGGATGCAGTAAATCGTCGTCCCCCATTAACTTCCTGTATCCCTTACAATATCCAGCTAATTTTACCAAATGGGCTTGATGCTGACAGGATTCGATAATCTTTGCGTTTTCTGAGTCGGATTCAACCTGCTTTAACAGGAACTTTAGCGACTCAGCGTCCGTCGCGCAGTCATCCGGGTTGTCGGTGTCGGTGCCCTTACCTGTCAGCTTCAGGGGGCTTAATCCCATTACGCCATAGAACAGACGTTTCTGTGCTTGATGGGAACCGCTGTCCCATGTCTTGCCATACTTCTTTTGGTACTCAGTAAGGCAATCGGCCCCCTGTTTGCCGGTCAGTATGTCGAGGCTGTCCTGTGTTTCCTTTTCCAGCTCGTCAAGGCGTTCTCTGTCTACCTTAATGCCCCGTTGCTTCAGGGAGACCATTACGGGAATTGCCTCATGGAACAGTTGATATGCCCGTTCTAGGTCAGGGATTATCTGTTTATCTTGATCCTGTTTCCACTTCAAAAGATATCGAGCATCTAAACAATTATACCTGGCGACGGTCTGTAGGAATTCGTGCTCTAGGTCAGCAGGGTTGACCTGCCCCTTATACAAAGCGCCGTACCGGACATAGGTCTGGAACTCTTGGCCACATACCCCACGCCGGTTATCCAGTACATGCTCCCTCACCATCGTATCACAGATGACGTTGTTTATTCCGCCACCAAGCTTGACCTGACTCCACAGCTCCTCAAATTGCCAGTTCTGGATGATTTTGGGAACATCGCGGATTAGCCACTGTTCCAGTAAAACATATATGCGAGCCAACTCATCTGCCGTCCACCTTGCTTGAGGATGTTCCAGCGGAATGCAATATCCGAATTCCGGAGTGTTAGCAAATGAAACAGTCAGTAACTTGCTCTTTTTGGTATATGGGCTCAGGGAATTGGTCTCGTAGTCGAACGATATCTCTTTGTGTGTATCCAACCAATGAAGCAGTTCGTTTGCCCGGTCTACCGTAGTCACAATTTCAAACGCATCTTCATCTAACCGCTGGTCTTCAAATGCATTATACGGCCCCACCATTGATAGACCGGCCTCCAGCACCTCCATCATCCTATTGTCATACTGGTGCTTCTCCCGGATGAACCAAGAAGGATGGAATCCGCAGGCCACCCAGCAGTTCCATAGGTTGCTCGGTACGACCCTACCGTGCATATTGGTAGCATTGACGGCGAAGGGAGCATCCCTCAATATCTCGGATATCGCCGGGGTGCCGAAGGCGAATATTAGGTCCGGCTGAATCTCCTGAAGTTGCTTGGTGACTCGGGGGCGGCAGGCCAGCAACTCGTCCTGGGTCGGCGTCCTATTGCCCGGCGGACGGCACTGGATGACGTTCAGCTTGATACATTCATCGTCCAGGTCAATGTCGAACTTCCGCAGGCATCCCCGAAGGAACTGGCCCGCCTTACCTACCAGGGGAATCCCATTTAGGTCCTCATCCTTGCCCGGTGCCTCGGCGACTACGGCTATATTCAGCCGATTATCGCCGTGGGGGGGCATCTTGGGGGACTTGCAGTCCTTATCTAACCCACAGGGACAGGAATGAAAGGACCGGGCTTTCCTCTTGGTCGTCCTAGGGGCTATCTCTGATTCGTCAAAGAAGAATGACTTCATAGTCTTTCGACTGTCGCCAAATATGTGAATTTGCCTTCGTCTCGGGACTTGAAACAGATGAACTTACTTTTGTCGTCGAACCGCATCTTGCGGCTCTCCTTGAGCACCTGCGCCAAGAACGTAGGCGTGATGCTGAACTTCAGCTTTGCTCCATCTGTCTCGTCTCCATCCCCTTCGCCCAATGTCTCCTCAAGCTCATATGTTACATCGTCGGTAGACGATATCTTGACGGTTCCGCCGTCGATGGTAACTGTCACTTCGCGGTCTTCTAGGGCGACCTCGGTAAGCTGCTTGTCATGGCGGTTCAGGACCTCTACCAGTTCCTCAGGCAGTACGAATGTCTTATCCAGCGTCTTTGCCTCCTGCAGGAATTCCTTGGCCGGTGGGTATTGGCCCTCCAAACATCGGCCAGCTACTATTGTATCGTCGCCTACCTTGAAGTAGGCCACATTGTCAACCACTGCCCAGCCCGTTATCGTCTCGCCGTAGTGGACAACCTGGGCAATCAACTCTGGGGATAGAACATATGGGCCTCCCACATCTGTGCCCATCTGGTACTGTGCAATCCGGAATCCGTCCGCCGCTATGATGTCCTTGCCTTCTAACAGGATTCCGAGAAGCACGCCGCGACTCGCATCTTTGGAGGCGGCGAATCGGCACATTCGGATGCCTGATATCATGCCCTTGGGGATGTCTTGCCATTCCTCAACGTCAAACTTTAGGTCGTCAAGGTACGGAGCCTCCTCCTGGATGGAGTAGGAACCCCGGAGCTTGTGCTTGTCGGCCTTTACGACTAGCTTGCCGTCGTTGGCAGACAGCTCAATCTCGTCCATCGTGGAGGACGTCAAGAGCTTGTACACCGGGGCGGCAGGCACACGGCAGTCAAGGCCGGTATCCTCGTCCATCTTTACCTGTACCATAATGAGGCCATCTGCGGCCCTGAGGGTATTGCCCGATACGCGAAAGTCTCCCATCTCTTCTTGTATGGGATTAGTCGCGACTGCGGGGTAGAGCTTTTCCATTGCTTCAATCAGCTTTGTTCGTTTCATCTTTGTTCTCCTTGTCTATTATACATCAAAGAATCCCTTGTGTTTGTGCTGGCTGCCCAGTCGCTTGCCTTCTAGTCCGAGAAGGCGATCACGGGCAATGTCGCAGTATTTTTGTTCAATGTCAATACCTATGTATCTCCTGCCTAATTTCTTTGCTGCCACACAGGTTGTGCCAGACCCGCAGAAGGGGTCAAGGATGATGTCACCTGAATCAGATAAGGCATCCACAAGAACACTCACTGCCACCAAGGGCTTTTCCGATGGATGTCCGTGGGACTTATTTGCCTGATTCGGCGTCATACCATGCCAATAATTCGGGACATATCCCCCGCCGAACCATCGAGACTTTCCGGGTTTCCGGCCGATAGAACACTCTTCCACGGCGCTGACGAACACTGGCCGCGGTGTTGGCGGCGGTGCATCCTTGACCAGATAAAACTTATGCCATGTGAGCACATGCGATGGCAAACCATCCCCCCGCTTGTGGAACGCTGCGATATTCCCGCCAGCTCTTAGCCAAGTGGGATCGGCGAGCCATGACCACGATCCGTTCTCGTTGAAACTTCCCGATCCATCTTCAATTAGTTTTGTTCCACCCCTGACAAACGCAGCCCCCAATGGAATCCCATACGGCGGATCAGTTATCACCGCATCGACACACCCGTCTGGTATTTCCCTCATTACGTCGAGACAATCACCTTGGATGATGCAGCCCTTAGACTCGCCGTCGAGGACGGATTGGATTTCAGGGTATGTTTCTTTCAATTCAACCATTCAGAGAGAACATGCCTCTTGATACTTTGCGAAAGCGAGACTCATCGCCCTTCTTATTGATTTCACGAATGATGGCAGCATTAACAGTTGCTGCTGGTGTCTTGCCCTTTGGACTGCTCCACAGTCCCTTCTCAGCCATCCTGCTGACCATCTCTTTGCAGTTGAGAGGTCCATCAGCTTCGCCAAGAATAACCACAGCGGCATCAAGTTGAGACATCTTCTTTTCCTTTGTTTCCTTCACCACCTTCGTCTTTTTCTCTGTCTCTGCCATTTCTTGCTTCTCCTTCTCAGGTTTGGGGGCCTCGGGAATCTCGGCCCCATTATCTTCAACAGTCATTTTTACCTGCGGTTCTCCTACCTCTTGAGCCTGAGGCGGGTTGGCCTGCTTCCACTCTTCCCAACAGGCATTGTGCGTGTTTCGGTCCTGCTGTTCGCATAGCTGACATTCCTCAGTGCTCATATCGAATGCCGATTCACCTTTCTCGTCCAGCCCGAACGCCGGGCACGCCTCAATGTACGCCGTTCTCTCATCGTCTGTCATCTCATTCTCCTACTCTATTATACACTCTGAATCACTTGTCTTTAAAATTTCCCGAAGGAACGCCCTTCGGGCCGGAATCGCGGAAACAATCTTCTGAGGAATGTTGCCTACTTGACATCTCGATTCTCCTTGTCTTCGATGTTGAGTTATTCGTGGTTATACGAACTTGCGATTCCGAAAGCAGCAGAGAGTTTCGAGGCTCCCTTAGTGGGTCTATATCCCATCGGTCAGCAAGGGTTACGATTATTATATGCATTCCCTTACCCTGTCACACTCTGCTGTGACCACTGCTGCTCTAACCAGCTAGCTCAAAGCGGCGGGGAGGATTGGCACCTCCTAGCTTCCGTGTGTAGTACGGTTAACGGTGCACATGCCCCAGCTCGTACCTGGGCCGCCGCAAGTCCCCGGTGGTATATCCCAAACACCTTGCACCTGTCTGGCCACCGGGGTATCGCTGGATATGGCCTGTCCTTCCCAGGCATGTAACGCAGCAGAGCGCAGTATCGAATGAGTGGTTCCCAAGCCTATGGAATGGGTGGTTCCCAAACGAGTAACCCCGATGCCTGTGCGGCTGTCCCGCACCGCCTATCCAGTATATTGAAAGGCGAGCCTTTCTGCCCGCTAAGACAATCGGCCAATCAGCGAAATAGAGCCTGACAATTTATCGCCGGAGCCAGCCCACATCGGTCGTCAGGTACGGACTGGGCTTGCGGTTGTCATGGCCTTTAGGCGAGCCTTATATCAAAACCTGTCCGGCCGGTCTTTTCATCCGGCATTGATACACCGCTCCTTGCGAAGCATTCACCCTAGTATCTTCGGGTCGGCGTACGATTGTCTCGTACCGCGGACAGGTATATCCTATTTGGTTGTCAAATATCAAACGAATTCTTGGAGTTTACTCATCAAAGCATGCAGAACACCGATCTATAATCTTAGCCGTATCGGTGCTACCCTCTTGGATCAGTCAAGTAGTTGTGACAGCCTCGACAAATCCTCGTGGCGTACCCACCATTCCCAAGTGGGTCTTTCCTTATCTTTTTTCTAAGTTCGTCATCGGTCATTTCGTTTCCTCATAGTGGGGAGATGTAATCGACTCCCATTTCTATAGCGGCAAGTCGAACAGCCATATACGTCACACCATAGCCGATCTCTCTTTCATCGGATTCTTTCGATCCCAATGGAGGCTGACCGGGTGAAGGTTGAATAAACTTCCAAAGAAGGCTGATTACAGCACGGGTTTCCTCGAACTCATCCATTTCATTTCCTTTCGGTCGTCAAAAAACTTGAGAGACAGGCCGGGTTCTCACCGACAGGACGAATCATTCTTATTCGGGCTGGCTTTTATTCACGGCCAGTACGCATTGAGCGGTTCTTCCACCCGATTTATGACCGCAGGCACATTCCCTGTACCGCCGCCTCTCATATTCGGTTTTCAATCAGCTGTCCGGCAACTTCTGTGTTACCCGTAGTAGTTGATATCAACGCCGAGAGAGACAATGGCATCTCCATCATCTTTAGCGATACCGATATCATCCACGATATCATTCGCCAGTGCGACACCCCCAGGACCGATGGTCATCACGATCCACTTTACATCGGGATCGTTATGCTCTCTACACCAAACTTCCATGTAGCCCTTCTTAGTCTTGCGAAGCCACCAATCCATTTCCACCTTTGATTCGGGCTCGGATTCATTTCCGGGTTCGGGGTCCAATTCAGGGTCTCGAATTACATTGCTTCTCATCATTGTGTTCCTTTCTAGCTTACCTATTCCATTATACACGTCGGTTTTCAACGTGGGGCAACAAAATCGCCAATTTCGAGAATTTCTGGGTACGAGGCAAAGCTCACACACTTCCAATCAAAGACAAATATCGACCACGATTCGTCACGGACATCTTTCTCCAGCAGCATAGCATCGCGGACTTTCTGATCATCGTCATCCATGATTACCACCTTACAGCGTTTCCCGGCGTCTGTCTTTTTGCCTTGCATCGTTTGCTCCTTTCCAAGTTGTCGAGTGTCTTTTGCCTTCATCCCATTATACCCTCGGCCTCCCGTTTCAACGGATTTTCTCAAGAAATTTTTCAGCCTCTCCTAGTCCCAAACATCCAAAGTGTTAATATTTCCTAAAGATTCGGCCAAATATTAACGTTTGACGAGAAATCGGGAAATGCCATTTTCATAAGTCCCTATTCCGCTAAGGCTCTTCGGTTGAATTATTTACTCGAAACCTAAGAAAAGCAAACATTTGGAGGGGTGTTTTGCTAGTATAATAAAGAAGAAGAAACAGAAGAAGAAGAAACAGCTATTATTATACTAGCTTTTGCACCCGAAAAATATTTACATTTGACCTCCCAGGGTATAATGGTCTGAGGTGAAGATGGTCGAAATCAAGATCAAGTTGACAAAAAGCCAGAGGGAGGCGATTGCTTCCGGTGCCCCCGTCTCGTTCATCATCCTTCCCACCAAGGCGAGCAGGGCGGAGATTATAAGGGGCGAGGGAACCGGGGCCCGTCTGGATGCCGATGTCCTCACGCTGGTCAACGCCTGGAACGAGCATCCGTACATCCGTTACGAGGCCGTCCAGGAGTCGAGGAACAATCCCATTACGATAGACGAGGTTGACACTCATGGCGGCGTGTTCAAGAAGGCGATCAAGGAGGTGGGTGTGTCAAAGCTGCTGGAGCGAATGGGGAGCTATTTCGAGGCCTGCCGCCAAGATCGCCATATCTGGGAGGGCCGTAACCACGGCTATTCCCATCTCGGCGGATTCCTGCGGAAAGTCACCGACTGCCATGCAAAACGGGTGGGGCTTTGGTGGACGAAGGATGGCAAGAAAAAGCTCCCCGATAAGGACCCCGGCCTGACCCTGGCGATAGCCAACGCCTATGCCAAGAAGTTCTTGGGGCGTAAGGCGTTCGGGCTGAAGAATCCTGGACAGGACTACGAGAGTTTCATGGTGGCCGGGGAGTGGCTGAAGGGTCGGGAAGATAAGCCCCTACCAAGGGGGCAGTTGATAACCCTGCTGCTCGACGTGGTGGAGGACGCCCATGGGGGGCTCAAGGGGGCCGTTCCACCCAGTTGGCTGGGTTCCGAGAGGACATGGAAGGTCGGTATACCGGCGGCCCTCAAGGGGATGTTTGGCTAAGTCCTTTGTTTACAAAGGGTTGTGGGACAGAAAAAAGGGGCAGATTTTTTTATTTTAGGGGTTTACTTTTTCCTGATAGGGCGTATAATGTAATAGAGTGAAAATCGAATAGGGTCCTTGAACTAGGAGATGAGGACATGAATGCAAGAATCAAGACAATCGGCGAGGTTCAACGGATCGCGGGTTTTGAGTCTACCTTGGAAAACATAATTCGGATTGGTGGACTTGACTATGAACTGTACAAGGCAAACCGTTCCAAGGATATGAGGGGAGCGATTTGTATCTTTGATGCAGATTGTGGCGAGGTTGCTGACCTGAGAACCTATCCCCTTTTTGATCAAGCGGCAAGCGCTTGGCATGAAACAGTTCAATTTGCAATGGCAGATGCAGAATAGGAGACAAGGATCAGAGCAGTTGAGGATAGTGAAGAAGACGAATCGGTCGATGATAGGAGAATGGAGTTATGACACGCACAATTTACTGTCCAGGAATCGAACGTGCAATTTCCCTGCGGGCCTATGTTCGCGGAATCAAGCTTGCCAAAGCTAACCTTGACGCTGAATTCAAGCAAGGGCTGACATGTTGGTGGCCCTGCACAGGGCGTGAAATTATTCACCAATTCTGGGAAGGTGTTCAGCAGCGTATTAACGATGCTATCCCGTATTTACAGCGCGGACAAACCTAAGCCTTACCTTACAATTGAATAGTTCGGTATCGGATTTAGACCTTTTGATAGGAGACAGGAAATGAACAGGAATAAAATTCAAGAAGTGTTGAGCTATCTAACGCTCGACGAGATGAAAGATGTGTGGAATTGGATAGCAACGCAGGAAGTTGAGTATCTTCGAGATGATGATGGGGCGTTGTTCGAGTTCGTACTAAACGGTGATAAGGGTATCGTGGATTTGACTGTTAGCGGTATCGCTAACTATCTGTCCGGTGTTAGTAACGTAGATGACATGAACGATACGAAATTTGCTGAGTGGTTTCGTAATGTGGTGTTGGCCTAAGAAGGAGACAACCATGAAAGTCACGATGAATACCGATGATGCTGAGTTGCTGGTGGGTGCAATGATGGACCTCATGCAAGAGGTCGCCCGTGTCGAGGATGTCGGTCCTGTCGAGTATTCTGGCCCGGACCAATTGACCGAATTGTCTGACAAGCTGGTCAATCTTCTCACAGGCAAAGAAGAACAGGACGCCGAACATAACGGCCTGTCCTTGCTGTAATTTAGGAGACAAGAAAATGAATTATGCAGAAGCCACAAAAGAACTCAGGCGAACTGGCACTAAGTACGCCACGGGTGATTCGCTCTGTGCTATGTGTGCTAAACTGATAATTGACGTAAGGGGCTTTCGTCGTCCTGTGCTAGCGAAGCTCTACACTCATTTTCAACAATTGCCAGACGATAATGCAATCTACGCCGAGAATAAGCGAATCCTAACTGATCCGTTTGCAATATTTGACGTTATCTAATCGCCTAGCCCTTACTGGATTATTGAAAAGGAGACAACCATGAAACAAGCGCATGAGCAAGCAAGAACAATCGAGTGGCGGAACGGGTACTTCTGGTGCCCAATCTGCCGGGAGCCATATCTGTTCCGGCCCCTTGCCAAGGAGTGTGTGGTGCTGCACGAGAACGGCGAGGATGTCTATGACCGGGAGCAAGCCCAGGCCCTCGGTCTGACGCAATGGATGAATTGGGGGAGTTTTCTGAAGAAAATTTCCCATCCTTGTTTTTCCGGTGTATAATAGAGAGAAGGAGAAAAAGATGAAAATTCAATTGAGCCCTGGAAATGTGTTAAAGGTCGGATTTGTTACCGGCGACGAGCGGGAGGATGGAAGCTTAGACGGCGAGTTCGAGATTCACTTCGATACCCCTGAATATCCGAAACGGATCGTCGTGAAGGAGTCGGCCGGGTTCGATGGGAGTGAGAAGGGGAAGGCGAATGAAGTGCTGTATGAGGAGTGGTTTGGTAAGCCGATTCTTCCGCAGCATATGTAAAGTGTAAAAGAGAGAAGAGAACGAGATGAAACCAGCAAAAGAACATCACGTTGAGAATGGCAGAATCATGCGAACAATGCTCGGCGTCGAACACCACGGCCTGTTGACTGCCAGTATCCAGATGGAGTTCTCCGGTAGCGGCCAGAGCTACAATTGCCCCTATCGCCTTGATGGGGGACCACCTGTGGACAGTCGTTTTCCCGACAATTACTTCGCGAACAAGATAAGGGAGCTGCTGGACACGCTGGGGGTGGATTCGTGGGAAGAGATACCAGGAGCGCACGTTCGCGTGATCCGCGAGGACCCCTATGGTGAAATCATGATGATTGGCCACATTGTTAAGGACAAGTGGTTTTCATGGAAGCCGGAAGGAGAATGAAAATGGACCTGAGCAAAATAATCTACTTCGGCTTTTTGTTGGCCTGCTTGTCGGGGGTGGTTTTAGGGATGTGGATGTACTTTAGTTATTGAAGGAGACTCAAAATGAGTGATTGGTGGATAACTTTTTTGACGAGTGCTATAGTATCAAGCGTTATGATGACGTTAGGGATTTTGATAGGGAGAAGAATGAGATGAGCGCCGGTGAAAGCAAAATCAGCATAAGCTTTTGTTCGGTATTGACAATCCTATTCATCATACTGAAGCTGTGCGGCGTGATAGGATGGTCGTGGTGGTGGGTGGTCAGCCCCCTATGGCTGCCGGTCGCCGCTGTCCTGGCGATTGCACTCATCGGGCTTGTCATCGTCGGGATAGTGGCCCTTATCACGGACTGAAAGGCGGTAAATGAAATGCACATGTTAGACTTCAGGACCGATGGAGTTGCCCGTATGATGTATCTCAACGCGGATGGACCGCCCTGGCATGGACTGGGCGTGGGCCTGGACGAGGTGCCCAACAAGGAGGCGGCAATCATCGCCTCTGGCATGGACTGGCTGGCCGAGAAGTCCCAGATGTACGTCGTGGGCAAGTCTGGCCAGGCTGTGTTCAAGGTTCCGGGCCGGTATGCTGTGGTTAGGTCAGACAAGAACCCCGGCGAGGAGGACTATGTCCTCGGTGACGTTTCCGACCGATATGTTCCCATCCAGAACCGTGAGTTGTTTGAGGTGGGTGAGATGCTGACCCAAGAGGGAGCCGCCATCTACCACACGGCGGGCGTCATCAACGGTGGCCGAAGAGTCTGGGTGTTGGTGAAATTGCCCAACAGCATTGAGGTAGTTGAGGGTGACATTACCGATAAGTATCTGCTTGTCACCTCCACTCACGACGGTTCCGAGGCCGCCCGAATGATGTTCACGCCGATTAGGGTAGTCTGCAACAACACGCTGACGGCCGCTGTGTCGGGCGGTGGAATCCAGGCCCGAGTCTGGCATGCTGGCTCCCTGAAATGGCAGTTTAGCAATGCCCTGGAGCTTCTGGGTATCGCCAATAAGGTATTCGACAAGACAGGCGAGAAGTATAGGGCCATGGCGGCGAAGGATATTACGCTGACCGGGGCCAAGGAATATTTCTGTGATATCTTCCCGGATAATCCTGAGGCCAAGCACAATACCCTTCGAGCGAGACAGCGTGGCGTGCTGCTCCACAACTTCGAGGGTGGTGGTAAGGGCTCCCAGATGAACGGTGTGAGAGGCACGGTCTGGGGAGCGTATAATAGCGTGACGGAGTTTCTGACTCATCGTCACCTGAATAGCAGTAAGCCGGAACGTCGCCTTGATTCTGAGTGGTTCGGGACGGCGGCGAAGATTCGGCAGGATGCGTTCGATAAGGCAATGGCGTTGGTGGTATGAGGATGAACAGGCGACAGAAAGGCAGTGAGGTCGCTCCTTACTGACGGGTTCGACTCCCGTCCTGCCGCTTAGGCATAAGGGAAAGGCTCGTGAAACGTCTTAGGAACGCTGAGGATCGTCTGTGAGCGACGCTAGGACGACAAATAGGTAGAACCACGTGTTTTTGGAGACAGGGCCTTACAAACGATTTTAGGGAGACTTGAAATGAATGAGAAATGCCGGGACTGTGGTCATGCGATGGAATGGAAATCGGAATATTGGGTTGGGGATAAAAAACATGAGTGTCAAAGATTGCATGGGATAGGTGGCCGTGATTGTAAGGATAACCAGCTCACCGCCGCCCGCGAGGAGAACGATACGCTGCGGGAGCGGGTGAAGGAGTTGGAGAAGGGCGGAATCAGGCTGTATCGGTGTCCTGAGTGTGGGGTGGCAGATACCGCAAGAGAAACCGTCGTCTACGATCCTACGGGGCTCGATGACGAAGCAGATCGCTGCGGGAACTGCCTAGGGGCGGATATTGGGAGTGGGATGTTTATTCCTGATGCCCTCGCTACCCCGCCGGGGCGTAAGGAGGGTGGGTGATGGACTGGGCCGTCCTACTGTGTTTCTTTGCGGGCTGGGTGCTATGCGGCTTGATTGCGTATCCGATCAGCCGGGGCATTTGGGCAATGGGTGGTCGGCCTGGGGATGAGCCGACCTCGTCGTGCGTCAAATGGGAGTGGTTCGCGTGGAGTCTAACGCTTGGCCCTGGTGTGTTGGTGGCTGTCCTCCTATGTCTCCCGCCCGCGATTCTCCACTGGTTTTTTGAGGAGAAGCCATGAACCCCTGCCCCCACTGCAATCGCCCCCTCGGCGAGCATAGCGTTGACGATGGTTGTCTGAACGCGTGGGCTGCGGGGCAAGCGGGCTGGATAGCTGTTCACGAACGCCCGAAACTTGGGCATTGGTTTGGACAGAACCCGGCTAAGGAACCGGGAATTGCGGGCCGAACGGATATTGTCCCTTCCTACACCACCTCCATCGAGGCGGCGTTCGCACTCATGGAGACGTTCCCGCAATGGCAGTTGACCAAATATGGCCCCGCTGGGAACAGGCGGTACTGGGCAGGGTTGTGGCCTGATCGGAAAAAAGCTGTAGGGGGAAAGACCCCCGCGATGGCAATCACCAAGGCGTTTATCGCGGCTATGCAGGAGCAAGACGATGGCGAAGGCTAAGAAACTTGACCTACCGAAATACCTGCGCGTGCGTGCTGCGCGGGCGCATGACGAGCACCTTGCCCTGGACGAGCGGGTATACACCGAATCGGCAGAGTTGATCGAAGACTTCCGCGAGCAGCTTGCTACCGCGAGGAAGGATGCGCTGAGGCGGGCGGTGCAAAAACTCAACTCGATACAGCCGCCGCCTCACTCGCGGGGCTTAGACAGTGTAATTTATGACCTCAAACGCGAGGCTGACGAATGTGATGCAGACCTCCGCAGCATGGCGGAGAAGGAGAAGAGCGATGAAGCGTAGGCAAGTTGATATAGAGGAAGCTGAACCGTGGATTGCGGCAAGGGAAGTGTCGAGGCTCCGTCTACGGCAGAAACGGTGGGCTTGGTTTCATATCGCGATGATGATCCTTGGCCTTTGTTTCGTAGGGGTGGGTGTCGCCTTCGGTGTGCCGGAGCAACTTGCTTATGGCGTTTTCGTGGGGGCGCTTGCTCTTGGTATGCCCGCGATGTGGCTGCACTTTACTTACGAGAGGGCGGCAAAAGTGTGGTCAGGGCGAGTGTTTCGGACACCTTATCGCATTATAAATAATGCCATGCGGTGTTACGGAGAGGATTGGATGGCGGCTAGTGTTGAGTGTTACGAATCCCACATGGGGGGCGACTGCCCGCTTTGTGGTGCGGAGTAAAGAGAATAAATAAGACAACCAGAGCGTAGAGGACACGCCCGAGACAAAGAAAGAGGAAAACGATGCCAAACAATAAGTGGCCGTTGGAATGCAAGTTCAAGGGATGCAAATTCATGGCCACTTCGGGGCCGGGATTCGCAAAGCACTATCGAGAATTCCCGGAACACCGTCCCCCGAAATCCAAATATCAGAAGAAGCCCCCGGAGGAAAACAAGAATCCGGGAGCCGGGCGACCGAAGGGTAGTGGGAACAAGGTCAACAAGGATATCATTGAGGGATTTATGACCTATATTCTCCAGTGTGGGGGCAAGGATAACAGGGACATGGCGAAAGGAATCGCGGCGTTCATGGACAAGGGTCCGGCCTATGCCGAGATGATGCTCGATTCCATGAAAACAGTATTGGAGATAGGTGCCAAAAGGGAAGCCGCGATAGCCGTTGCCAGGGTAGAGAGAGAGGTGGGAGGAGGCCAGGAGCAGGGAGGCACGAAAGTCATCATTTACGCCCCCGGAATGCCTTTGCCTTTGCCACAGGTAATTGAGGGGGGTATAATAGAGCAGAAGCTGATTGAGGAAAAGGAATCCGATTGGACCGATGATTTTGAAGGAGAGAAGAGATGAAGATTGAATATGAGCGTGTCTTTGATAGTGATGCCTGCGGTAAGCTCCATTTTACTGCCGAGAATGCCGGGGATGGTCATACTCTTGGTTCTGTCTCACGGTTACTCGAATGCGAACTATTAAGCGATAATCAGGTTAAGTATTCTTTAGATACGGGCACACTCATGTTATTGCTTATTAAAATGACTGAGGAGAGAAGTGATGGCGTGTGTTAAAGAGACAGTCAGCAAGACAGTAGAACGGTACTACTGTGATTGGTGTGGGGACCATCTTGACTTAAGGGGCTTCTTCGTTCGCTGCGGTGTGTGTGGTAGGTTTGCCTGTAATGAATGCCATAGCGGTTGGTATTCGGGTCAATTGGAAACGAATTGGGAGGGGTACTGTCATGAGTGTCGGGCTATCAGGGATGAGTACTTGGAAGAGATAGATGTCCATAGGAAGGCCATGGAAGAGGCGAAGGAGAAATGGAGAACTGCCTCCATAAAAGGAGAAAAGAAACCGAGAGGATTTACGTTAATTGAGGTTCTTATCGCTCTTGGTATATTGGGTGTCGGGCTTTCCATGGCTGCCTCTGTTTTCGTAGCCGCTATAAAAGAGAACGAGAAGTCCTATAACGATTCTGTGGGTATGATGATAAGCGAGAATGGGTTGGTACTAGGGGAAGTTGTACTAGGAAACTGGGATACCCTAGGAAGGATGAAGGAGGCTGATAAATGGCCCAGGATATGCAAGGCTTGGGGGTGTTCCTTTGAAGCGAGGGACGCCCTTGAATTTCAGTTTCATTATTCCAACAATCCGGGGCACTATCCGCCCCCGCTAAGTGTCCTTATCGACGAAATGACAGAGGAATATCTGGGCAGAAATTCACAGCATTACATCCGTGGCCTCCCCCCAAAGATAAGGGGATTTGTTTTGCTTGGCAGAGAGGAGCGGCCTGATCGCCATCAGCTCATCGCCCTGTCCTATTCTCGGGAAGCTGGGAATACTATTGGGGTGGTCAGGATACCCGATGCTCATATCAGGAATGATCGGCGAGACCCCGATAGGTCGGCAATAGGAAATTTGGGGGTGAATCTCCGGTTCATGAAGCTGGGCGGATATGTCGTACTGGCGAGTGGGAAGGGGGCTACGAGGTATGCCAGGATAGTGGGACTGCCAGAAGATGAGGCCCGGTGTTATGTGACCCCCCGGCTCATGGATGCTGACCCACCTAAGACAAGACACATTATGGTGGTGGTGGAAATTATTGGTGACAATCCGCCGAGGGACCAGAGACAGTGGAAAGTCGTAAATGAATCCTCGGTATTGGCTGCTATGCAGCATAGAACAGCTTTCGTTCTGTCATGTAGGAGATAGGAAAATGGTATGGTTAATGGTATTGATAGTAGGTCTGCTAGGGATCGTGGCGACTCCTTGGCTTTATTTCCGTTGGGGCTCTGGTGAGGGTTCAAGGGAACTTCTAATGGGGCATGTCATTATTATGGCAATGTTTGGTTGTGTTGTAGCGTGGTCAATAATTGAGCTAACTGGATAGGAGAGAAGAGATGAAGGCTGAGGCAAAGATTGTAAAGACCAAGCGAAGGACGAAGTGTAAGGCTGAGACGTACTATGAGGTGTGGATGTGGGACGTGGTAGAAAGGGCCTTTGTGTGTGAGGATGTATATGATTCATTGAAAGAGGCGATGGAAGAGGCGGACAATTATGATGCCTATCACATTGTCGAGGATGACTATCTTTATTGCTATGTCTGACCGATAGGAGAAAGAAAGTGATAACGATGGCATTTGGCATAGGGCTGTGGCTTGTATTAAGGGGCAGGGAAGCGGGAGATATGAGTGGGGCCGTTCTCCTTTGGCTGACGGCCATGGTTTGTGATGTTCTCTGTGTCTATATGATTGCTGGTGTGTTGTAGGAGAAGAAATGACTGAGATGGAATATCAGGCGGTAAGCTTGTTGAGACGGTTGGGGGAGGAAGAATGTGAGAAACCGTCTGGCTATATTGTCGTTAGCATTGCCGCGATGACAAAGGCTATCGCAGAGCTTCTCGAAGAGACTTGGAAGGATGGCGAGTGTGTTGGGAATAAAGAGGGGTACAATGAGTGTGAGTGTGAACAGGATACCTAAACATTAACCCAAATATTTAGAATATCATCTCTGGCAAAAAGATTTTTACGAAATCTTGCTTTTTCTTCTTTACATTTCCCTCTCATGTTGGTATAATGCAGTTGGAGGATGGAGGTAGAGCTTAAGTACATCCCGACGGCTAGGCAGCTCATCGCTCATAATTCAAGGGCTAAGTACATTCTCTATGGGGGGGCAACAGCAGGGGGCAAGTCAGTCTGGATTTGTAATGACGCACTTCGTCATTGTCTTTATTGGGCGGGGAACAAAGTGGGGATATTCAGATGGGAGAATCACGCCTTTACTGGGACTACCTATGAGACGATGAAGAAGTGGATTTTAGGAATCGACGATCCCGATTCTGGTAGTCCGGGGAAGTTCGTGAAGGAGCATAATCAGTCTAATCGATTGATAGAGTTCTACAATGGCAGTACGCTTAGGTATGGGGGACTCAAACCTAGCTCGTCGGCCTCTGGCGATCCCTTCTCAATTTTGCGGTCTTTGGAACTCAGCGAGCTGTTCGTGGATGAAGTTACCGACATGCCCGAAGACGCTTTTACGTTTCTCTCAACACGTATCATGCGGATAAAGGCAAAGAATGTCTTAACCGGTAAAATCGAGTTTCCCCCGGCCCGAATTGCTGGCACCAGTAATCCGTCTTTGGGTTGGGTGAAACAACGGTGGATCGACGAATCAAGACCAGACCATGAGTTCATTCAGAGCAAGGTAACTGACAATCCTCATGTAGCAAAGGATTATGAAAATATGCTGCGTATACAGTTTGCTCATATTCCTGGATGGGAGCGGAAATTTGTAGATGGCGACTGGGAATCGCTTGTCGATTTTGAGGCTGTTTTACCTGCAGATTGGTTAATAGCTGCTGCTAAGCGGGAAACGGAACCTGGTTTACCCGTTGAGTTTGGCGTGGACGTCGGCGCTGGAGGAGACTTGAGTGTCATTACGATGAGGGAGGGTATGAGAGGAACTGTTGTAGGTACGTCTGGTAGTAAGGATACGATGGACTTAGTAGCGTTAATCCAGCACTTGGCAGATAAATATGCTCCCTCTCTAATTAAAATCGACGCGATTGGACTTGGCAAACCCATCGCCGATCATCTCGCGGCCATGGGGCTACCTATCGAATACATAATAGGGGGAGCAAAGAGTAATGATGACAGATTTTTCAATTACCGGACTGAGATATACTTTGAGTTGAGAGAATTGTTAGAGGTCGGAAAGATAAGTCTACCCAATGATAGTAAAATCATCAATGAACTTGGTGTCATCAAATTTCATAGGAGTACTACAGAGCGAACAGTGCAAATTGAAAAAAAGGATAAAATCACAGAGAGGCTGGGACACAGCCCGGACTATGCTGATAGTTTTGCATATTGTTTCGCAGGATCGGGGTTTGGTTATACGATTAGTGCATTGGTGGGTGAATAATGATTAAGCCTTTCTTTGATGGGACGGAAGAATATGAGGGGATTGACTATGTTGTTTGTCCGGTTCCCGGTTGCGGGAAAAGATTTAAGGGAATAGTTCCTACACACCTAAAAAAACACCATTTGACAGTAAGCCAACTGAAAAGACTTTATCCGAAAGTTGAATTTAACTGTCAGAAGACTAGGGGAAGAAAGCACAAAGGGCAAGTGAAGCGTTATAAAAATCCGAAAGAAAGGCTCAAAATGCGTGAGTCTGCTAAACGAGCTCACGTCAATGATCCTACTCTTGCAACTAGAAAAAGTGAGGCATTAAAGGAGATTTATAACAAAAATCCTGAACTTGCACGTAAGCAACTTGAGAAACGTAGAGAAACGTTTAGAAAACACCCAGAGCTTCGATTGAAGCAGAGTAAAAACCAATCCGGGGAAAGGAACCCGAGTTGGAGAGGCGGGGCTTCTTCAGAATCTTATCCTCTCGAATGGACGCCGGAACTTAGAGAAATTGTTCGAAAGCGAGACGGCCACAAATGCCAGATTTGCGGCATCTCTTCGATAGCACACCGAACAAAAATTGGAAATTCAAGAAAGTTGACCGTTCATCATATTGATGAGGAAAAGGTAAACGTAAGGTTAAGCAATCTCATTACCTTTTGTACCGCCTGTCATATGAGGCTTAATAGGAGAGGCATGACCCAAGCCCTCTCCCCCCTATTCTCCGCCATAACAAGGGGCGAACTGCCCGGGGGTGGATGGGCGAGCTTCCTAAGTGAAGACAATCCCGATGTGTTGGTGACGATGGTCGATAGCGTGGAGTCAGGAGTGTATAATAGAATATGACTGAAACCAACAACCTCACAAAGGCCCTATGCTGGTTTGACCAGGCCACGGAGATGATGGCCACCAAGCACTCGTCCCTGGCCGGGCTGGGGACCTTCCTAAGGAGCATGGGGCTCAATCAGGGTCTTAAGGAGGACGACATTAAGGGGACCGGTGGACCCCTGTGTGATACGATAAGGATGCTGATGAGCAGAAGGCGGGATGGCAATGATAAGATGTGGGACGCAATAGGCACAGCCTTTGGTTTGCCGGACAATGAGACCCTGGATGGGGTGAGGAACGAGTATGCTTATTGTATCCTGTATTCGCTGTTGATAACCGATGTTCTATTGGGCCTGCTTGGGGCGGGGTATATAATGAGTCAGCCTGTACAGCCGGTAGATGAAGGAGAAGGATGAACAAGTACCTTAAGGAATTGTTGGACGACCACGAGGAACGGTTAAGCAGCAAGGATTGTGACTTTAGCAAAGAAATTAGGCGATTAGCTCTTGCTGCGTGGTGTTGTGTTGGTCTTGATGAGAATGAAAGTATGCCACCATCTAATTTCTATGGCGATTTGTTGGAAAGAGACAAAGGAGAAGGATGATGAACACGAAAGAATGGGCAAAGGCGATGCGTGAGGCGGTCGAGGGGACGTGGATACCTCTGGTGAGGTCAGAACAGTGGATGGAACTCGCCAAGCTTCTTGATAAACTCCCTATAGCGCCTGATGGGTTTGAGCTGACATGGGACTATCGGGAATTAAAGGAGGGTGAGTGGGGAATGGATAGTCGTGGAGTGGGGGCGCTTCAGATGATCCCCGCTTGGATTTGGGGACCACGATTAGTTCTTCGCAAGATAGAGCCCGAGTTCAAGCCGGGGGAGATTGTGGCAGACAGCGATAATCTTTGCTTTATCGTCGAGAGGGAAGAACTATATCAACATCTTTTGGGCGGTGGCTATGATTCTTGTCCAAAGATGACAAAGAGATTGGCAACGAGAAAAGAAGTTATGGCTTATCTTAAGCGGTTTTCGTTTGCTGCCGCAGACAAGTTAATCGAAGATGCTTCTTTGAAATATGGAAGGAAGGACAAATGAAGACACTACCAGAGATTCTAACAAAGTTCACTAGCCGCAAATTCCTGGCGACTGCGGCCGTGGAGGTTGGCCTACTCGTTGCCATGTTTGCACCCGAGTACGGGGACCAGGTGACCGAGGTAATCGTAAGGGTGGGCACAATCGTGGGCATGGTGGCGGTTGCGATAGGGTATGTCGTCGTAGAGGGGAGAATAGACAAGGAGCGGACATCGCTTGATGTCTTCGAGATTGAGGCAGAGAGGTTGACCGAAACGCTTAATCAAGGAATTGAACTTGGAAGACAAGAAGCAGAAAAGAACAGCTAGAGAAGCTAGATTCCGGGCGGCTAGGGCGATAACCCTGACTACCAATAAGGGCGACCCGGCCAACGAGTGCTCTAAGAAGTTCAGGGACATGTGCATTGCCATGGCTAAGGCGGGGATAGGGAGAGAGTGATGAAGCCGGAACTCCAGTATATGTGCGATGTCTGTGGGGGAAAGATTGAGTGGTTTATAAAGAGAGTAGCAGCATGTCCTGATTGTGAGATGCAGTATTCTCTTAGCAGTGATGATCATACTTGGAAACCATGTTTAGCTGATGAAGATTGGGGAGCAATTCGTAAAATGCGGTTAGCTTGGGACCTTCATTCCTTCTTCAAAAAGGAGAGAGGAATGAGAACATGTGCAGTTTGCGGTGAAGAGGGGGAATTTTATGGTAATAACGATTTGTGTCTAAAATGCCATGTAGATGGTATTGAGTGGGCTGCAAGGCAAGCGATAAAGGATGATGAGTTTAGGCGACGGCGCTCGAGTGCTATCCGCCATCGTTCGAGAAGAACAAAGGGTGGGAAATGAACTGCTGGTTCTGTAACAAGGAATTTGAGACCGGAGCCGAGGGGCCAGCAAAGTGCCCCGTCTGCAAGATGTGGTTTGTCAAGGATAAAGACGGCAATGTGATAAGCTCCCATCTTTCTAGGGAAGGTGCTGAGGCAAGGATGGCAAAGACAAAATGAATGGGTCTTGTTGTGGTGGGTTCGCTGGCGAATGGCATGCTCCTAAATGGGAAGGTGAATGTCCTGAATTGTGGGTATGGGTGGATGGGGAGCTAAAACCCCGTTCTTGGTATGATTACTGGAAAGAGAATTGGAAGAAAGCAATGAAAACGGAGACGGAGGAGAAGATGAGGACGAATGAGTAAAGAATTACCGCCTACCATAGGCGAGCTAGAGGCAGCGGGATTAGAGAACATGCCCGCAGACATATTGGTTAAGGCGTCACAGGCCGCAGCGTACTCGGTTAGGGGACTGTTTGAGTTTGGGGACGCATTCATGACCCCCAGCAACGCCGAGCAGTGGATTAAGCTATACGTTGACCACGTATGGGCGTATGCGGGGGTATTTGCTATTGCCTCTACTATAGCCCAGCTGGATATCAAGATGAGGCTAATTGGCAAGGGGGGCCAGGAGGATGTGAAGGAACACCCTGCTTTAGACCTACTGAATAGGCCCAACGAGCTCCAGACCCGGTACGACCTAATGGAGGCCTTGGTCATCTACCTAGAGACCTCCGGGGATAGCTACTGGGAGGTAGTGCAGAAGAAAACCACTACGACTATCGGTAAGCAGGAGATAATTAAGAAGCAGCCCGTTGAGCTGTACACTATCCCCTCATACCGATTACGGCCCGTCCCTAAGAAGCCTAGTGGACATGGTATCGATCATTATGTATATCAGCAGAAGAATAGGGCCAAGAAGGACAAGTTTCGGCCTGACCAAATTGTGCCATTTCATTATTTTCATCCGTTGAAAGACTTCGAGGGGCAGGGCAGTCTGATGGCCGCGATAGAGGAAATCAAGCAGGACAAGCAGATGTCGGCTTGGAACCTGGATTTCTTCCTGCATGGTGTTACCCCTGAGGGTCTGATATCTACTGAGCAGCGGATGACTCCCAACGAGGTCGAGAAGCTAGGCGAAGATATCCGCGAGTTTTTAGGCGGGAAGGGTCGCAAAGTTCTCATCCTGTCAAAGAACCTCAAGTGGCAGACCATATCTGTTAATCCCAAGGACATTGATTTCCTTAAGGGGCGGGCCGAGAACCGGCAGGCAATACTTGCCGTGCTTGGCGTTCCCCCGATCAAGGTGGGGCTGTTGGAGCACGCCAAGTATGACAATTACTCCCTGCAGCTTGAGAGCTTTGCTAGGGACACCATCATCCCCAAGCTGGCGAAGATTGCTGGTGCTCTGAACAACTTCTATCTCACCAAGTTCCCTGAGCACGAGGGGATGGAGATTTACTTTGACACCACGCCTCTGCTCAAGGAAGATGTCGATAAGCTGACCAAGCGGTTCGCCGTTCAGATAGAGTTCGGCATGATAACGCCTAACGAGGCGAGGGAACAGCTGGGCTACGAGGTGGACGTTGAGACTGAGGAAGACCCCGGCAACAAGTTCTATATCAAGTCTAGTTTGGTCGAGATGGGGTTGGAAGAGACGGAGGAATCGCTAGAGGTCAGGGAGGATGAGATAAATCAAAAGTTGGAAAAGATGCAAGGTAACTTTGCTGAATTGCTTGAAGGGTATAGCGAACAGATCGTGGATCAGGTGTATAATAGACTGAAGGAAGAGTTGTAGGAGAACGTGATGAGGAAGCGAGTTGATATGGCGGCGGCAGAGCCTTGGGTTGCAGTAGAGGAAGTGAAGAGATTAAATACCCGTAGAAAAGTTTGGTTTTGGATTTCGGAAGGGGTTGTGGGGTTGGGTCTATGTCTTTTGTTTATTGCGATGCTCATCGGGACTGGTGATAAGTTTGCTGTGTGGATTATGGTGGGTGGCTGTAGTTTAGTGCCCGGTTTTCTGTATGTAAATTGGGTGTACGAGAAGACAAGGTCAGTTTGGTTAACCAGGGTATTTGAAGCTCCTTTTATTATGCATCGTAACGCCCAGCGCCTTTATGGCAAAAGCTGGGAAGAGGACGTAGTTGAGTGTTATGAGGCCCATGGTCCGGGCGATTGTCTGCTGTGTGGGGCTGAGTAAATAGGAATGAAAGATTTCTTCGGAATACGGATAAGAGAGGACTCAAGCATACCGGAAGGAATAGCATTCCTATCTACCGAGCCTACGGATGCCGAGGCTTCAGTGTATGGTGTGGATGAGGCTATAGACGGCGTGGTTGTAGGCCTTGAGCTATTGATAAGGAAAATGGCTCTACGATGTGTGATTGTTCATAATGTGGGAGACGATAATGCCTGTAAAGACAAAATGCCTCTTTGATCCCCCAGCGAAATCGGATGGCAAGCGAATCCTCATAACCCGAAGCTGGCCGAAGGGCATAAAGGAGGAAAAGCTTCAGGCTGAATGGTGTAGTGAATTTGCTCCTACATGGGGATTGCTAGACGATTGGAAAAATGGGAACTTGACTTGGTATGAGTATGGGAGACGGTATGAATCGGAAATACGATACTATAGTTGGCCAGACCTTCATGCTTTGGTGGGTTCGGCTAACCAAGAAACCATTACTCTCTTGTGTTTTGAGAAGGAAAGCAATCCCCATTGTCATCGTCATATCTTGAAGGCGATGATAGATGGGTGGGCGGAAGAATGAAACTTCTCTTCTGCAAAGATTGCTGTGACATCCTGCTCCTCCTTAGGGAGTGGCGTTGGTGCAAGTGTCGGCGGTCAGGAGGCCATTATACCAAGAAGGGCAATGAGGCCGAGTACAAGGGACCGGCCGTGCCTCTTATCATACACAACAGCAGTTTTCGGGGAGCAGTTAAATATCAACCGGCCAGGACGATAGAGGAATACGACGGTACTGTGTTTGAGTCGTGGGTAGTGCCGAAGGAGAATGGAAACTTTAGGAGGATAGAATAATGGCTCCTAGAACTATTTGTGTTGAATGCGACAATCTTTTATCCGGTACAATTTACCCACCTCGCCCAATCCGGTGTTTGGCTTTTGGGATAGAATTTGGGCGTTGTGTGGATAAAAATAAAGGGAACTGTCCTGATTTCCGGTTACGCAGGGCGAAGATTACAGATGGTGAAAAATGAAACTAGGCACAACGGTCATAAACACGAATACGATTGATTCCAAGTTCGGCCAAGCCGCCCAGCAGCTGAAGGGCGAGCCCTATGTCGTAATAGAGTGCAAGCAAACAAAGGGGGCCGACCCGGACGCTTATATGCTAAGTCCCACCCTGTACAAGATGCTCCTAGCCAACCACGAGCGATATCTGGAGCTGACAAAGCACCCCGACTACGGGGCTCTGAGGCAGGAGAATGCTAGGGTGAAGCAGTTGTACCGAGCGGTCCTGAATGAACTGAAGCAGGCAAGGGGTGCCGATGCCACGCTAAGCACCGGGGCTTGGAAGACCATTCGGGATAACGTAAATGAGGCAATAGAGGACGACGATGGAATCTTTAGGCAGTAAATGGAGCCCAGTTGAGCTGGCTAAGTTTTCCGCTGAATCTTGGAAATGGTTAGCAGAAGCTATGAAGGGAATACGTAGTCTGCGTGTATCATGTGGCAATTATCTTTGGGACGGAGAGGGCGAACAGCCTGTACGGGATGATATTATAGAAGTGGCGACTGATGTTCTTTTGAACATTATGGGAGGCGTTCCTTCTGGGGTCGAAGCTCCTCTTGTTATACCGCTAAGTAGGGGGCTTCTTCAGTTAGCATGGTATTCCGAGATTAGGGGGCTTGAACTTGAGTTTGTAAATGAGTCAGAGATTGCTTGGTTAACAAGCGAAAAGTCACCGGATGAAGTCATCGGATATAAAATCGAGTGTGGTAGGATTGCCATCAACGAGTATGGCAAGATATGCCGGATGATAACGTGGTTGGGAGGACGGGAGAAAATGAATGAAACAGATATTGGTTAGTCTGCCCCATAAATGGGCAAGGTTGGTTGAAATAAAAGCCAAGCGAGGGGGATATAAAACTGCAGGAGATTGGATTGCTAGTAGAATTCAGAATGATGCTACTTGCGGCATCAACCCCGAATGCTGGCCTGATCCTTTTTGTCCGAGGATTACGGCGGAAAGGATAAACAAGAAAAGTGTTAAATAGAGAGGGAGGACAGGATGGCTGAGGAAGCGGCGGTACATACGTTCAATCTTGACAGGCAGAACAGGGAGATATGGCTGGTGGGGGAGCACTTGGAGCTAGGGAATGACCTTGACCTAGCGGAACCCGGTGTGGAATACCGGATGGCCTCTAGGTTCATCAAGAACCTTAGGATACTTATGCTCGATTCAGATGAGCCCATCCTGATTCACATGAAGACCTGTGGGGGCATTGACTGCGAGGGATTCGCCATTTACGATGCGATACGCCTGTGTCCCTGTCAAATAACAATACTTTCCTACACGTATGCACGCTCTATGTCGAGTATAATACTACAGGCGGCCGACAGCCGCGTGCTGATGCCAAGCAGCACTGTGATGCTGCATATGGGCGATATGTGGTTTGGTGGTCAGTACCAGCAAGTGGTATCACTGGTAGAGTTTGAGAAGAGTAGGGAGCAGATGTTCCTGGATGTTTACATTGACGTCATGAAGGAAGGTGGCAAGTTTGAGAAGTGGTCGCCGAAGCGGATTGACAGCATGCTGCGAGAGAAGATGCAAGAGAAGACCGAGGTATACCTGACCGCTGAAGAGGCCGTGCAATGGGGCCTGGCGGATTCGATATTCGATGGCGACTGGGGGACATTGAAAGGGAACAAAGGATGACATATGTTGTCAGGAAAAAGACGAAGAAGATGGGTTTTTACTACTTAGCAAGGTCATCGGAATCTCACCAACAATGGTGGTCACATAATAAGTTCGCGGCGCAGGGGTTTGAGTGTAAGGGAGATGCAGATGAAGCGCGATATGATAAGGTAAAGGAAGCTAAGACCCTTTTGAGAGAAGCAAAAACAGCAGAGGTAATAGGTCTGTGACCATAACCCTTATCATTAGCTGTATCATAGTCGTCTCCACCTGTATCAAGGAGACGCTGAACATGCGGAAGGTATGGTGGGGGCCTATCTACTCCCTGTTCAATGAGGCGTTATGGATTGCCTTCTTCATTATGGTGAGCAGGGCCGCCTGGCCAATACTGGTTGCCTGTGCGTATTACGTAGTGAACTACTCGATTGCGATACCGAAATGGCGTAGGGAAAGGAAACGAAGATGAATGATTGGTTGGCGTTCGGAATACTTGTAGGAATGTGGTGTATTTCTGCTCCAGTTATTTATTGGCTGTTCTGTGAGATAAGGAAAGAGAGACGATAATGTATGAATTCTTGATTTGGATGCTTCAGTTGATGTGTGTGGTATTCTGCTTTGGTTTTTTGGTTTTGGCGATGAGCGGTGTACTTGCCGGGTTTATAGTTCTTGTGGATTGGGTAAATATAAGACTCCACTTGGGCCGGTTGGAAAGGAAACGAAAATGATTGAACTGTTAGCTTTCTTAGCGGCCTATGTTGTGATTGTCATTTTGACATATGTTATCTTTCGGGATATCTTTTTGAGGTTTGGCTACGAGTGGACGTATAGAGACCGCCTCAATTCGTTGATTTTTGGTATTGCTGTTGTGGGTCTTCCTGTGGCAATGCTGGCCTGGAAAGATGCATGGGTAAAATTTAAGGATAAGGAGCAGGCCGATGATTGAACTGTCGATAATCTCCATCATGTTCTTCGCCGCCGGGTTCGGCTGGGGATGGATACTGCGGAAGAGATGGATAGATTACGGGCTAAAGAAATTGCAGCAAAAAGCTAGTGCTTGTTTGAAGGATGATTCCGAGAAGAGAAACAAAGGGCTAATTCCCTAATGACCCAAGAAGAAGTTGAACACGCTGTAGGTTGGTTCCAGAATGCCATGGGTATGTCTAACTGGGCCTTTGAGCTATCCGTACAGGACGACCCGCCAAACTGGGTGGGGAAGGTATCTCCCAGTGAGGTGGCGACCTCTGTGTCGTCCCTGAGGTTCAAGACGGGCATGGTGTGGATTAGCCCGGCGAGGTGTAAGGCGAACGAGGAGGAGACTGACGAGTTGAGCACCCTGTTCCACGAATTGATGCACAGCTTGGCCAAGGAAGCCGGGGTGCTGGATGATGGGAATGACCGTAAGGAGTTCTTCTGGGACAAGCTGGCAGAGGCGTTGAGGATGTTGTATTTGCGGATTGAAGAAGATGGTCCAGGCACCGGATATAGTGAAGAGGATTGGAAAACTCTAACGGATGACCCAAGCGACGCAGACAATACAGAAGCAACTAGCTGACCTGTTCGAGCAGGCGCGGGCGGGCGTGAGGCTGAAGAAGGCAACAGCTCCGCCGCAGTGTGTTGTAGAGACGCGGGGGGTTAGGGGAGCTAAATTGCCAAAAGCAGAGTGGTTGAAGAGTTTGACGGAGGACGAGGTTAAGGCCTTTGCGGACTGGAGCGGGATGGGATTTGATCCCATAAGAGAAGTTCAGAAGATAGGGATAAAACGGGCCAGGTTTCGTGGAATGAAGGAAAGGTGGTTAAACGACGCAAAGCTGATTGAGAAGGCGCTGAAACGAAGCGCTATATTGGACAAGGAAGCATACAGGGGACTTTCCTTTGCGAGCCGGGAAGATGCATTGAAGTTCGCTAAGAAGGCTTCCAGCACGACTCGTCCAATGAAGTTTAATTCTTTAACGTCATGGTCGAGGGATTTCGATATAGCAGAGGACTTTGCCAGGCCGGAGCAAAGAGGATTCGGTGTTGTGCTTAATACCGTGAATACGAGAACGGGTGTGGATATTGCTGGTGTAGCAAAGGAATATGTGGGAGAGGCTGAGGTTTTGTTTTCAAAAGCAGCAAGATTTAAGTATGTGGATCAGGAATGGGCAGGGAAAGTGCTTCATATTTTCATTGAGGAAATCTAATGGCCAAGAAGAAACTAAGCCCAGAGCGGTTGAGGCGATTTGGCGGCACGCCGGACGAGATTGTGTTTGTGAGGCCCAAGAGAAAGAAGCGGGGGAAGAAGCTTGAAGGAAAAGCAAAACAGTGATGTTTTCTCATACATACTGGAGCACCTGGAAGACAGTTCCGACGTGGGCGTGAGGGAGCTGGCAAGGAAATGGTATATAATGAAAGAGAAGGAGAAGGAAGATGAGTAAAGAGATTGAAGCATGGATTGGCGGGAAATACGAGGAGTATGTCAAAGCCACAGGGCATGGGACCTTCGTGAAGGTCTGCGTGGGTAAAAAGTGTGGCTATGGGCTGTCCGAAGTAGGAGTGGGAGTAATGAGTTGTATTGTCACGCCAGCCCAGTTCCGCAAGTTCTGCCAAGCGGGTCTTCGGATAGTTAACAAGATTCAGGATGACGACAACGACCGGAAGGAAGCTGAGATGAAGGAGAATGATGATGACGACTAAAGGGAATGACCTTGCATATCCGGATTATGAGAGCCAATGTGGATTTACTAAGCGTGAGGAATTTGCCAAGGCTGCGATGCAGGGATTGCTTGCGAGTGGTCGATTAGCGGATGCAGAGAAAATAGCAGTACGCTTTGCTGATGCTCTTATTGAAAAGTTGAATATAGAGAAATGAACCCCAACTGGCGATTTATGAGCGGCCTCCACCTACGGGGCTTTGCCCCTTTGACGTGGACTGATTCTCATGCTATCGCCATGATGTTCGCAGAAAAGATAGCTTTCTACAAGGTATACGTGGAGGGAATGAGGGAGGTGGACATATCGGTGCCCCTTACATGGGCATCTACTTCGGATGCATCAACATACGGTAACTAAGCTCGGAACCTCCAGAACCCACAAGAGGTTCGTTAGGATATACCGCCGCAACATTATCCCCATGTACCGCTCCGTCCGCTCCTGGATGGGTATGGCGGAACGGGCCATCCTCTATGGTATCGAGCACCAGATGATTAGGGGTGAAGAGCCCATAAAGGAGAGTATACAGGAGTATGACGAATGGGTTCCAAAGACGCCGTTGCAAAAGAGACAGGCGGAACTGAGAATAAGAGAATACGCCGACCACTTACAGAAGGGAATTGAAATTGACAAGGCTGCTCCTTTTACTGGTGTCGTTGCTACTGTTGCTGATTGGAATTGTATCCGAATGGCAGGAGACAGAAGAATAGGCCAGCACCACATGCGGATATATGGGCAGGCCATGAAGGTGGGGGGACAGATTGCCCGAGTATCGACGACCTGGAATGTCGTCAATCGGCATGCGGTGGAGTGGGCTAGTAATTACACGTTCAAGCGGGTGACAGAATTGACGAATAGTTTCCAGGCTGCTCTTAGGGATACTATCTCCCGAGGTATCGCAGAGGGCAAGGCCATGCCCACCATCGGCCGGGAACTGCGGCAGCGTCGGGACTTTATGCTAAACCATGTTCAGAGGGGGGCGTTGGACAAATACCATAACAAGCTGACCGATAGGTTCTCCCAGATGCGGGGTGGTTTGACGGATAAGCGAGCGGCCCGCATAGACCGCATGGTTCGCCGGGAGGGGCGAAAGAAATTGCGATACCGCGGCGAGATGATCGCAAGGACTGAGACTGCTAGGGCGATGAGTGAGGGAACGTTGGAGTCATACAAGGTTGCCGAGATAGACTGGATACAGTTTGAGGCTTCGGGGGATGCCTGCCTGGAGTGCGCGGACTTGGACGGGAATATGTACCGTAGGGGCGAGGGTGCGGGAATCATACCCGTCCACGTAAATTGTCTCCTTTCATATAATGTACCAGTTTATACTGCTGATGGATGGAAGAAGATAGGTGAAGTTGCTGTTGGGGATTTGGTATTAACACACAAGGGTCGATTTCGGAAGGTTCTTCACCTACACCGAACACCAAAACAGAAACCTATGATTATCTCTGTCAAGATAAAAAAGCCTGTTAAATGGGACAATATTTTGATAACGGCAGATCATCCCATGATTGTCAATGGTAAGTGGAAATATGCTAAGGACATTTGTGTTGGAGATCGGGTGAGAGCAATGGCAAAACCTTGCTCGGAGTGTGGTCGGTTATTTCCTTTAGGAAAGAATAAGTTTTGTGGAAAGTCGTGTTTTGGAAAAGCTCATACTAAGATGATGTTGAACAAATATGAGTCGGGTGCCATTGATAGGTTTGCCACGACTAAGAAGGCCAATGAAAAGATGCGCAGAAGTATTGCCGATGGCACATGGCACCTTCAAGGCCCTCGTCCGGAGCAAAGCGGCGAAAACAATCCTGCGAAGCGACCTGAGATAAGAGAGAAGATAAGGCTAGGGAAGCTCGGCAAGAAGAATCCAAGACATAAATCCAAACATTCGGCCGAATATTGGGAGGCAAATTCTAGGGACAAACGAGAATACTATCGTAAGCATCCAGAGAAGCATCCCAATGCTATTTTGGCAAGGAAGAGTAGAGAGAAAGTCGGGGAAAAGACTTACATTGAGGAAGTTATGGGCCAGGCCCTTCTCGACGCTTCGATAGATGCCGAGTATAACCATCCGGTTGATAGTCTTTGGATTGACTATGCGATTGTAGATCGTATGATAGCTATTGAGTGCGACGGGGCTTATTGGCATCAAGATAAAGACAAAGAAAAGCGACGGGATGATAGACTGGAATCTCATGGCTGGACGGTTCTGCACTTTACTGGGAGCGAGATTGAGGCTGACATTGGAGCATGTATATCAAAGGTTCAGAGGGTATTGATGAACCATGACGGAGATTATCAGTTTGGCGACTTTGAGATTGTTGTTGTGGATTCTTATGTCCCTAAGAAGGCGAGGACGCTATACAATCTTTCGGTAGAGGAAGACGAGAGTTACATTGCTAAGGGCTTTGTAGTAGCGAATTGCCGATGCAGCTGGAAAAGCGTGGGCCAGGAGGGCAAGCCCCGGAGGACAATAACAGAGGAGTAGTGATGTGTTGTGGAGTGGATTGAAGTAGTCGATAGGGTAGCGAAGCGAGCTACGAGGAAGTGGTGGACGTTCGTCAAGAATTATAAGGACGAGGTGGAGAGCGAGGCCCTGGTCGCCGTAGCAAAGGCTATCAAGTTCTATCGCTTGGAGGATGCTAATGCCTGGGAGTGGTACATGGATAACTACGCCTATGGTTGCCTGCTGTCAAGATTGAGGGCGGAGCGCTATTTGCCAACCGCTGCCCCTACTATATGGACCTGCACCATGCACCCCGAAATCCGCATGCCCGCCCCCGGAAGGTGCCCGAAGTGCAACATGGACCTGACGATTAACAATTTCATCAGTTCAAAGACAAATGTAAAGGAATTCGTATTCGACCGTCCCGACCCGGAGGATAGGTTTGAGATTGTCGATATGATAGATGAGTTGGAGCATAAGAGTAGAACACCTAAAACGGAGGAAGCAATGACAATTTTACAGAGGAGGAAACTCGCATGAGGCTGGAAGACATCAATCAAAAGAACATCGTCATGGTTCAGGACCATGAGCTAAAGAACTACATGGAGAGGGCGAACCAGATATTCAAGACCGCCCGTCGGTGGGCGCAACAGATACGTCGCCATATGGTGGGCGTGGGCTATGACGCTGATGGTAATTTGAAGAAGGACCAAATGACCAGGGATTCCCTGTTGGAAACGTACTACCTGCTCTCCCAGGAGGCCAAGAAGCGTAATTTAACGTGGAAGGAAACCGATATTGACCACAAGATGACGAGGACGAGTCTGAGGGGCATAGACGTGGGCGACTTCCCGCCCATCACCGTGAGGGAAGCTGTGGTGAGTCTATCCGGGGAATTCGTAACGAGTCCCAAGAAGGCCAAGTGCGTGACGGTTAGACTGGATGCTGATGAGTTCGGCGATTCGGACTTTCCTGATGACTTGGAGAAAAGACTGGTCGAGATGGTGATGGACCAGACGGGTCTGCCCATTTCGGTCCATAGGGACGCTGATGGCCTTGAGGGGCCGATTATTCCCGTATTTGACCTGGTTTTGGTGCCGAGGGGGGAAACGGCGGACGAGAGGGACGTAGAATCGCTGAGGAAGCGTCTAGGAACGTCTGTAAGCGACGACAGGGTTGAGGATGGGGAGATAGATGAGGAAACCGGGGATAACGGCTTAGGGGCTGATACAGGGGTCCTGGAGTACATCAGCAAGTATCCCTCTGAGCATGTGGCTTGGCAGATGGCACCAGGCCAGTTTGATGAGATGCGTAGGGAGAACGATAAGATGGGGAAGGGCATCCATGTTATCTACGGCATCAAGGGGGGAAAGAGTAAGATTCAGAGCGTGAGATTCAATCCCAGCGAGTTCACCGTGGATGAGGCCAAGAAATGGTTGGCAGTTCACGGATTCAAGACGAGCGTGGAGGCGGCCTCCGGGAAAGTGGAGAAGGGAAGCGTTCCGTTTTTGAAATCGGAAACTGAAAGGATAGTGGCTGGCGCGG